ACTCGAAGCCCAGATGGTTGATGAGCTACATGTGACCATCGTTCACACCACCTCAGGTGCCGACGTGACACTGCCTTTCGAGCTCGCGGCCTGGAAGCTGTTCATCCTGCATCAGCGCAAGCTGGGCGTGGACTGGGAGATGGTTGATCATCTCCGGCCGACGGTGGTGGACCCCTCGCCCGGCATCGACATCATGGTTTTCAGGAAGCTGAAATGAAAGCACCATCGTTCATGGCACTGATTGCAATCGGCGGTATTGGTGCTTGCGGTGTGATGTTTGCGGCGCGTGGCCTGGCAGTTGGCGCTGATGTGCATCACTACGAAGCCCCCGCTTCGGCGCCAATGCCCGAGTGTCGTGGCGGGTACCTGATGCTCGGGTCCAAGGCCGTTACAGCACTACAAGACGGTCGGGCCGTTCGTTGTTAGGATGCATCATGATCGACTGGACCAACTTCAAACCAAGGACTTCTGTGAAGAACCCATTCAAGCGCGGCGGCTTCGACACGCTCGTTAGCAAGAACACGACCTTCAACGGTGCAGGTGCGCTGATCATTGGAGCGAACGAGACTTGCATCTTCGACGGGAACTTCGTCGGGATCGGCATTACACAAGAAGGTGATGGATCACCGAACAAGACGACCCTGGTCGTTGGCGGTCACATGCGCGCTGAGACCATCACGGTCTCGAATGTCACCATCACGGGTCGCATTGATTGTGACGTGATTGTTGTCGAAGGGCAGCTCTCCATCAAGGGCGATGCAACCTTGAAGGCCCGGGAGATTCGCTACCGGGCGCTAACTATCGAAGATGGTGCTGTCGTTCTGGGCCAGATGAACCATCTCGACTACATCTCTGCTGGTGAGCAGACATGAAGCGCAGCACTCTGATAGTTCTCGCAATCACGCTGCTGGCGATCTATCTGGCCGCTGTTCTGGTCTTTCCCGAAGAGGTGCTCCCCAACACCTCGCAGTATCTCATCGGTACTGCTGGTTCCAAGCCACTCGTGTGCTTCCTGCACGGTGGCGCGTTTCAAGCGATGCAATGTCGCTAACCCCCGGAATGACGTCTCAACCGTTCGAAACTGTCTAGAATAGAACTTGAGGCCGTTAGGTCTTCAATTCATCTCAGCCCAAATGGAGTCTACATGTCAAAGTTGAACCAACTCGCGTCAACCTTCGCTGCGAAGTTCGCAGCTCCGGAGGTGATGAGCCTCGATGCGTACCTCGATCAGTGCAAGACCGATCGCCTCGTCTACGCCAACGCGGCCGAGCGCATGGTCGCCGCGATTGGTGACCCCGAAGTGGTCGACACCAGCGAAGACAGCCGTCTGTCCCGCATCCACAGCAACAAGAAGATCCGCGTGTACTCCGCGTTCAAGGACTTCTTCGGTGCCGAAGACGCCGTCGAGCGCCTGGTCGCGTACTTCCGCCATGCCGCAGCCGGCCTGGAAGAGTCCAAGCAGATCCTGTACCTCAAGGGCCCAGTCGGCGGCGGCAAGTCGTCGATCGTCGAGCGCCTGAAGACGCTGATGGAGAAGCACCCGATCTACGTGCTGTACGACGCGAACGAACCGGATCCGGAACTGCGCACCTCGCCGGTGTTCGAATCGCCGCTCGGGCTGTTCAACAAGGACGAGCATGGCGAGCTGCTCTCGACCGAGTACAACGTTCCGCTGAGCTACATCGGGAACACGGTCCTCTCTGGCTGGGCGCTCCTGAAGCTGCAACAGTTCGGCGGTGACATCACCCGCTTCTCGGTGGTCAAGCTCTACCCGAACAAGGACCGCCAGATCGGCGTGATGAAGGTCGAGCCGGGCGACGAGAACAACCAGGACGTTTCGGTCCTCATCGGCAAGACCGATCTGCGCAAGCTCGAGAAGTTCCCGCAGAACCACCCGTTCGCGTACGCCTACAGCGGCGGTCTGAACCGCACGAACCAAGGCATGATGGACTTCGCCGAAATGTTCAAGGCGAACATCAAGACGCTGAACCCGCTGCTGATGGCCACGCAGGAACACAACTACAACGGCACCGAAGCCATTCCGGCGATGCCTTACACCGGCATCATCTGCGCACACAGCAACGAGTCCGAGTGGTTCGCGTTCAAGAACAACAAGACGAACGAAGCCTTTCTGGACCGTGTGTTCATCGTCGACGTTCCGTACTGCCTGCGCACCGACGAAGAAGTCAAGATCTACGAGAAGATGCTGAACGGCTCAGCTCTGCGCGACGCCTCCATCGCCCCTGGCACCCTCAAGATGCTGGCCCAGTGGATCGTGCTGACTCGCCTGAAGGAGCCCGAGAACTCGACGATCTACGCCAAGATGCGCGTCTACAACGGCGAGAACGTCAAGGACACGATGCCGAACGCGAAGCCGTACGAAGAGTACCGCGATCTGGCCGGCGTGAACGAAGGCATGAGCGGCATGTCAACTCGCTTCGCCTTCAAGGTCATCAGCTCGGTCTTCGATCTGCGCCCTGAAGAACGTGCTGCGAATCCGGTGGACCTGATGTTCGTCATCGAGGAAGCCATCAAGAAGGAAGCCCTGCCCGATGAGCTGCACAAGAAGTACCTGGCCTTCATCAAGGAATGGCTGAGCAAGCGGTACTTCGAGTTCCTCGAGAAGGAACTGCGCGCCGCGTACCTCGACTCGTTCAGCGCCTTCGGCCAGAACATGTTCGAACGCTACGTGCTGTTCGCCGAAGCGTGGATCAGCGACGAACAGTGCCGTGATCCGGAGACTCACGTGCTCCTGAACCGTGACGCGCTGAACGCACGCCTCGAAGAGATCGAGAAGCCGGCCGGCATCGTCGGTGCCAAGGACTTCCGGAACGAGATCGTGAACTACGTGCTGCGCTACAAGGCCAAGCACGAAGGCCACGCCCCGCGTTGGAACGAGTACGAGAAGATCAAGGTCGTGCTCGAGAAGCGCATGTTCTCCGCCACCGAGAACATCATGCCCGTAGTCAGCTTCGGCGCCAAGCAGGACAAGGAAACGGCTGAGAAGCACGACCAGTTCCTCAAGCGCATGATGGAGAACGGCTACACCGAGAACCAGGTCAAGATCCTGGTGAGCTGGTGGTCTGCCAACAAGAAGGCGAGCTGATCATGCAAGCGGTCATCAAGTTGATGGGCCGCTTCAATGAGTGGTACGACTCTCTCAAGGAGCCGTACCGCTTCTTGTTTTGCATGGTCGTTCTCATGGGCTGGATCTTCCCGATCCAGAGCACCAACGAAGTTCTGTGTGACATTGGCGTGACGTGGATGCTCACCACCTGTGCCCTTGCAACATCACGCGTCTGGAGGTAAGGAATGGCCGAAAAGCTCCCAACAACGTCGTACATCTTCGTGGACCGTCGCAAGACGGGACACGGGAAGTCGCTCCCCAATCGTCAGCGTCTGCTGCGTCGCATCAAGGACGCCATCTCGGCCGCCAAGCCCAAGGACATCGACTCTGGTGGTGTCAAGAACATGACGGGTGGTGGCAATCAGTCCATCAATCCGGTGAAGGTCGCCAAGCACAGTCTGCATGAACCAACGCTGCACTACGCGCGCAGCACCGGCAAACACGACATCGTGCTGATCGGAAATGATGAGTGGGAGCGCGGTGACGAGTTCCCGCTCGATGGTGGCGATGGTGAAGGCAGTGGCAATGGTGCTGGCCACGGCAACGAAGATGGCGAAGATGACTTCGTCGTGAACGTCAGCCGCGACGAATACCTTCGAGTGTTCTTCGAGGACTGCGAGCTGCCTGACCTGCAGGAAACGCACGAGAAGGACCTGCCCGAGCTGATCCCCAAGCACGCTGGCTTCCAGAAGTTCGGCAACCCTGGTCAGCTGTCTGTGAAGCGGTCATTCAAGAACTCGCTCGGCCGTCGTCTGGCCTTGACGCGTAGCGCTCGTGATGAGCTCGAAGAGCTCGAAGAAGAGTACAAGCAGCTGCTGCTCGGCTTCACCGATGCGCCAGACATCCATGCTCGCATGTCGTTCGTCGAGACCCGCATGCAAGAGCTGCGTGACAAGATCAGCCGCACGCCGTACTTCGAGGAGATGGACCTTCGGTACACGAAGAAGGACCACGTGCTACAGAAGTCAGCCGATGCGGTGTTCATCATGATCATGGACGTGTCGGGCTCGATGGACGAAGACAAGAAGCGGATGGCTCGCAAGTTCTTCTCACTGCAGTACGCGTTCATTCACAGCAAGTACCCGCAGACGGACCTCGTGTTCATCGCCCACACCGAGGCAGCCGAAGAGCTGACTGAGGAAGAGTTCTTCACGACACGCAAGAGCGGCGGCACGATGGTGTCCCCGGCTTACGCGCTTGCGCACAAGATCGTCAAGGAACGGTACGACGCGAATGACACCAATCTGTACCTGTCGCAAGCCAGTGATGGCGACAACTGGGACAACGACAATGGTGCGTGCATCACTGAGCTCGAAGAGTCGGGCCTGATCACGAAGCTACGGCACATGAGCTACGCTCAAGTCGGCCAGAGTTTTGCCAGTGGGTACTCGTCAGTGACCCTCTGGACCGTGATCGAGTCGATGAAGAACACCACCAAGAAGATCTCGATGGTGAAGATCAATGACGACACGGAAGTGTTCGAGGCCTTCCACAAGATCTACAAGAAAGGCAAGACGAAGAAGTGATCCCAAGGCGGCGTAGACCGCCAGTCACTCGTTCGTTATGATGCACTATCTCCTCAAGGAACATCACATGTCTGACAAGCCGCTGATCGTCGACTCTCGTACCGACTGGACCCCTGAACTGCTGCAACGAGCGTGGGTCGAGATCGAGAAGATCGCCGTCGAGGAACTCGAGCTCCGTCCCGGCATCGAGCTGTACACGAATCAGTTCGAGATCGTCAGCGCCGAGCAGATGCTCGATGCGTACTCGTCCATCGGTCTGCCAGTGCACTACAACCACTGGTCGTTCGGCAAGGACTTCATGCAGCAGTCCAAGCAGTACGAGAAGGGCCGTATGGGTCTGGCATACGAGATGGTCATCAACTCCAATCCGTGCGTCAATCTCCTGATGGAAGAGAACCTCGCGTACATGCAGGTCATGGTGATGGCGCATGCCGGTGTTGGTCACAATGCCGTGTTCGCGAACAACGTGTACTTCAAGGAGTGGACACAAGCCGGCTCGATCATCGACTACATGATGTTCGCTCGCGACTACATTCAGCGCTGCGAAGAAACGTACGGCCCTCGTGAAGTCGAGCAGGTCCTGGATGCCGCGCACTCGTTGGCCAGCCATGGCATCGACAAGTTCAAGCGCAAGCATCGCCCGAAGCTCTCCGAAGAGCAGCGCCTGAAGAAGCTCATGGCCGAAGATGAGCGCCGCCAGCGCGAGCTCGACATCATCATGAAGCGGACAACCATCGTCGATGCTGACGAGAAGGCCTTGTCACTGGACGAAGAGGACTTCATGGAGGAGGATGAAGAGAACCTCCTGTACTACATCATGAAGAAGAGCCCCAATCTCGAGCGTTGGAAGCGCGAGATTCTGCGCATCGTGTACAAGGTGAACCAGTACTTCTCGCCCCAAGGGCTGACGAAGACGTTGAACGAAGGCATGGCCTCGTTCTGTCACCTGTACATCATGGAGCGACTCGAGGACAAGGGCATCATCACCAGCGACGCGTACATGGCATTCTTGGCCAGCCATTCGGGCGTGATCTACCAGCCGACGTACAAGAGCAAGCACTACAGCGGCCCGAACCCGTACGCCCTCGGCCTGGCGATTCTGCAGGATGTGCGTCGGATCTGTGAAGGCGGGCACTTCGAACACAAGTCCAAGGGCAGCAAGTGGATCCCAATCACCGAAGAAGATCGCCGCTGGTTTCCTGAACTGATCGGCCGCCGTTGGCAGGACGTGATCAAGGAAGCCTGCTTCGAGCATCGTGATGACTCGTTCATCATGCAGTACTTGTCACCGAAGGTGATCCGCGATCTGAAGCTCTTCACGGTCTCGATCGAGTACGGCGATGGCGACACGTCAGGCATGCACAATCCGATTGCGGCGACTGCCATCGTGTCGGAGATCCATGACGACATCGGGTACAAGGCGATTCGCAATGCTCTGGCTCGATCGAAGGAACGTGTGAACTACGTGCCGCAGATCAGCGTCAAGGGTGCCGATCTTGAAGGTGACCGGACGCTGTACCTCGAGTACACGCCGTACATGGACCGTGAGCTCGACGAAGACGATGCTGCTGAAGTGCTGTCGTACCTGGATACGCTGTGGGGGTACAAGGTCCAGCTCAGCGCGTGAACCCGAGCTGCCGGTACGTGGTACGATGCAATCAACTGGAGAATGACATGAATCGAGTTGGTCTGACGTTGGCATTCATCACGCACTGGCAGCGACGAAATGAGCCTGATCGTCGTCGTTTCCTGAAGAATTCCATTCTTCCAGCGCTGAAGCGTTACACTTCTTCAGTGTACAACGCTCGGGTTCCGAGCTAAGATGGACACATCATCAACCTGGAGCCCAGCATGTCAGCCCCCTCACCCTTCGACACCGTGGACCTCTCCTACCTCGCCACCCTGACCCCTGAGGCCTTCGAAGCTGAACGGAACCGCCTGATCGCGAACGCGCTGATCGCCACGCCGGCTCCGCACCGAGCCGCATGCATCAAGCTCCAGCAAGAACTGACCGAGCACCGCGGCACGCATTCACCGACCGAGCACATGGCCTTCATCGGCGCCAAGCTCACCGAGAACCTCGAGAACCTCAGTGACGCCGTGATGCGACTTGGCCATGCCGTCGGCGTCGTGCCGACCGTCAAGCCCTACGCCGATCGCTGAACCTTTCCGCTGTCAACGCCTTCCTCATGGGACCTTCGGGTCCCTGAGGTCGTTTCCGGGACCGTGAAATCGGTGGTGCCCGAAGACACCCCCGACGGAGACATGAGGAACCTATCACCAAAGTTCCTCGAGGGTCTCCGTCGTCGCCTCGGTGGTCAGAGGGAGTGCTTAAATGCTGATGTCTGCGAACGTACACGCCGATGTTGTCGTGCTGGAGACTGCATCGGTCACGAACCTCAACTTGGCTGCGTCGATTGGCTGCCACGGACCCATGATGGTGTCGACCACTGCGTTGGTGGTGAGGTTCGTCATCCGGAACACCGCATTGGCACCTGACTGGAACACTGTTCCTTGGTACCATACACTGGTCGAAAGCACAGCAGTACCAACACTCGCAGAAGAGGTACTACCGCTTGGACCCTGCCAGAACACCATTGGGCGCCGCGCAGAATCATAGAACCCCTCACGAGCCGGTGTCATTGCAAGGCGATAGTTGCTATACTGGTCCGTCACATAGAAGAAACACGCATCATCAGTGCCGAGTGAATCAAGCCGGAACTTGAAGTTGATAGTGCTTGCGCGGGTGGTCGTAAACGTACGTTCGATGCTGTTCACTGACGCGACACTTGAGGTGACCAGAGTGCTGCCATACGGGGAAGTGCCAATGAAGAATGGTGGTGCCAACGATCCTGACTGCAGAGTGTATGCACCCAATCCAGAGCTGAAGTTCTCAGTGATTGTGGTTGTGGTGGTTGGGACGAATAGGATGTCAGATACAAGCAATGTGGTAGTATCCCCGCCAACTGCACCGACAACAACGGTGCATCGCACCTTAAGTGAGCTCGGAACAACACTCGCAAGCGACTCCGTAAGCAATGTTGGTGTTGTGACATTGGTGTTATTGAAGAATGCCCAGGATGCTCCTCCATTGGTCGAGTACTCGATGAGGATTTCTCCGCTACTGCCACCGCCAATGTCAGTCTCAATGATGCTCATGCTAGCTCGTACTGTGAGCAAGCCGGAAACCGCTGTACCACCCGAGAACGAGTATGTGATGGTCGCTGTATCGGCGCTGTTTACACCGTCGAGGAACATTGTCATCCAGGTGCTGGTGTCAAGTGTCGTGGTGGCGGTATCGTACGCGCTAGCTGGAGATGCCGTGACACCAAGATTCATGACATGCGAAGTTGGACGGAGGAACGTGGAAGAAGTCTCTGTCAGCGTCCGGAACATCCCCATGCGGATGGTGCCAGAAGTGCTGATGGCGACTCCATCGGTTGCGGAGGTTGCCTGACCACTTGGGACGTTTGCACCGCCTCTGTAGTACTCGCTCAGAGAGATTGGATTCGTGCCACCGAACTCCGTCTGGATGGAGGACAGCGTGATGTTGGTTGTTGGGGTCGTCATTGGATCAGTCCTTCAGCAGGGCAAGCGCTTCGTTTTGTGAAAGGGCTGCACCATACCTTGTCGCCAGGTATGAGGCGAAGAGCGCCTCCTTGCCAGGTGAGTACTTCAGTTGCTCGCGATAGGCTTCAACTTCGTATTTCACGCGTGCCTTGGCACTCAACCAGTAAGGAATTGCGAACAACCCACAGGTCCGCCAGAACTGCTTGACGTGCACTTTCTCGTGCTCAAGCAGACCGACGTCACCCTTCTTCTCCGGGCGAATGAAGATGAATGGACCGTAAGTTTCAGCCGCGAACCGATCCGCGATGAACTTGTTGGTATAGAAGACGTGGTACATCACTTGTTCTCCAGTGCATTGACGCGGGCAAGCAGCGCCTTGTTCTGCGCTGACAGATCCTTGATGGCTTCAATCAGCAGACCAACCATGTTGCCGTATGCGACAGAGAGAGTTTCACCCTCCTTCACCGCCTCTGGCAGAACAGCTTGGACTTCCTGAGCAATGACGCCAGTTGACCGCTTGTTCGTGTACTTATCGTCGGTGTCAGTGCGAACGAAAGTTACACCCCGAAGAGCTTCAACCTTGGACAGCGCATCAGGAATCACTTGCACATCCGTCTTGATGCGTGCGTCAGAGAACGCGGTCACGTCACCTGCGACTGTGAACCCACCTGTCGATGGGTTGAAGGACATCTTCGTCGAGCTGATCTTCTGTGGAAGATTGCCAGTGGTCGTTGTCACCCAAGTAGGATAGACGGTTGCGTTCGTGGTGGTGTCATCCGTGATGCCTGTGTTCGTGGCATTCGTCGCGTTCGTGGCTGAAGTGGCACTTGTTGCTGACGTGGCGCTTGTTGCTGTTGACGCGTTGCCAGTGAGAGCACCAACAAAGGTCGTCGACGTGACTGAGGTCAACCCTGCGATGGTTGTGACTGTTCCACCAAGCGACACAGCTGTCGATCCAATGGTCACTGAGCTGTTCGTCAACGCGGCATTCGGGATGGCAGTCAGTGAGGCACCTGAACCGGCGAAGGTCGTTGCTGACAAGACACCTGTGGATGGCACGAAGGACAGCTTCGTGGAGCTGACCTTGATTGGATTATCGCCCGTGTTCGTGCCAACCCACGCAGGGAAGACTGATGTTGCGGTCGCTACGTCGTTCGTGACGGCGCTGTTGTCAGAGTTTGTCGCGTTGCTTGCATTCGTGGCATTGCCAGCCGTCAGCGATGCCGCTGTGCCAGTCAGACCGGTGCCGGCACCGGTGAAGGAGGTCGCAGAGAGAACACCAGTCGATGGATTCAACGAAAGCTTGGTTGAGCTGACCTTCTGTGGAAGATTGCCAGTCGTTGCCGTCACCCAGGTAGGATAGACGACAGCATTGGTCGCCACATCATCAGTGATCGCGGTATTCGTGGCGGATGTTGCTGAAGTGGCGCTTGTTGCAGTGGTGGCGGATGAAGCGCTACCTGTGATGCTGATGCTCCAGGTGCCAGATGCGCCAGTACCGGTCAGTGCCGGTGCAAAGCTGTTGTAGTTCCCTGAGTGCAGAATGGTCTGCCAAGAACCCCACGTCGTATCAATGCCCGCACGCAGCTTCATCACTGGGGTTGCAGTGCTATTTGCAGCAACTGGATTGAAGGACAGCTGGTATGATGGATCACCTGTAGATGCAGTGGTGCCGAGCCACGGAGCAATGGTGACGAGTCCCGTGTACGTGCCAGTGTTGCCGAACAGGTTCGAGTTCTTGAACTCGGCAGCAATCACGTTGCCGTAGGTGTTCGGTGCCAGATCCACTGAGCGAGAGCCAGTTGTCGCGATGGCGGAAGTGCTAGCCAAGAATGCGGTGCCATCAGAGAACTGCAACACGTTTGACTTCGAAGAGGTCGTTGCGGTTGTTGCCGAGGTTGCAGAGGTAGCTGAAGTTGCGTTCCCGGTGAGAGCGCCAACAAAGCTTGTCGACGTGACCGAGGTCAACCCCGCCAGTGTTGTTGATGTTCCGCCCAACAGGATTGCAGTTGTACCAATCGTGACATCACCACCGCCTGCCAGCGCCGTGTTCGGAATGCCCGTGAAGTTCGTGCCTGTCAGCGTCGGAGTAGATGACCAGTTCGGAACACCAGCCACAACGGTGAGGACCTGACCAACCGTTCCAATTGTGCGATACGCCGTAGCATTTGCACCAGTTTGGTATGGCAGATCGCCGCTGACACCACCAGCAAGATCAGCTGCCAGGGTTGCATTGCCGACAGTCAGTGATGACGCAGTACCCGTCAGTCCAGTACCTGCACCCGAGAACGCGGAGGCTGTGAGGGTTCCTGTTGATGGGATGAATGTCAGCGCGGTCGTCGTCTTGATGGCTTGGTTGCCGCTTGAGTTCGATGCCACCCAGGTTGGGTACACTGAGGTTGCAGTTGCTGAGTCGTTTGCGGTGCCGACGTTCGTGGCGTTGCCAGCCGTCAGCGATGCCGCGGTGCCACTGAAGTTCGTGCCAGTAATTGTCGGCGTCGTGGTGTACGCTGGTGTTGTACCACCAACCAACACACCGGTACCAGCGGCGAGCATTGCGGTCGTATTCAGGGCGGTCTGATAGTGGAGTGAACCAGCAGCGCCACCCACAACGTTCGTTGCCAGGGATGCAGTACCCGTCAGAGCAGCAGTGATGGTGCCAGCAGTGAAGTTCCCTGACGCGTCACGCGCAACGATCGCTGAAGCGGTGTTTGCATTGGTCGCTGTAGTTGCGCTATTTGGGATAGACGTCAGCGATGCACCTGAGCCAGAGAATGTCGTGGCAGTGACTGTGCCTGTGACGCTCAACGCCGTCAGCCCCGTGAAGGACGTGACTGCAGCGCCAAGAGCAACTGCAGTAGAGCCAATGGTGACTGACGAGCTCGTCAGCCCAACGGTGATTGAACCAGCGCCGTTCGTGATCGTGATGCCAGTACCCTGTGTCAGAGTACCTGCTTGAAAGTCGCTGTTCGTCGTGTTGCCGATGAGCAGCTGTCCGTTGGTCGGTGCAGCATTGTCGTACAGTGAGATTGACCCACCGAGCTTAATGCCATTCTTGACCTTGAAGTCTTGATTCGTTGCCATTTGAGTTCCCTATCCCTCAAGTTAGACCGTCATTGAGACGGCATAGACCTTCACGGTCTTCGTGGTGGCAGCTGTCGCAGTGAACTGCAGGCTCAGCGTGCCGGTTGTGATCGATGCATCGAACGTGCCGAGTGCTCCATTGGTGCTGACTTCGCCGTACTCCGTCTTGAACACTGTCGCTCCATTGTGGATGAGCAGAATCTCAACCGCGTGGTACTGAGAGTTCGTGGTGTCGGTGACTTGAACGAGGTACTTCGCAGTACGGTAAGTGGCTGTTGCGAAGGATGCAATGGTGGTTGCAGTTGTGGTAGTGACCGCAGTGCTTGCCGTGTCGAGGAGCGCATTCGAGTCAATCGTCAGCGCACCAGTTGCTCCACCAGCAGTGGACACCGCGTCAGTAATACCGTACCCGGCGAGCGTCGTTGGATTGGTACCAGCCGTGACGAGACCCTTGGCATTCACGGTCACCGAGGTGTACGTACCAGCGGTCGCCACCGTTGCGAGAGTCAGCGCTGCAGTGACGTTTGCTGAACCACTGAAAGTCGTTGTCCAGGTGGCGTCGCCGGTGATGCTGATAGACCGTCCAGTGGTGAGGGCTGCAGCTGTTGTTGCAGTCGACGCATTGCCAGTCAAGGCACCGACAAAGGCAGTCGACGTCACCGAAGTCAGACCAGTGAAGGCGGTGACTGCAGCACCGAGAGCGACCGCGGTAGAACCAATGGTGACAGAGCTGTTCGTCAGTGCAGTGTTCGGAATGCTCGTCAGTCCTGCACCAGAACCAGTGAATGACGTTGCCGACAAGACACCAGTGGATGGCACGAACGAGAGGCTCGTTGAAGATGTCTTCTGTGGAAGATTGCCTGTAATCGCAGTCACCCACGTTGGATAAACAGCAACAGCAGTCGCCACATCGTTCGTGATGGTGGTGTTCGTTGCAGCACCAGCCGTCAGTGACGAAGCGGTACCAGTCAGACCAGTGCCGGCACCAGTGAATGAGGTCGAAGTCAGCACCCCGGTTGATGGCACAAACGTGAGCTTCGTGGAGCTGACCTTGATTGGATTGTCACCTGTATTCGCACCAACCCAAACAGGGAACACAGCAGTTGCCGTAGCAACGTCGTTCGTTACCGCGCTGTTGTCCGCATTCGCGGCATTGCCAACCGTCAGTGAGGAAGCAGTACCAGTCAGACCGGTGCCGGCACCAGTGAAGGAGGTTGCAGAGAGGATGCCGGTCGATGGCACGAATGTGAGCTTCGTGGAGCTGACCTTCTGTGGCTGGCCGCCTGTATTTGACGTCACCCACGTTGGGAACATCGTTCCAACGGCAGTCGTGTCATCCGTGATCGCGGTGTTCGTTGCGCTGGTCGCTGTGGTTGCTGTGGCAACCGTGCCAGTCACCGCGATCGTCACGTTTCCTGTTGCGCCAGTCACCGAGATGTTTGTGCCGGCAGCCACTGACAGAACGCCGGTGTTCGAGATCACGTTCGATGACAGACCAATACCTGTGCCTGCTGAGTATGTACCAGCGCCAGAGAACTGGGTAAACGTGATTGGATCCACACCCATCGTGATGTAGTCGTTTGGCACGCCGGTGCCGACTGAATTCATCACCCACTGGGTACCAGCAAGAGAGCCCTCTTGAACGTAGGTGAGTTCACCCGCGCTGATTTCCGAGGTTGGGGAACCGTCGAAGTCGGTAGCACGCGTAAGGATCCACGGAGCGGTACCTGCAGCCCCGACGTTGGTCACCACGTAGATGCCGTTCTGCAATGACGTTGGTTGGTCCTTGACCAACAGGCGTGAACCAACAACCAAGCCAGTATACCCGCCAATCGTGCCAAGCGCCACATTCGTTGTTGCAGTCAGGGTTGCACCTGCACCGCCAGTACCGTTCACATAGGTCGCGGTCAGAGCAGTTGCCGTTGCCGTTTCGCAGGCGCCGTGGATGTTGATACCAGCAGCCACGTTGTCAACGTACTGCTTGGTTGCGGCGTGCATCGCTGAAGTTGGATCGGCGTTCAACGACAGGGAGCCTGTCATCGTGTCGCCAGCAACGTTCACGTACGTGCCGTCAACCAAACCAGTGATGTCAGCTGCAACCACCGCGGTCGTCGCAGTGACGAGACCCTTGGCGTTTGTGGTCAGCTTGTGGAAGCCAGTGGTGACTGGTGCAGCGTTCACGGTTGCAAGGGTCAGCGCTGCGGTGACGTTTGCCGAGCCGTTGAAGGAAGGCGAAGTCCAGGTGGCATCGCCAGTTGCAGCGATGGTGCGACCGGTCGCAAGGGTCGTTGCAGTCGACGCATTGCCAGTCAAGGCGCCAACGAAGGCGGTCGAGGTGACAGAGGTCAAACCAGCGAAGGTCGTGACAGCAGCACCGAGTGCAACATCAGTCGAGCCAATGGTGACTGACGAATTCGTCAGCGCTGCATTTGGAATGGCAGTCAGTCCAGTACCGGCACCAGTGAAGGAAGTCGCAGAGAGGACACCTGTCGATGGCACGAACGTGAGCTTCGTCGAGGTCGTCTTCGCAGCCAAGTTCCCCGTGTTCGCGCCAACCCAGGTTGGGAAGACCGCGGTTGCGGTTGCGGCGTCGTTGGCAATGGTGACAGTCGATGCGGCGGTTGATGTTGATGCGTTGCCAGTGAGAGCACCGACAAAGGCAGTTGATGTGACGGAGGTGAGACCAGTGAAAGCGGTGACCGTTGCACCAAGTGCAACCGCGGTCGAGCCGATGGTGACTGACGAGTTTGTCAGCGCTGCATTTGGAATGGCAGTCAACGAGGCACCTGAGCCTGAGAAGATGGAAGCAGACAGCGTACCTGTTGATGGTACGAATGTGAGCTTCGTTGAGGTCGTCTTCTGTGGCAAGCCGCCTGTATTTGCCGTCACCCACGTTGGGAAAACAGCAGTGACAGTTGCCACATCTTCAGTGATGGACGTGTTCGTGGCAGTTGTGGCGGTTGTGGCATTGCCGGACAGGGCACCAACGAAGGTCGTTGAGGTGACAGAGGTCAGACCAGCAAAGGTAGCGACCGTTGCGCCAAGCGCAACCGCGGTCGAGCCAATGGTGACTGACGAGTTTGTCAGTCCGGTGTTCGGGATGGCCGTGATGTTCGCACCCGAAATTGTCGGAGCTGATGACCAAGCCGGAGCAGTACCACCAACAAGCACCTGCGACGAGGTGCCAGCTGCCGTCAACGCGGTAGCATTCACTGCCGTTTGGTACGGCACAGCACCTGCGACACCACCAGCGATGTTTGTCGAGCGAGTAGCGGTTGACGCGTTACCGGTCAGTGCACCCACAAAAGTGGTGGATGTTACTGAGGTGAGACCCGCAACCGTGGTAACCGTGTCACCAAGGTTGATGACAGTGCTACCAAGCGTGAAGGAGCTGGTGAACGCAGTAGATGGGATGTTCGTCAGCCCAGCGCCAGAACCAACGAACGCAGTTGCTGTCAAGGTGCCAGTCGAAGGATTGAAGGACATCTTCGAGGAGCTGACCTTCTGAGGATTGTTGCCGGAGACAGCCGTCACCCAGGTCGGGTACACAGACGCGTTCAATGTCGTGTCGTCTGTGATTGCAGTGTTCGTTGCGTTTGACGCCGTGCCAGTCAGCGCGGCAGTGATGGTGCCAGCGGCGAAGTTCCCCGAAGCATCACGAGCAACGATAGCCGAAGCCGTGTTCAGATTGGTTGCGGTTGAGCCAAGCGTCAGGGTGTTGCCAACGTCGGCGTATGTCGCAGAGATACCACCGCCGTTCACGATGAAACCAGCGACCGTGTCTTGAACCGCTTCAGCAAAGTCCGTCAGCGACGTTGACGCGATCTGCGCTGTTGAGACACCTGTCACCAACCCCTTGGCGTTCACAGTGATGACGGGGATGAGTGAAGCAGATCCGGTCGTTCCGACGTTCGCGTTCACCGTAGCCAGCGTCAAGGCGTCAACGCCGCCATTGATCGTGCCAGTGACATCACCGGTGATCGTGAAAGATGCAGAGAGAGCAGCAGTGGTGACGGCAGTCACCAACCCCTTGGCATTCACCGTGATGACAGGAATGGTGTTTCCAGAACCAAACGCACCAACGTTCGCGTTCACGGTCGCCAGTGTAGTGGTGATTGCAGTCGCACCAGAGCCGGTGATGTCACCCGACAGCGCAACCGACTGATTTCCAGTCAGGTACGTGCTCGTGTCCAGCGACCAAGTGTTCGCCGCCGTCTTCTTCAGCAGTCCTGACGTGCTCGCGATTGCGGCGATTGCGGACAAGTCAGCATCGAATGCCTGCACATCGGTGCCAATGACCAATCCGAGAGATGACCGCGCGGTTGCAGCGGTAGTTGCGCCCGTGCCGCCATGCAGGATCGACATCGTTCCTGTGGCATTCGCATTGTCAAGGTAGTACGAACCCGGTTGATCTTCCAGCAATGAAGATGAACTGCCAATCTGTACCCAGATCGTGCCATTGTAGACATGCAGAGCATCCAGATCGGTGCGGAAGTACAGCTCGCCAGCGTCTGGAGTAGCTGGGAACGTAGTGCCGGTTGCGATCGACGCGTTCGTGATGACCGAGCCTTCGGTCAGATGCAGGCCGTCGTAGAGCATGGGAGGTCCTTGTAGAGCAGGTTGCTCTATTTAGGACCTCCCAGCACAGGAGGCGTCTATTAGGCGGCGACGGCCTTGATCACGGCGAAGTTCAGCACTGGGGCTTCAGCCACCGCGACCGCAGCTGGTGAGTACACGCTGATGTTGCAAGAACCAGCAGCCGTCGCAGTGACGCTGACGAAGTACACGCCAGTTGCCGTCTTGACTGAGGCGTGAACCACGTCAGTAGCAGCAATCGTCGAGTTGGTGAACGTGAACGTCGTGACCTGTCCCGCCGTGGTCGTTGTGCTGAACAGCGTGATGCTGCCGCAGATCTTGTTCAGCGTAACGCCGGTCGTCCGGCTAGTAGCCTGAGCAGTAGCCGCACCACCAGCACCCGTTGAGTAACCAACACCAGCAGTACCAGAGCTTGTGACGGCGCCGGTTGCTGTGATCGTGGTGAAGGCAGTTGTTGCCGACGTCACGATCGTGTTGCCACCAACCGTCCAGGTACCCGTCAGATCAACGCTTGCGTTGGATGCGAGATGACGGATCGATGCCAGTTCCACTGGCGAACCAGCGGTTGAAGCGCTTGTCAGGAACGAAATGGTCCTCGTCGTAGCCACCGAGGTAGCTGGCTTGAACACCATACCGAACTGGGTCGTTTCACCAGTGTAGTTCACCACTTGTGCAGCAGCAAAGCCAGTGTACGTTGTGGCACCACTGAAGGTAGCGATGCCCGCGACGTTCATGACACCACCGACGCTGAGTGTTGTACCAGCGCTAGCAGCATTGATCGAAACACCACCCAACGTGTTGATGGTCATCCGTGTCGTCAGCGCATTTGCAGTTGCAGAAGTAGCACCACCGGTTGGCGATGTCTGGAAGACAATCGAACCACCAGCGCCAGTACCCGTCGATTGACCACCAGCGATCGTCAGTGCAGCACCAGCGATGTCGGTGCCAGAACCAGCGGTACCACGCAGGGTACCAGCTGATGGAGTTGCACTTGACGAAGCATTACCAACAACCACGACACCAGTGGCGCCATCAATCACGAGACGTGTCGTTGCAGCAGCGGTGTTGCCAAACAACATGCTGTCATCTTGAGCAACCAGAATACGCGCTTGTTCTGTACCAGCATTGCTGTAGAAGTTCAGGATTGAGATGTCATCAGCCGAACGACCGTAGATGCTGAGACCCAGACCGGATGTAGCGGTTGCTTGTACCTGCAAAGCTGAAGACGACGAGGTGGTCGTCAGACCAAGCAGCATACGACCAGCTGAGTCGAACCGAGCGCGTTCAGTGCTGGTAGCGGCGCCGTCGGCAGTCGTGTAGAACACAAGGCGACCTGGCATGTCGTTCGTGCCTGGTGTGCCATCAACTTCACCACGGATTTCGACTGATGGGATCGGACCGGTGCCATCAGCACCGAACCAGGTCAGGTGACCAAGGCTATCGCCGCTGACAACTGCCGTGTTGGTGTTCACTGCAGTGCCACGTGTCTTGTAGAAGCGGTAGTTGCCGCCAGCAGTATCAGCAGAGTTGCGAGTAACCGAGACACCAGCGTTGTTGTCGATAGCTTCGACCTGCAGACGCATTGGCGCGGTAGATGTCAGAACACGCGAGGTACCCGTACCAATGGTGACTACGCCACCACTGTTGATGCGCATGCGTTCTGTCGGTGTAGCGCCACCAGCAGCAGTCGTGCTGAACACAAGGCGACCTGGCATAACGTTTGCACCAACGGTGCCTTCAGCCATTGCCAGGATTTCAGCAGCATTCGTGCGAATGTCAGTGCCATCAGCACCAGAGAACGCGATACCACCAAGAGTATCACCAGTCGTCACAACCGTCACGGCACCATCAGCAGCGCCACGAGTGCGTGCCAAGTTGATGGTAGCACCGAGCTGTGCCGTTGCATTGTCGTTCCGAACGATCGTGATGCCAGAGTACTGGTTTGCCGACACCGTTTCGATGTTCACGATGTTGGTGGAACCAGAAGTGTTACCACCAGCAATCTCAACCGGACGAGGAGCAACGTCGCTGGCTGAACCAATAGTGACAAAGCCAAGACCGGTGATGCGCATCTTCTCGGAGAGTGATGCAGTTGCCGAAGTACCGAAGGTAAGATCACCCGTGCCAAGAGCATCAGTAGCGACTGACGTGATAGCGCTAAGGGTCACTCCGGCCAAGAAGTTTGTAGCAGTCGCGAAACTGATCTGAACACCCGTGCCAGTGGTGGTGCCCGCGTTGCGGAACATTGCGGCCAGGGTTGTGGAACCAGAGGTCGTGTTCTTGACGAGCAGCTTTTCGGTGCTGATCGGAGCAGTGTCATCACCAACAATCAGAGTACCACCAGAGGTGATACGACCCTTGAACGCGCCAGTACCAGAGAGTGCCGTGCTGAAGACCAGGTCACCGGAGCCAGTTGCATTCGTTGCGAGACCGGTGATGCCAGCCAGCGCAATAGGTGCAGTGCTGTTGGTGTTCGCCATCAGCGTCATTGTGGTGCCGGAACCCGAGGTCGTTCCAGTGTTTTGAATCGCGAGTGCAGTGGCTGTTGCGCCAGCATTTGAGTGCGTTGCGAGGATTCGCTCTGCACCCACTGCCGCTGTTGCGGTGCCACTGACGATGAACGTACCACCTGAGGTGAAGACGCCAAGGTTGTTCGTACCGTTGCGGAACACCATCAAGTTCGCGAAGGTCGCCGAGGTCGAACCGCCAAGCTGGATGTTCGGACCATTGTTCAGGTCAGAGCCACCCGAGAGCGACAGATAACCAGAGGTGTTGCCACGAGCAATCGTTGAGTTACCACCACGTGACAGGGTGAGCTGTCCAAGGTGTGTGATGTCCCCGGTGGCACCATCCCAACGGGTACGCTCAATGTCATTCGTGCTGAAGATGAGAGGCGCAGAACGCACCACGTTCAAGATCACGCTGTTTGGGTCGATTGAGTGCGTATTGCCGCGGTGATACAGGTATGCGCCAACCGCAAAGGCTGTGCCGTTGTGCGAGAACATTTCCAGACCACCGAGGATGTCAGTGCCCGAAGATGCGGTGTTGTTCGTGCGCATGATAGCACGACCAGCGTCGAAGATTTCGATCTTGCGGTTTGCAGCTGCTGCGCCAATACCCAGACCAACGCTATCAACACGCATGCGTTCGCTGCCGTTCGTGTAGAACGTGATCGGATTTGCGCCAGATACGAATACTGCGGCTTGGCTTGCACCAACAGAGTTCGCAGTACCGCGCATGATGACGCCAGCAGTGTCAGTGCCATTGCTCAATGTCAGGCGCGCATCAGCAGAAACACCAGCATTGGCATTCGTCACCGTGACGCCAACATTCGCGTTCGCCGTCTTCGTGATGGCGAGGTCACCCGTCATCGTGTCACCAGTGATGTCAACGTACGTGCCGCCGAGGACCGACGCAAAGTTCAGATCCGTCAGGACCTTCTGCCATGCCGTCCAGGTTTCAACGTTTGGCGTGCCAGCCGTCCAGTTGCTGATCTTGCGGAAGTAGAAATCGGTGTTGCTCGTTGCGTTGTTCGAGAACAGCTGGAATGAACCCATTGCCGAAGCAGAGCTGGATGATGAACGACGAGCTTCAAGCGCGATACCAGCAGCCGTCTGGAAGTTCGTCGAACCAGTGGTGTTCGTCAACAGCAACAGACCAGGATTGCGTTCAGTGTTCGCGTCAACAACGTTGAAAGCATTCACAGAACCAGTGAACGAACCACCAGTGATGGTGCCAGTTGCAAAGATCGTGCCAGACGTCGTGACGTTACCTGTGCCAGCACGGATGTTGAACGTGTTGGTTGCCGTGCCTGGGTTGTAGATGTAGAAGCCAGAGTTGGTAGACGTACCAGTCGAACCGCGGTGCATGCGGATGATGGACTCATCGACAGACGTGGCTGGGAAGGCGTCAATGTCAACGAATGCCTGTGCAGCGTTTTGGTAACCTTCGATCGAGGCGCCACCAGTCGATGATGCCGCATTGAAGATACCATAGCCACCAGCAGTGATGGACGAAACACGGATGTTGCCAAGAACTTCCAGTGCATCAGCAGGAGCAGTTGAACCAGTGCCGATACCGACGAAGCCAGCGCTCGAGATGCGCATACGCTCCGTCATCGCACCACCAGTTGTCTCCGTAGCGAATACCAGATTGCCGCCAGCAGCAGCTTCGCGAACAGCGTAGATTGATGAGTTACCACCGCCACCGCCAATGTCGAAGTACACTGATGGGCTGACGTGTCCATTGCTTGCACCATCGCGGTTCAGCACCAGACCTGGGATGACCGATGACGATGCAGCGGTGTTGTCACGGATGTAAGCGACACCTTGAGTTCCATGTGCAGTGCCGTTCACAGCAAGCTTCGCCACGAACGCCGTCGTACCGATTTGGACGTTGCCAGAAGCGTCGACACGCAGGCGCTCAGTGCCACCGGTACCGATCGCGAGGGTGTTCGCAATGTCAGCAGTGGTGAATGAGTACGATGGGGAGACTACTGAACCAGATGGTGCAGTGCCAGCGTCAAGTGACAGGGTCGGAACAGCAGTTGCCAGCGAGACAGAGACCTCGACGTGGTACGGCATCGTGTTCGCTGCGTGACCGAAGCGGAGGTACGAAATACCAGTTGCCGTGTCGTGGTACCACACAGTGCTGAAGGTACCGCCAATGGAGCCAGCAACGTCAGCGCCAACCTGCGAGTGCACGGTGAAGTACGAGTTTGCACCAGTTCCGCCGCCAGAGCGAACGACCTTGAACTCATGCCATCCACCATTCGTGCCAGTTGCGTCGCTCAGTGAGCGTTGATTTGCAACCCGAACCGTGCCAACCCAGCCGTTTGCCAGAGGACCAGGGAAGGTCAGGAGCAAACGCTTGCCTGCGACTGCATCAGCATTCGCAAGGGATTGAGTGAACGATGTGGTGGTGAATTGGCCTGCGGTGATGGAACCATCAGCGCTGATGCGCATACGTTCCACTGGAATCACAGTACCATCTGGTGACGTGGAGAATACCAGACGACCTGGAACATCGCCAACACCAGGAGTGCCGTCAACGAAGGCAGTGATTTCGGCTGATGGGCCAATCAGTGTGGCACCATCGGCGCCACTGAACTTGATCGAACCCAGAGTGTCGTTGGCTTGCACGATTGTGACGGCACCAGCGGTGGTGCCACGCGACTTGCCGAGCGAGATGACTGGTTGCAATGAATCAGCAGTGTTGCGAACGATAGACAGACCAGCAGTGGTGCCACCTTCGAGCTGCATCATCCGGGAACCACCAGCAACTGACTGCAGAGTCGACGTGCCGATGAGAACGTTACCAGCACTGTCAAGGCGCATGCGTTCTGTCAGAACACCACTCGTTGTGTCAGTGCTGATGACCAGATTGCCACCAGTACCACCTTCACGAATCGTGTGCAGCGAAGCATTGCCGCCACCTGAACCGACGTCGAAGAACAGAGATGGCGAAGTGAAGCCAGTACCACCACCATCACGCTGCAGGGAGATACCTGGTTGCGCTGTGGCTGAAGCTGCCGTTGTGTCCTTGACGAACATGACACCGAATGTGCTGTTTGCCGCGGCATAAACGTTGATGCCAGGGGCGGTTGTAGCAGCCAGAGCAGCATTACCAACATTCAGACGACCAGCGCTGTCGATGCGAACGTGCTCAGTTGCTGAGACGAAACCATCAGCAGTGGTTGCAAACGACAAGCGACCTGGCATGTCGTCAGTACCTGGGGTGCCGTCAACCGATGCGAAGATCCGTGCCGTTTCGACGAACTTGGCACCATCGGAACCGAGGAAGTTCAGACCACCAACAGTGTCGCCGCTTGCAACGATAGTGTGGGTGCCGACTGCCGCGCCGCGCGACTTCGAGAAGAACGTGGCTGGGTAAGAGACGTCAGCTTGCCAACGCGACAGACCGAGCGAAGAAGTTCCAACCGTGGCACCAGCAACTTGCAATGTTGGAGTGACCGATGTAACACCAACGCGAGTCGCGACAGCACCATTTGCGCCGCCGGTTGATACCGACAAGACGCCACTGCTGTTCAACCGCATCTGCTCGGCGCCGTTGTTCACGAACAACAGACCCGTGAGCGCGGTGTCGATGCCACCGATGTACAGCAGATCAGACGCATTCAGACCGAAGAGACGAGTTCCGGCGGCGGCGACAGTCTTCGAACGCAGATACACAGCGTTGTCGAGGATCAGGTCACCAGACATTGTGTCGCCAGTGACGTTCACGTACTCACTGTCAACCAGCGCCGTGATGTCGCCAGCCACAACAGCTGTCGTGCCAGAGACGCGACCAAACGTGTCGACCGTGACCTTCTTGAAAGTGCCGGTGCCAGCATCAGTGACCGTTGCCAGATCGATGTTGTCAGCATTCACAACGATGCGAGCCGTCGAGGCGGTGCCAACGTTGAACGCGTTGCCTGATTGCGACAGACCTGCACCTGCAGTGTAAGAACCAGCAGCAGAGAACTGTACGAACGTGATCGGGTCGGTACCAATCGTCGACACGGCAGCAGTTTGTGTCCAGCCAGTGTCAGCGTTGGTGGTACCAGAAGTGACGAACACGGCAGCAGAATTCACCTCGTCGATTGGAGCGGTGTTGTCGAAGTCGGTTGCACGTGTCCATGCGCCAGCTGCAACGACATAGACGCCGTTCTGCGAGGTAGTGGTCTGGTTCTTGACGAGAACGCGATCAGCTGCAACAACAGCAACGCCGTCGATCGTCTGGGTACCGGACAAGGTGATGTTCGCGGTCGTAGCGACCTTGACTGGGAGCTTCCAAGTCAGACCAAGCACCGCATTGTCGACGTAGTTCTTGGTGGCGAGATGCGCAGCAGCAGTTGGATCAACGCCAGTGACAGCATTGCTGAACGTCCAGGTACCAGCGACTGTTTCGTTCGAACCAAGGCGTGCAAGCAGAGCACCGTCAGTGATCTGCGATTCAGAGATCTGGATGGAGGTGTTTGATGCAGCGGTAACAAGACCCTTTGCATTCACCGTGAAGGTGCCAACCGAGTTCGCGGTACCGAAAGTGCCAGTGGTTGCGTTCACCGTTGCGAGAGTCAGAGCACCCGTAGCATTCGCAGAGCCGTTGAACGAGGTCGTCCAAGTAGCGTCACCAGTAGCGCTGATCGAGCGAGCCGTGGCGAGTGCAGTAGCCGTGTCAGCATTGCCGACCAGGTCACCAGTGATAGCGTTCGAGAATGTCCAGCTGCCAGCGACTGTTTCGTTTGCAGCGAGGCGAGCAAGCAGCGCGCCATCGGTGATCTGCGTTTCAGCGATCTGGATGCTGGTGTTCGTGACCGAAGTCACCAGACCCTTGGCATTGATGGTGGTGACTGGCACCGCAGAAGCAGAACCATAGGTGCCTGCGGTCGCGACAGTTGCGAGAGTCAGCGAGACTGAAGTGGTGCCTGAACCAGAAACATCACCAGAGAAGTTGATGTTCTGATTGGCTGTCAGATAGGTGTTCGTGTCGAGCGTCCAGGTGTTGGCAGCTGTCTTCTTTGCGTAGCCAGTTGTACCAGCCAGGCCAGCAATTGCTGTCAGATCACCATCGAGCGGTTGCGCATCAGTGATGCCGTAGCCGGTCAGTGTCGTTGGATTCGTGCCAGAAGTGACAAGACCCTTGGAGTTGATGGTGACCGAGCGGTATGTGCCAGCCGTTGCCACATCAGCGAGGGTCAGTGCATCAGTGCCACCATCGATCGTGCCGGTGACGTCACCAGTGATCGTGTACGTTGCTGAACCACCGCCTGAACCGATTGCATTCCACGACGAACCGTTGTAGGCGTACAGGCCTTCATCAATTCCGTTCGAGTCGAGGTAGTACAGATCGCCTGCGTTTGCGGTGGCCGGCAGCGATGCGCCAACTGGCGCAGTCAAGCTGTCCGAGGAAGCGATACGGTCCCAAGAGCCGTTGATGTATGCGTGCAGTCCCTTGACGGTGATTGCAGTGTCTGTCCGGAAGAACAGCTCGCCCTCATCCGGTGACGTTGGGAAGGAGGTGCCAGAGGCAACAACCAAGTTGGAGATGTTTGAGCCTTGAGCGAGTTGGATGCCGTCAATACGCATGGTGTTTCCCTGAGGGTAGATCAATCGATGGGCTATTTAGTCCACCCCGTGCCGGCCCCTAAATAGCTGGAACCACTCTTGGGAACACCATGAAACTGTCAGAACTCTTTGAATCGGCAATGGCTGATGCACACCTGGACGCACAGGAAACGCTGATGCAGAAGTTCAGTCTTGGGGATCACGATGCGGAGGACGTACTCGCCTTTGTGCTCGGTGATTCTGATTGGGAGGATCTCAGCGATGAGGCACGCGAAAAGCTGAACAGTCACTACCAGAAGACTCTGCCATACGGCGGCAGCAAGGATGACTCTGCCAATCCAGCCGAGTTCACACGCACTGCTCTGAAGAAGGAACTGGCGCTGTGAAACTCATTGAGCTACTTTGCGAAGGTGGCAAGGCCACCGAGAAGCTTGGTACTGTCAGAGCGCGCAAAGAGGACTTCGATGCGGCCCTTGCCTTCGTGTCGAAGTACTCGGACATTGGGGTCGAGACTCTTCGGTCTCAACTGCTCGGTTCAGGCCGGCTAACGGCGGCGGGCAAGCAGGAAGACAGCGGAGACATCGACATTGCGATCGCTGAAGGCACTGTGGATCGAGACACTCTCGTCAAGCGGTTGACCAAGGCGACAGGGAATGCACCGCACGTGACTGGTGGTAGCACGTACTCTTTTGCCGTGCCGACCAGCAAGGGTCGAAAGGTTCAAGTCGATCTGATGCTGGTGCCGGACGTGAAGTGGGCGCTGTACAGTCATCACTCAGCTGAGGGCTCCAAGCACAAGAGCGGCGTTCGGAACGAACTGCTGCACTCAACGCTGAAGTTCTCGATGGTGCCTGGTGAAGATGTCCGTGTCAAAGACGAGAACGGGAACGACATTGCCCGTGCTTCTCGCGCCTACAAGCTCGACAAGGGTGTGGAACGGATCTTCAAGATCGCTCCAGATCGCAAGGACGGCAAGGGTCGCGTCAAGAGCGTCGTGCACGCCACTCCTGATGAAGTTCGTGCAGTGCTCGGCAAGGAAGGTCGGCACGACAAGTTCAATCCTGAGGTCGACACAATCCGTGATCCAGACAAGTTCGCTGAGCTGCTCTTTGGCAAGGGTGCCAAGGCACAGAACACGATGAGCACCGAGCAGATGATCCAAATGATCAGCAAGTACCGCAAGAAGGACGCTGAGAAGATCTTTGCTGACGCGGTCAAGGGCATCGAGCGTCTGAAGTTCCCGGTTCCGGATGAGCTGAAGCAGTACGCGTAACGGTCCTGTAACGGTGCCGGGATGGTGTACAATGTGAATACACTTCTGGAGAAGCAATGGACCGCAAGACCGCCGCGTACTTCCGTGAATGCCCAGCCAAGCGTGGTCATGGTGCAGAGCGTAAAGCGCTGCTCACTGAACTGCTTGCCGAAGAGAACATGCACTGCCACATGATCATCATGACGATGACTGGCATGAGCCGCGAAGGCCGGCCCGAGTACCAGCCACCGCAGGAATGGCTCGACAAGCGCGCCGCCTGCGAAAAGCGGCTGGCGGAGCTGGAAGAAGCGCTCTCGAAGATCGTTGGTGAGCCGAAGCCGAGGCTCATGTGAGGATCCCTAGGGAGTTCATGGAGATACTCAAGCCGTACCTGGATCGGGGTGTCATCACCTTGGAGCAGGGCGGCAAGCATCTGAGGTACCGGCGCCCGGATGGGCACAAGCTCCCGATTCCGGGATCGCCTGGCGACTACCGCACCCTGGCAAACTTCAAATGCCAAGCTCGGAGGTTCCTGAAGGACCTCTGACCACGCGGTGTAGAACCAATCAACTCAGGGACCGGAAGGTCCCTGAGGCGCTTCTGGTGTCACGGAAGCACGTTCGGTGACAGTGATGGATCAGCAACGACCGGAGCTGGCTGGAAGTTCGGATCGATGATTGGCGGACGCTCGTACGGGACTGGCAACGCTGGTGGTGCAGATGTGCCGCTAGCTTCCACAGTGAGTTGTTCCCGTGGCGGTTGAGCCGCAAGCACATTCAGACGAGCGATGTCCCAATCCAGCGCCGCGTAGTTGAACTTGGCCTGATCAGCACCTGCACCGACGAGATACCCGTCAACGATGATGGGCACCCCGTTCGTCATCGGGAGGTACAGCTGCATGCTGCTTTCACCAGTCATTTCAGCCGGTGTTTCGCTCTTCCATCCGTCGAGATGCGCGAACAGCGCGTTGCCGGTCCTGATGGAGTTGTTGTCCGTCAAACCTCCAAAGTACCCTGCTTCAACTTCAGCGATCCACTTTGCTGGGTTGTACGACCACCACCACTGTGAGCCATCAGTTGGGCTCTTCGTCCAGTGACTGTGTTCTTCCGACCAGGTGTGTCCATCTTGGAACTGCAAAAGCTTTCGATTACCAAGGACCGGTGTCTCCATTGCGATGACAACGGTAGGTCCAAATGGGCCCATCACCATGTCACCCACGGTGATCTGCTCAATAGCCTTGAGTGTTGTGTCGCCCATCAGCACTTGGGATCCTGCTGGGAAGCAAGTGCTGCCACCGTCGAAGATTGGTGGTGGATCTTGTTCGACACCAAACCAGAAGAAGTCAGTGAACGCTGATGAGGTTCCATCAGACACGTGGCATCGAATCTGCCCTGCGGTTCCTGGACCGTCAGGTGCTACAACGGCGCACCGCGCAGAGAATTGGTTGAACAACGATGCACCACCAGAAATGTTCTGCCACTCGTATGTGTACTCAGACCCCGGGTTGCCACCCCCACCGAAGCCATCGAGTGCAAAGCTGTTCGTTCCGGTGCCGTATTGGAAGTAATAAACCGTTGGTGAGTACGCGCCACCAAATGCTGGCATGTTGGTGAGCGCGAAATTGATGATGCTAGCTCGCAGTGCTGCACGTGATACAGACGGTGCAGTGACCGCGGTGTTGGTGTACCCCCAATCCACGTAAGCAGCGCCATTACCGCCTGCAGCAGCGTTCTGCACGTTCGGTGCCGTAGCCCCTGCGCCACCTCGCCCGAACAAGAGCAATGTTGCAACTGACGTCCCAACGAGACTCGTTGTCGGCAGGATTGGGAAGCGACTCGTTGTTGGCACGTGCATGACATCGGCGTATCGAGTTGCAAAGGCTGAGATACCAGACTTGCCGCTTTCGCCACCATCAGCGCAGGTGTCATTGTACACGAGATTGCCGCGAGCTGTTCGACCACCAAACCCTGAACGAAGGAAATTGCGTGTAGACACATAGATGCGATCATTCGTGATGCCGCCTCCACCACCGCCTCCACCGCCGCCGTCAGACATAAGCCCACCACCAGCACCATCATTGATCTTGCCAAGATACTCGCCGTCGCCTCCGCACTGGCGCGATGGGAACCCTGAATCAGTCGTCAACCCCTGAGTCGCCCAGTTCGCGTGTTGGCTAACATTCACATAGCCGCTGTCACCACCGCCACCACCGCCTCCACCCCCACCAGCGCAGGCGAGGAAGTACTCACCAGATGGTGTTACCAGAGTCACAAGAGTTGCCGAGCCACCGCCACCACCATAACCAGAGGCACCGACAGAACCTGCGTAGCCACCGCTGCCACCAACTGGGTGCGCCATCCAGGTGGAGTATTCATCACGAGTAGTCCACATCTGTGCAGCACCATTCATGATGCGAATCGCGAAACTCCCAATGTCACCGCTGTTCGAATACACAGCAGTGATCTTGTGCCAACCTGGTGCCACTGAAACGGTTCTGGTCAATGGCGAACCAAGATTGAAAGACGTGCCCGTTGTTGACCCCTGATCGTTCAGACCAAACGTGTTTGCCACAGCAGCACCGTTAATCTCGATGGTGACGAAGTTATCAGCGGTGAACTGGAATTGATAGGAACCAAAGAACGGGAAATGCACCATGCGCGACACATGTCGATTGTTCACCGGGAACCCGCCGCTCATGTCAGTGGTGACCGCGTATGTGTTATGCCAGGCACCCCAAGAGGTGCTTTGCACTCCGAAGATGCCGTATCCATGCCCACCTGCTGGTGCTGGATTATTGATTGAGTGCCCCTGGGCCATGAAGCCATTGGCACCGCCACGCCCAATGAAGAATCGCAGGATTCGATTCTCATTCAAATTCCCAGCCCAAGAGGTGTTCACCGTGCCAGAGATAGTAGAACCACCACCGCCATTTCCACCAGCGATGCTGTTCGAACCGCCACCGCCACCACCGCCGCCGACCAAGAACAGCCTGATCAGATCGACGCCTGCTGGGAGCGTTACCTCAACGTAGTCTGAGAGATCATCACCAGCGGCTGGAGCTTGGATCAGCCCAGTGTCACCAACGATGACGTCCTTCGTACCATAGAAGTGCGAGAATTGAATGGTGCCTGAAGTTGGAATCAGCACATTGGAGGTCGGAGTCAATGGTGCTGTCTGAATCGACCCTGGCCCTGCTGTAGTAACCTGATTCACCTGGCTTCCGCCACGGTAGTATTCGTCAATGGCGACGGGGGCTCCGCCCCCGAACTCCATTTGGATGTCGAACAGCGAGATTGCGCCAGAGGTCTGAAGTGCCATTACTTGCTCTCAAGTTCGTCAACACGCGCCATCAGTGACTTGATTTGCTGCTGCTGTTCCGCCATTGCAGCTGTGAGCAGAGCGACGATTCGCTCATAGCGAATCGTGAGGTACTCGGCGTTGAACGGTGCTGGAGCCACCGCGTCTGGCATGACCTCGAGAACTTCCTGAGCAATCAGACCGTGTTCGTGTTCACGCTCAGGAACGAAGCCAACCTCTTGGCACTTCTCGGCATTCCAGTCGTAGGAGTAACCACCGATAGCGAGCACCTTATCGAGCGCGTTCTCAATGAGGGTGACGTTTGTTTTCAGACGGCGGTCAGATGAGTACGCCGTGATGTTTCCGGTCGATGTGATTGGACCACTAAATGCGTGTGAACCAGCGACGTAGCTAATTGTAGCAGTGTCCTGAGTCACCACCGTGCCGGTGTTTCCAATGTACCCGGTGCGGGTGCCGTTCGATCCGCCATAGAACTCGAGATACCCTGAGTTGCCAGAGGTCGATGACTGCATCCGGATAAAGCCAGTGGTGCCGTTCGAGTTACCAGCTGCCACGTAAGGATAGAACGCGCCAACTGGACCTGGATTTGTGGTGGTGATAACACTACCACCCGTGGTGACCAGATTACCAAGTGCCGAAACAGCGCCCGTTGTTTGGATAAGCGAGTTCTGCCAGTGCAACGTGATGCCGTTCACAGTCAAGCGTTCGCCGTTTGCGGTGCCGACTGTCGTGTTCCCTTGGACCGTCAAGTCGCCAGTGATGGTATCACCTGCCTTGAGGACATAGTTCCCGAGCGACGTAGATGTCAGGTACCCTGGGCCGTTTGCAAGCTGACTGAGATTGGTCAGATTGGAGGTATCCCACAGCGTCTGGATCTGACCCCAGGCATTCGTTGTGCCAGTGTCATCGTTCACCCGGAAGCGGAGACCTGACGGTAGGTTCTCATCGTAGTTCCATCCCGCCATCAATTGAAATGCATGGACGCCGGTACCGCGAATCGTGAGACCCACCTGATAAGAACCAAGATCAGACGTCGAGTAAGCATCGAAACCGGTCAGCGTAGTGTTCGCAAATGCTGTCGGACCAGGTGAGGCGATGCCTGTGGTTCCAAAGTCGTAGAAGTATGAAGGAAGCACGTATGCCGTTGACCCCGTCAACGGTGTATTCGCCACTGTTCGTGCTGTACCAATGCCAGTGATGCCAGACCAAGGAACTGCACCTGCTGAACCAGCAGTCGTTGCTGAACCAGCAGTCGTTGCTGAGCCGGCGGTATCTGCTGTCAGTGCGTGTGACACATTCAGCGCGGAGCTTGCCACCCATACCGGTGCGCCAGTGCCACCAGAGGTCAAGATGTTGTGTGTCAGTCCAGTGCCAGAACCGAAAGCGGTGCCGCTGGCAGCTGAGTACCCGATGGTCGTCGTTGAAACACCGTACATGATGCCACCGAGCGTTGGGGCAGTGGTGATGCCTGTGCCGCCAAGTGTCACCGACAACTTGTTGTTCAGCGCAGTACCGAGACCAACGTCAGTGCCAGACCAGCCACCGTTCATGTTCCCGATGTTCAACAGATCCTTGGCATGGCGACCGTCCACAGAGTCAGCATCAAGCAACGAAGTGTGACCCATGTTCCCAGCGTGCCATACTTGCCCGCCAAGGTACTTCAGTCCCAGAGCACCAGCTACCCGAGCAGGTGGACCAACGACCGCAGCGGTATTCGAGTCGATCGACAAGAAGTTCGTCATGGTGCCACCGGCACCAGTCCAGCTGTTGCCAGCTCCGATCTTCACGATGCCGTCGAGACCTTCAATGATGAGCGGTTTGTTGGTGCCAGAGCCAGTGCTGTTACCGAGCACCAAGCGCTGAGCGCCTGTAGTTTGTGTGATCTTCAAGAACGATGGGACCGTCAGCTGTCCTGTCATCGTGTCGCCAGTGATGTCGACATAGATGGATGGCTGACCAGCCAAGAACCAGCTCTGTGACACCTGTCCACCAAGTGCAACCGTGTTCGTGTCAGGCGAGAAGCCGTACACATACAGCCCCTGCGCTGAACCGACATCGTTCGTCTTGTAGAACATTGCCCCGTCCATCGAGAGCCCCGCGGTTGGAAGCGTTGGGCCGTACGAGATGATTGCGCCGTTATTGATCTTCGCCATGGTGTTTCCTTTGTCAGGGGCTATTTAGGCGCGCAGCGAAGCAATCTCGGCGCGCAGCTCCTCGATCTGCCGTTGCTGTTCCTTGATCGCCTCGATCAGCACCCCGACCATGTTCCCGTACGACACACTGAGTGTCCCGTCGTTTGTCTCGTGCACTACTCGTGGCAGTACTTCTTGAACTTCCTGCGCAATCACACCAGTGCTAAGAGCACCACCATCAGTACGGGTGAAGTCCACACCTCGGAGAGCCATGACCTTGTCCAACGCATGATCAATCGTGACGACATCGGTCTTCAGTCGCGCATCAGAGAATGCCGCAACGTCACCAGCCACGATAAGTCCGTTGGCACTTGTTCCACCGAGATTGTAGTTCGTGCCATCAAAGTACAAGTAGTGGTTGTTGTTGTCGCCGAAGTACAGCACACCGGTGGTTGCAGACCGACGACTGACGATGTCGCCAGCCTGGCCGCTGGAAGCTACAACACCATCAAACGATGCAACCAACTTAGGAATCGTGAACTGAGTCTTGGATGACTGGAGCCGGTAGCTGTTCAACCCATCCGACCAACCACCAAGGCGGAACACATTGTCATTGTCAAGACCCATGTTCAAAGCGTACTGACCGGCACGGTGGAATGCCATAATGGCGCCGAGGCCAGATCCAGAAGCTGTATACGCTTGCAGGGTGCCGGCATTAGCAGCACTACCTACGGTTGAAGCAGCGAGTGTAGAGAACTGTTGCTCAGTCGTCCAGACATTGGCGCCATAGTTCGCGATCGTGTCTCCATCAACCTTCCAGGTGCCTTGAAGATCGATGCCGCCGTTGCTGGACAGATGCACCATTGAAGCCATGGTGGCATTTGGGCCGGCTGCGGTTGCAGTACTTGGAAGGAAACCAATCGCCACCGTGTTCGCTGATGAAGTAGAAGGCTTCAAGATCAAACCGAACTGGGTGGAACCACCTGGGTAGGTGTTCGTGATCGATGAGGAGAATCCGTTGTACGCGATGTTCCCAAGGTTCAAGAATGGCAGAGAAGAACTGAAGTGCGCAATGGATGCCTTGCGCATGACGTTGTCTGCGCTGGTGGTCACCATGACCTGATTGATCGTTGGGTTCTCGCTCACTGCAGATGTCTGAAGGAAGTGCTGCGCAGTGATGTCAGCATTTGGATCACGCTGAACGATCGTTGATGCAGTTGCGGTGGTGGCTGATGCTGGGATCTGGCGGGAGGTCCACTCAGTTCCGTTCCAACCGAGCACGTCGTTGGCGAGCTTCGTGGAGATTACAACGTTGCCAAGCTCTTCCACGGTATCGTACTGGCGAACTGGATAAGAAACTTGTGACACGATGTTTGTCGCATCAGTCGTGATTTCAGCAAGCAGCACGCGAATGAACGACGTTGGAAGCAGCGTTGTCGACACCGTGATGTCGACGGAAGTACGGTCACCAGCATGCTTTGATGCATAGACGTAGTTCACGGCGCTTGGGTTCAGCGCAATGGACTGTGTTGGCGTCGTGCAGTAGTATCCACCAATGAAGAGTGGATAGCTTGAGATGTACGCGATCAGACCCGTGGCGCTTTCGGTCGTCACCCACATCTGCTTGCGTGTTGCGGTGTTGGTGAACCACTGTGTTTCAGTGATCGTTGAACCATCGCGAACATCACGTGACGACAGGAAGTACGCCGCGTCATACACCGTGGTCGATTGGAAGTGGTAGTACCCGAGTGCGGTGCTGTACCCCCATGAATTGCCAGGGTAGTTGTTCTGCGTGCCATAGCCGCCTGGGCCGGTGGAGATTGCATTCCAGCTGTTGATCGATCCAGTAACAGCCACGTTCGTGCCAGTGTCGAAGTAGCCGTAGTACCAGAACGTTCCACCAGTCACTGGCACCGAGAAGTGGTACAGCATGCGTCCTGCTTCAGTGAGCAGAGTATGACCAGATGCTGATGTCGTGAAGAGATAGTAGAAGTCGTTTCGAGCTGTCCGAGCTGAGGCGAGTTCCGTCTGGTGAATGCTTGTTGCCACCACTGACCAGACGCCGCTGACGCACTTCAACATGTGCATACCGCCGCCAGTCGTCTGTGTGACGTGACCGGAACCAGTACCCGCGGCAGTAGCAGTGAACGTGGTGCCGACGTTATTCGAAGAAGCACCGACCAACGTGAAGTTCGTGGAGCCAGCAATCGCAATGACGTAGTCACGCCCTGGAACCATTGCCGTTGCGAGAATGTCGGAATTTTGCACAACCGCCCAGTACACCGGGCTTACCGTGCTGCCGTTCCACGCAGTGATCCAAGCATCAGCCAGATCGGTGAGTGCGCCAACCGTATTTGGGATGACTGGCATGGTGATACCAGTCGACGTGTATGCGCGAGACACCCCGTCAGGATTGACAGAGATGTTGTACACCAACGATCCTGGGTGTGTCCAGTAGTATGTTGGCACGCCCGCGGTCACCGTAGTTCCGAACTTGCCAGGGCGGAAGTTTGAGGTGATTGTCGCTGGTGCTGAAGTTTGTGGGTTCACCAGAGCTGTCGGTGAATCAAGCTTCAGGGTGTCGTTGGTCTGTCCTTGTGCAACCGAGCTGAACACGGTGGTGGAGAACTTCGCCTGCACATACACCGAGCCATACCGGGTGCTGGTGGCGTGGAACATAATGTTGTTCCCGATCACGTGACCGAACCACGAGTCAATGGTCTTTGACCAAGGTGAACCGTCAGGGATGTTCTGCGAGTGCGTGATTTCGAGCTTGTTCGTCAGATTGGTGCCGAACGTCTTGTACTCGAATGGAGCTTGCGCCGCCGCTGTACCAGTACCAGTGCCTGGTCCTGTTGCGGTGAACGATGTACCAATTGTGTTTGAAGACGCACCGTACAGCGTGAAGTTCGTTGTGCCAAGCGATTCGATGGTGTACGTTGTACCAGCGAGCATACCTGGAGCGAGGGTCGTGTTGAATGACAAACGCCGAATGGTGCCAATGCTGGTGCTTGAGAAGCTGCCCTTCGTGGTGAGGTACATGTCACCCGAGTACTCATCAGTGATGATGGATGAGTTCGACTGACCGAATGCCCAGGTGCTGACAACGCCACCGTCATCAGTGTTCCAGGTGGCGTCTGGCTGAGCGTGGTAGCGGTAACCATCACCCTTCACTGGGATCTTGTTCTGCGGTGTTCCAACCCCTGTCTCGATCCATGAGCGTGGAACGTCCCACGACACGTGCAAGCCCCACGACTGTCCAGTTGACGCGTCGAACGGTGTTGCGAAGTCGTAGTACGTTGAGAACACTGTGTAGAACGTTTCGAGGAACGGGTTCCAGGTAAACGGATAGATGTTCCCGTGTCCGCTGTAGTTCAGCAGCGTTGTTGGCGTATTGATGCGACGCTGCGTCACCGTGCCGGTGCCGGTGCCTGGAGCAGTCGCAGTGAAGGACTGACCGACAGTGTTCGACACTGCACCGTACAGTGTGAAGTTCGTGGTGCCAATGGAAGAGATCAGGTACTTTGTGCCTGGTACCATTGTGGTGACTGGAGCTTCAGTCACATCAAGCAGCTGCAGATCAGTGGACTTCGTGTACAGTACTTGCGACCGAAGAAGAGTCAATGAACTATCGTACACTTCAAGCGTGTACAGGTCCTGCGCAGAATTCATGATGCCGCGCAGAATCCGGTCACCAGAAGCCGTCTCAATCAAACTGAGATTGGTGCGAACCGCGTACAGAGTAGTCACATCATACGCGAACACCCAATCACGCCAGTCCGATGAACCAGCTGTCTTCACCAACACAACGCGTGTCAAGGTGTTCGGGTATGTGATTGAGGTGATGTAGAGCAGCGCAAAGAACGTGCCCATGTTCGCGATGTAGTTCACCTTCTCAGTTGGGAGCAGGAACACTGCCGAGACAGGGTCATTGTCGTACACGAGAGTGTCGTTGTCTGAGAAGCGGTACGCACGGTAGTAACGGGCATCGCCAGTTGGTGTTGAGGTGCCATAGAAGAACACTTGCCGACCAGAAGCACCGACCCAAGCATAAGTGGTGTCGTTCCAAACACCCTGAGAGAAGCCAAAGGAAGCGTACACCGGAACTGTGTTGTCCTTCAGAGTACCTGCAAGCGGTGGCAAGTTCAGGTAGTCGGCAGCGTCAACGTACGCTGTGGTTGACACCGTGTCGGTGATACCATAACCCAAGAGAGTTGTTGGAGTACCAGTGACACCTGACCAGGCGACCCCAGAGGCCGTAGTGGCAGTGCCTGCGCTGACTGCACGGGAAACATTCAGACTCGTGGCGTTCAACCATGATGGCGCACCAGTTCCGCCGGAGATCAGGACCTGCCAGTTTTGCGATGTACCTGAACCAGAGGTGGCGGTACCAGCAGCTGTGAAGCCGTGCGCCGTTGTCGATGCGCCGTACGCAATGCCGCCCTGTGTCGAGGTGGTCAGATTCGTACCGCCCTTGGCAACCGTCAAAGTACCACCAAGATTGGACAACGTCAAATTCGCTTCAGTGACATCGATGGTTGGATTACCAGCGACACCTGAACCGTTCGTGATGCTGATCTTTGTTGAGCCAGCCGTCAGAGTTCGCACTGCACTGGTAGATGCGCCGGTGATGACGTACATGCCGGTCGAGGCGGCTGAGATCGCTGCCAGAGCATCAAGCGATGCATCCTGTGTCTGGAAGTGCGTCGAGTCGAAACCATCCAGGGTGTCGGCATCAACCTGATCAGCCGTTGCTTTTGTCCAGCCTTGCGAAACTTGCTGCCCGAAAGCAGCTGAGTTCGAATCGGCAGTGAACCCATAGACGTACAACCCCTTCGACGGACCAATCAGACCGTCCGTCTTGTAGAACAAAGCGCCGTCGATTGAGGCCGTAGCGTCCGGAAGAATCGGGCCGTACGAGATCAGGGCGCCAGAGAGAAGTTTTGCCATGGGTGCAGCTCAGTAGAGGTTTGGGCTATTTAGACCACAGTTCCTGAACCTTCTACTAGGTCGAGTTGTAACATCGTTGCGTTACAATTGACCATCTTGTAACGGAGACTGCAAATGGACCACATCGAATCTGGTGAACTGAACAACGACTTCCGCACCTGCCTGTACCGACTGAACGAGTTCGGCATGGAAGCACATCCGCGTGGCACAACAACGAAGGAGCTGCTGAACTACAACATCAGCCTCTTCAACCCGCGGAACCGCATCGTGACCTTCCCTGACCGGAAGACGAACCTGAAGTACCTGCTCGGTGAGTTCATCTGGTACATCAGCGGTTCGAACGACCCGAAGGGCATTCTCCCGTACGCCAAGTTCTGGGACAGCATCCGGAACTCTGGTTCGGAAGAAGGCTACGATGCCGGTACCATCAATTCGAACTACGGCAATCGCCTGTTCGGACACAGCGATCTGCCAGCCTTCTCAAAGTGGGATCACCGCGGCAATGCGACAGGTACCCTCAGTCAGTGGATCGAGACGGTGTTGTTGCTGGAACGTGACAAGGACAGCCGCCAGGCGATCATGAACATTCACGTGCCGTCTGACCGGCACGAAGGCAACAAGGACGTGCCTTGCACATTGACGCTGCACTGGTTCATTCGCGAAGACAAGCTGCATCTGATCGTGAACATGCGCAGCAACGACGTGGTCCTGGGCTTCACGAACGACGTGTTCCAGTTCACGATGCTCCAGGAGATGATGGCCGTTCAGCTTCGTGAAACATACCCGAACCTCGAGCTTGGCTGCTACTACCACAACGCCGGGTCCATGCACATCTACGATCGACACTTTGCCATGGCCGAGAAGATCATCGCTGATGAGCGAGCTCTCGAGATGGCGATGGTTCCGATGGATGTGTGCAATGACACGATCCTGACTGGGCTCGTTGGTGTCGAAGCGGCCTGGCAGGCGGCTGGCGCTCCTTCAGTCTTCGACTTCGACACCATCCCGGCTTGGGACCTGTTGACACCATACTGGCAGAACCTGGTCCTGATGTGCTTTGGCGAAGATGAAGAAGCCATGCACAAGGTGTTTGGTATCGAGGAGCACTGACATGACACGTCCCGTTTACTCCGTTTCCGTTGAACAGCTTGTGAAGGCCTTGGAAGCGGCTGGCATGGTCTTTGATCATGAGGAAGTTGACAAGGCCATTGCAGTTGCGGCTCAAAAGCTAGCTGATCAGATCGACGAGGAGATCTTCCAGGAGCTCGTCAAGAAGACGCCGCCAATCAGTCATGAGTACTATGAGGAAGTCACCGTCGGCGTTGATGCTCTCTGGAAGAAGCTCAAGGTGCTTAACCCATACGACAGTGGCAGCTCTCTTCACGTTGCTGAGGAGCGCTATGAGCTCGATGGTGTAAAGTACGTTGCGTACTGGGAGATCTGTGGCGATTCAGACGTACCAGAGATCTGCATCATCAAGGAGTACAAGCGATGACCAATCCGCAATACAAGTGCCCGAACTGCGGCGGGCACTGCACTGTCGATCAGATGGGTGCTGACTACTGCATCGTGTCTGAAGAAGGCGATGAAGCCTGGTGCAACTACATCTGTCCACACTGCGAGACCTGGCAAGATCTCGCCGACTATGAAAAGCTCACATGAGATACGAACAACAGATCCTCGAGGCGTATGATCGCCTTGGGTTCAAGCCACGCGGACGTCAGGTCGAGGACATCGACAAGATCATGCGGGCTTTCCTCGATGACGGCTTCAAGACTGTGGTCTTGTCTGCGCCAACTGGCACTGGCAAGTCCATCATCGGTGCCGTCGTCGCTGAAGCGATCCACAAGATCAAGCACCCTGACATGACTGCAGGCGCCTCGTTCCTGTTGACCCCGACCATCGTTCTGCAGGAGCAGTACCAGAAGTCGTTCGCGTCTCCTGATCCTCTGGACACGAAGTTCCGCCTCATCAAGGGCGCTGGGAACTTCGAGTGCTCTGCCTTGAGCACACCCTCTGAGATGCAGACGGCTGAGTCGTGCGCAGTCCGGATCTTCCAGAAGGAGAGCATGTTCTCCATGATCAACGAGCACTGCGATAGCTGCTTGTTCTCGCTGCAACGCAAGATGCGTGATCGTGCCCGGCACCTGATCTGCAACTACAGCTACTACTTCATTGATCGCATGTTCATGGAGCTCCTCGCTCAACGCACCGTGTGCGTGTTCGACGAAGCGCACTTGATCAATGATTTGTTTACCGAGCACAACGCGATCTACTTTTCTGATTCGCGCCTCAAGAAAATGGTCGAGGAGATCAACGAGACACTTTCTTTGGTCGACCCATCGGTGTTCAAGCTGCTGCAAGAGGTGTGCGGCGATCTGATGCAGGGCGAGATCAACGATCAGAACTACATGGACTCGTTGGTCAAGTTGGCCGATGCGTACGGTCAGATCTGCGAGGCTGCGAACAACCAGGCCGAGCGAGCAATTCACGACCACAAGAAGTACCTGAAGCTGTCGAAGCTGTCCAAGAAGTACCATGGCCTTGGCTGCAAGATCGGTGACCTGCTCGAGTATGGCTACCCACACGCGTTCGAGTTCAAGGAGCGGAACCCGAAGTTCAACCAACACGAGAACGAGATCAGCGTCAAGCCGATCTTCGTGGGCGACATGTTCGACAAGCTCATCAACGCGGAGTTCAACCTGCTGATGAGTGCCACGTTCTCCAAGCAGTACGCTGAACGGACTCTGACCCTCGAGAACAGCACACACATTCGGTTGGCACCGTCCTTTCCGAAGGAGAACAAGAAGGTCGTGTTCTTCAAGCCGCAGAAGCTGTCATTCGATACGATGAAGGACCCGAAGGTCGTGAAGCAGCTCCAGGCGACGTGCTACGAGATTGTTGCGCATCACGTGTCCCTGGGTGAACGAGGGATCATCCTGGCACCTTCGTTTGCGATTGTGGAAGGGATTACACAGGCCCTCGAAGGAGCCAACGTCGGTGCCCGGATTTTCGAGCACCGACGCGGTGAAAAGCTGGCTGAGGTGATTGGGCGGTTCACGAGGTTCAAGGATGGTCCAGCAGTGCTACTGACTCCATCTGGGTTCGAAGGTCTCGATCTGGCCGGCGATCTGTCGCGGTACCAGATCATTGTGAAGGCGCCGTTCGGGTCCCTTGGTGAAGCACGCATGAAGAAGATCCTGGCGAACTGGCCAGACATCTACTCACTGCTCTGCACTATGAAGCTGGTCCAAGGTGCTGGTCGCTCAGTGCGTGGTCCTGAAGACTGGGCTGTCACATATATGCTCGACAGCAACATCCAACGACTCTGGACCGCGAAGAACATGGAATGGGCCGATGAGTTCCAGACCTCCTTCACCTCCTTCCTAGGAACCAGCGACGACTGAACCCAAAGCGGTGTTACGGCACCGCCTCTTTCGGATAAAATGCACCTATGACGAAGAGACACCTTTCAACCGTTGCTGCCAACGTGCTACGAGAAATCAAGCGCGAAGCTGGTCGGGATCGCCGATCACGGCGTTGGCTGTCTGACTGTGAACACCACGAAACTGAATTGGATGCACGTATGGACGATCCTGACATCTTGAATCCGCTGAACACCCCATCTGAAGGTGTGATCTTCGGGACCTATGGTCCTGACGAGTGGGCCACAGCAACGTTTCTGCGTTCAGCGATGGAGCAGGGCAAGAACACCCTGATCGTCGAAGGTACGTGGATCACTCCAGCAAGCTGGACCCTGCATGAGTTCGTGCTGAGCATCACCGAGCGCTTCAACTTCATGAGCGACAAGCGAGCCCTCGTGTTCTGGCCGTGGGGCGTTGGCGAATGCACCGTGTCCCGTGGCAAGCTGCACTTCGAGCTGAACGGTTCACCGTCCGAAGTGATGGCCCTCGTGAAGAAGCTCGATGGGCAGCTCAAGCGTGCTGAGAACCTGATCGAGTGGGTGTACGGCGCGCACGGTGAAAGCACCAGCGTTCCGCTGAACTACCGCCCTGCCATCAATGCCGCGTACCCTTGGCTCGAGAAGCCGGTGCTCGAGTTCATCGATGACTACCTTGACAGCAAGGCCAGCGTCATCATCCTCATCGGCCCGCCTGGCACCGGCAAGACGACGTTCATCAAGAACCTCATTCACCGCTCGGGTGGTGATGCCAAGGTCACGTACGACGAGAAGATCATGAACAGCGACTCGCTGTTCGCGAACTTCATCGAGAGCGAAGAGCGCTTCCTGATCATGGAAGATGCTGATGCATTCCTCGGTGCTCGTGAAGACGGGAACACGATGATGCACCGGTTCCTGAACGTGTCTGATGGCCTCATCAGCGCTGAAGGCAAGAAGCTGGTGTTCAGCACGAACCTGCCGAACATCCATGACATCGACACCGCGCTGCTGCGTCCTGGTCGCTGCTACGCAATCGTTGAGTTCCGCTCGATGTCGCGTACTGAAGCTCAAGCGGTGCTCGATGAAATTGGCGCCGATCGCGATCTGCCTGATGGTGACTCCTTCACGCTCGCTGAGCTGTTCAACGTACAGCCGAACGGCGAGACCCAAGCAACGCGACGTGTCGGGTTCTTCTGATGGCCGGTAAGATCATCTCATCTCGGCCAGGCAGCGAGGCCGTTGATCTTGAACTGAACTCGCTGTCAATCGCTGAGCTGCAGTTGATCGGTGCGTATTTGTGGGTCACACGCCTTGGGCGAGGCGTGACCCCGTATCGGGACGCCGCGTTCACTCTGATGACTAAGATCAACAATCTGATGGGTGACGACTTTCTTGAGCATGCAGCGATCGATGTCGACATGGTCGTTGACATCATCGATTCGAACGGGGCGGTGACCCGATCCGTTGGACAACACTTCGTGGAGATTGACCTATGACAGCGAACAAGTTCATGATCGAGGGCCTTGACCGCCTTGGCAAGGATACCCTCATCAACGGTATCCAGCACAAGCTCGGGTACCATCAGGTGCTGCACTTCTCGAAGCCACAGGTGCTCGAGTGCTACCACCCGAAGGACGAGAACGACCCAACTGTCGATCGTCGTGAATCACTGCGTCGCTACCAGGAAGCGAGCTTCCGGAACATGTTCTCCATCTTCCGTGATGCGAAGTACGCGCATCTGATCGCGAACCGCGCGCACCTCGGTGAGTGCGTCTATGCGCCACTCTATCGTGGCTACTCGGGTGACTACGTGTTCGACATGGAGCGTGCCTTCATGGTCGGCATGTATGGCCTGCGACTGGTGCTTCTCATCGAGGACTTCGAGATCGCCGAGCACTTCATCGATGATGGTGACTCGTTTGACATCACCAAGCGCCGTCTCGAGCAGGAGTACTTCATCACGGCCTATCAGAAGTCGTGCATTCCCGACAAGCGCATCGTGTGCGTCACTGATCCTGGTACTGGTGGCTTCAAGCGCCCCGACTGGATTCTGAGCGAGGTGCTGGCATGAACACTGAGCAGCTTTTTCGTGCAACGCTGCAGAAGCTGGCGGCCGAAGGCGTCCAGGACGCTGTGCTGGCTCTGAAGCTCGCTGAGTCGATCTCGCTGCCGCCTGCTGTGCGGGTGGCGATGATCAAGAACGAGCTGCATGAGGCGCACACCTCGCTCTTGGAGGCGCTCAAGCAGAATGACATCGACTGGAGCCGCACCACCGACAGACACATCAACCGGGCGTTGAGCAACATCGCTCGGAGCATTGGGGAACTGGCATGACCAATCCCGCTTGGGTGGTCGCAGCCATTGGGTGCGGCTTGATTGGCTACCATTTTCAATCATGGCAACTGGGGCTCGGCATCTACATGTGCATCGCTGGGCTCGGCAACTGGATCATCTCATGACTCTCATCGAACAAATCCGCACCGAGTACTTGGTACTTCGCAAGGCGCACAACACCGCGGCGGTTGCGTCCCTCAGCACCCTGATCGGTGAAATCGAGAACCTTGCCAAGGGCGGTAAGGGTGAACTGACCGACGCAGTGGTCGTCACTGTCGTCAAGAAGTTCATCAAGAACATCGACGAGACCCTGCAGGTGGTCGGTAAGGGCGCACCAACTGGCTTGACCGCCGAGTACAACCCGCTCAATGCGCTGAACGCTGAACGTCGGCTGTATGAGCAGTTCCTGCCGAAGCAGCTGACCGAGACCGAAATCGCGGCGCTGATCGACACGCTGGTCGTGACGCATGGTGCCAAGAACGTCGGCGACGTGATGAAGCTCCTGAAGCAGAATCACGCTGGCACCTATGACGGTGCCGTCGCTTCCAAGATCCTCAAGGCCAAGTTCTAAGGAGCCATCATGATCCCAGTCGCAGATGCAGTCACTCTCGGCGAGAAGCACAAGCTTCGTCAAGTCATCATCTTCGGTTGGGACGGCCGAGAGACGTTCGTGACCACATGGGGTGGCTCTGATTTCGACAGTGCCGGAGCTGCTGGTGCTGCGAATCGAATCAAGGACCAGTGGGACTGGCCGGAGAACACGATTGTCGAGGGCGAGCGTGTCCAGAAGCTGTACAATCGCATTGCTGAGCTTGAAGCGCAACTGGCGGGTGCCGTCAAGCAGTGTGCCGATGCTGGTGATGCTGCGTACTCTGCTCGCTGCCCATTTATCGGCGACTACATCGTCGAATCGATGGGCCTTGGCGTTGCCGAAGGTGCAGCTGCTTGGCGGTCTAAGTGAACCCTCTGCACGAGCTCGAGAAGGCCATGGCTATGGTCTTCGCTGCTGACCCAGGTTGGTGGTGGATGCTGTGTCTAATCCCGATGGCTGCTCTGGTGGCAGCCATCATCGTTGAGAACTTCTGGAACGACAAATGAAGATTGCAGTAATCAAGTTGGGTGGTCGCATCACCTGGAACACGGACGGAGCAGTTGCTCCAGGTGAAGCCGTTTCGATCTGCAAGGCCCTGTCTCGCGGTGGGGCTGAGGTGCATGTCTTCACGAAGATCCTGTCAAAGGATGTACTGCATCCCAGCCTCATGTGGCACAACATCGCTGAAGCCGATCAGGCGGATCTTGATGCGCTCGACAAGCTGGTGGTGATCAACGGGAACGTGAACTTCTTCGGCGGTGCCGAGGATCCCGAGCAGATCCTGAACTACTCGATCATCAACAACTTCCAGGGCACAGTCGTGTACGTGATGTGCGACCCCGAGCTGCCACTGCTGCAGATCTGGCCGAACGTGTCGAAGAAGCCATGGGGCGTGAACTACCGCGAGAAGGATCTGAACATCGTGCGCAAGGACATCCGTGTTCTGTCGCAGCCGTTCAATCTGGAAGCGATGAAGAAGCACTGGAAGAAGGGTGCCGTTCCGGTCGCCGAGTTCTTCCACTTCCCGATGGAGCGCTTCCCGCTGCTGAATGAGTGGCTGAAGCCGATGGAAGAACCGAAGGTGGACTTGCTGTACGGCGGTACACCTCGCGGTGGTCGTCGGATCCCCAATCTGTTCAAGTGGTACTGGAACCTGCCGAAGGACATCAGCGTCGAGATCTTCGGGTCCATCGATGCTGACGACTTCTCCAAGCACCCGAAGGTCGGCATGACGGCGTTGATGGACAAGAACGTTCGCCCGCCCGAGTTCACTGGCAAGGTCAAGTATGATCAGGTTCTTCCGAAGATGAACACCGGTCTGGCGCATCTCGTCACTGGTGACGGGTCGTACGAAGAGCTCGACATCATTCCACAGCGCACGATGGAGAACATCGCGGCTGGAAACGTCGTGTTCGTCGATGCGAACATGGACAAGGCTCGCCGCATCTACCCGAAGGGCACGTTCGCGCACGAGTTCCTGTACGTCGCCAGTCAAGAAGAGCTCGTCGAGCGGCTGCGGTACGTGAAGGACGATGAGATGCTGCGACAAGACGTGCTGCAGTCGCAGTGTTTTGCCCAGGACTTCGCACCTGATGAGTTCTGTCGTTCGCTGGTGGAGGTGCTGTGAAGATGACCTACGCTGACGACAAGGTCGAGTGCCAGCACGTTCGCACAATGCGTGTGAACGCCAAAGCAGATGATCGCCAATACCACGTCGTGTCGCATCTCGAAGTTGAGCGAGACGGCTACGCCCCGTACCTCAAGGGCATCTGTCACGGTGACTACGTGGAGCTGACGCTCTGCCTTGACTGCGGCAAGGTGATTTCCCGCGAGTTCCCCATCGGTGACGAAGAATTGCGCGAGGCTTTTGGCATCGAGGAATAAAGCCGTGCGGCTTTTTCCGCTATTGCGTCCCAAGCTTCGTTGCCTATCGTTTCTGCGCTAGGTACAATGGCACCTGTAACAAGGACACCCATGTTCAAACGACCAACTCTCGTCTCCATCACAGCACCCACTTGCGCTGGCAAGAACTACCTCGCTGAGGTGCTGTTCGCAAATGGCTTCAATCGGCTGGTGAGCACCACTGACCGTGCACCTCGGGCCGGTGAAATCGAAGGGGTGCACTACTTCTTCATCACCACTGAGCAAAGCAAGCTGAAGGAACAGTACGATCTGTTCGCTGAATTGATCACGTACAACGGCGTTCGGTATGGCGTCACGAAGGAAGAGATGGAGCGCAAGACTGCGGTCGGACTGCCACCACCCGTCGTGATTCTCGAACCGCAGGGTGTGTTCGAGTACCGCAAGTACTGCCAGGCGAACGGCATCGACATGTTCCGCATCTTCATTGACACGGCCGAAAGCGTGCGCCTTGCTCGCCTCGCGAAGCGTGGCGCTGCTGACGTCATTGCGGCGCTGAAGAACGTGACTTTTGATCACGCGCCAGCTGAGGGCGAAGCTGATGCCGTTGCTCTCGAAGCCGTGGCGAACGTCATGAAGGTGAACAACAAGCGCGTCATGGCGATCATTGAGCAGGAGCGGACCTGGGACACAGCTCACCTCTGGCACTCAATCGTCGATGGTGAAGACACGGATGTGGCACTTGCGCAGATCAAGGCCGACATCGAATACCGGAACAGCCACCCATTCGACTTCAACGCATGAGAGTCATCACCGCTCCTGATCCAGTGCCGATGCGCGATGCGCTTGGGACCGAGGTCTTCCTTGCTGGCTCGATCGAGCAGGGCAAGGCGCGCGACTGGCAGCCAGAGGTCTGTGCCGCGCTCGTGCCGTTCAATGCGCTCGTGTTCAATCCTCGGCGCTTGGTCTGGGACCCGACCTGGGATCAAGACGTCTCGAACACAGAACTCGTGACCCAAGTGAACTGGGAGCTCGATCTGATTGACCGAGCTGAGATCGTGTTCTTCTACTTCCAAGCTGGAACCTTGTCGCCAATCTCGTTCCTCGAGTTCGGCATGCAGGTGCGCAATCGCCGCAAAGACATCGTTGTGGTTTGTGAAGCCGGGTTCTGGCGGCAGGCGAACATCCAAATCACTGCTGCCCGAAACAACGTGCCAGTCGCTCTGACCCTTGAAGAAGGCATCGAGAAGCTGGTCAAGCTTGTGAAACAACGGAGTCTTCCATGACATACTTTTGGGTTCCACCTGGCAAGTCGCCAGTCCCGTGCATCATCGTCGGTCTCGCAACCTCAGTGCCTGAGCCGATGATGACCATTCGCGTCGCTGATCCGTTCGATTCGGGGCAGCTCCAGAAGGAAGTGCGGTACTCGGACGTGTACAAGCTCGTGCCGCTGTCTGAAGTTCAGCAAGTGCTCGGCAAGACCGCCTGCTGCGGTGGCGGATGCGGTTCTTGCGGGTGCTAACCAGGAAAGTGTAACAGTTCCAGAAAACTGTTACGGGCTGTGTACGAACACGGCGGCGGTGTTAAGATGCCTAGCATGAACACCGCCTTCCTCCCCTCCCCGCAGCAAGCAACCTTCTTCTCGTGGATCACGGATGACACCGGATCCTGCGTGCTGGAAGCAGTTGCTGGTTCTGGTAAGACCACGACGTTGATTCAAGCGCTGAACCTGATGGTCGGCCAGGTTTTCTTCGGCGCGTACAACAAGAAGATCGCCGAGGAAATCGCCGCTCGCGCTCCCCAGCGCCAAGGCCTCTTCGTGAGCACGATGCATGCTGCCGGCTTCAAGGCCTGGCGCCGCGCTGCTCCTCGCGTCCAAGTGAACGGCGACAAGTGCCGCGACATCTTCCGCTTCGCCTCTGACCAGTACCCCGAATACACGCCGTTCGAAGGCCCGGTGCTCCAGCTCGTCTCGCTGGCCAAGCAAGCTGCCGTCGGCATCTCCAAGCCGGCCGGTCAGCGTTCCACCTGGACGGACCTGATCGATCACTTCGACATCGAGTGCTTCGACGAAGCCACCAGCACGGACAACACCGATCTGATCATCAAGCTCGCTCGCAAGACCCTCGAGCGTTCCATCGAGCGTGACAACGACGTCGTTGATTTCGACGACATGATCTACGCGCCGCTGGTCCACAACGTCAAGATGTTCCAACACGACTGGGTGCTGATCGACGAAGCCCAAGACACGAACGAATCGCGTCGTCTGCTGGCTCTGCGCATGTTGAAGAAGGGTGGTCGCCTCGTCGCTGTTGGTGATCGTCACCAAGCGATCTACGGCTTCACCGGTGCTGACAGCGACGCGCTCGATCTGATCGCTCGCGCTGTGAACGCCAAGCAACTGCCGCTGACCACCACGTTCCGCTGCCCGAAGGCCGTCGTCTCGTACGCTCAACAGTGGGTCAGCCACATCCAATGCGCCGAAACCGCTCCGGAAGGCGTCGTCTCGACCGCTCTGCCGGCTGATCTCGCGACCATCGCGCAGCCTGGTGACGCGATCCTCTGCCGCTTCAACGCGCCGCTGATCAAGTACGTGTACAAGTTCATCGCCGCTGGCATCCCGGCCAAGGTCGAAGGCCGCGAAATCGGCAACGGCCTGAAGACGCTGGCACGTCGCTGGAAGGTGCGCAAGCTGACGTCGATGCTCGACAAGCTGGAAACGTACCTCGAGCGTGAAGTCGCCAAGTACGTCGCCAAGGAGCAAGCTTCCAAGGCGTCTGCTGTCGAAGACAAGGTGAATTGCCTCCGCGTCATCATCGAGCGCGTGCTCAAGATCGATCCGGATTGCACCAACCCGGTCGTTCGCGTCTGCCAAGAAATCGACGCGATCTTCACGGAAGACGGCTCTGCCAAGGTCGTGCTGTTCAGCTCCATCCACAAGAGCAAGGGTCGTGAATGGCACAAGGTTGTGTGGCTCCAGACCGGTCCTTCTGGTTGGGCTCGCATGGCTTGGGAACAAGAGCAAGAAGTGAACCTCTGCTACGTCGCCGCTACTCGTGCCAAGCACGAGCTGGTTCTGGTCGACATCAAGAACGACGACAAGGAATGATGATCATGGACATGAACGCCGAACAAACGAAGCAACAGTTCGCCTTCTTCGCCGCCTGGCGCAAGATCACCGAGTCACAGCCCAAGCTGTTCGAGCTCGTGGTCATCAAGTCGTTCGCTGGCACGATGGACTGGGACTGGCTCGAGCCGGCGAGTGACCGCATGTACTTCGCCGAGAACTTCGGCCCGACCGAGTACTGGATGACCGCTGCCGACTTCCAGCGCCTGGCTCCTACGGGTGTCGCAGAGCACCTCCGGCCGGTCGATGAAGAGTCCAACACCCGCCGTCTGGAACGTCTCCAGAAGGTCACCGGTGTCGCCGAGACTGTGCTCGAGTACGCTCCCAACGAGTACACGTTCATCGATCTCGACGCGGTGTTGGAACGGCAGATGACCGCGCCCACGCTGACCGATGAGCCCCTCAACGAGCTCAAGTTCCCGGTGATCGACACTGATCTGCCCGAGGTTCCAGTCCAGTTCGGCTTCGATCATCCGAACGCCTGAACACTATCTGTCGGCTAATGCCTGTTCTCGCTCGCCGTTGAGGTCTGCCATGTTCACTCATCTTCTCCAAACCCGCACCCAGCGCTGTCCGCACGGGGTGTCCCATCTGAACCGCTGCCTGAGGTGCGACTGATGCCTGAAATCTCACGCTGGGAGAGAACTCCCAACACGACCATGAAGGTCTTCTCCAAGCTGTTCGTCGGCGTTCGTGACGGCGGTGCTGCGCATGTTCCGCTTGGGTTCGCAACTCCGTACGAGGAGAACGCCGCGGGTCGCAAGCGCCAGGAGACCGTGGTGAACTGGCTCGGCGGCACCAGTCGTATCGTAGTCGATCCCAAGACTGGGTTGTACGAGCAAGACGACAAGGGTCGATACGTCTACGAGGAGTTCGTTCCGGACACGCGCATCATCGACAACGAACCCTGTCCCGGTTTCAAGATCACGGACGATGTGAAACGGGTGTACTGGGGCGGTGGCAATGTCGTCTGGCGCGTTGAAGACCCGCGTGGTTACGAGCTCGAGATCCAGTCCCAGAACTTGATGGCGCTGATCCAGTCGTGCGGCATCCTCGAGGGCGGTGAAATCCCAGGTCGCTGCGTCTGGGGCCGCTCAAGTGGCGACAACATTCTGCTGCACGAGACCAGCGACGAGTACAAAGCTGCCTTCAAGGCCGCCGAGACCCTCAAGGCGCCGAAGAAACTCGGCAAGAAGGATCGTCGTGTCGGTGGCCTGTACACCCGAGTCGACGGCTCCCTCGGCATCTATCTCGGCATCGTGCACGTCACGGTGATGAACTACCCGGCACAAGATGGTGCACTCGCGCTTGCCCGAAACTGGGATGCTTCAGAGACGGACTGGTTCAAGGCACCTGGTATGCTTCAGCCGGTCGCGGTGTCCACCTCCAACTACCCGGTGATGTCCAGCGTCGAGTACGAAGCAGTGCTGGACATCACCTCGGTGCTGGATGACAAGGACCGCCCGACGCCTGGTGTCACGATGAAGCTCTACAAGCAGGCACCGCTGGTCGCTGATGAAGGCGAGACGTACGATCTGGCCATCACCAACGAGTACCTGCGGGACCTGCAGTGGACGTTCGCCAGCTCGAACACCTTCTGCGCCCGGATCCTGGCAGTGACGACGTCTCCGATCAAGAATCCGCTGGTGGTCGCCGTGCCCTGGGCGGCGACGAAGTACGACGCCAAACTGACACAGTTGGAGAGGTACGTCGCCCAGAACTGCACTCGCGAGATCACCTACAAGGACGAAGGCACGTTCCGTGCTCGTTGGCCAGCGACTCAGATCCTGGGCTATCAACACACTGATGTGCTCATCGTTCCAGAGCTTGGCCCGATGTCCGACATCGAGCACATTGGCGAGGATCGTCAGTACATCACCCGTGGCGTGGCAGCGGCGCCTGATTCATTGACGGTGGCGCTGCCATGCATGCTCGGTGCCGGGTACTTCATCCATCGTGGCGCTGAAGATAGCCGGCACGCCATGCAAGTGCGCTCGTACATGTACTCGCGGTACTCCTACCCAGCCAGCCGCGAAGTCAAGGCGTACGTGCTGCCGAAGTTCTCAACCGCGGACGAGTTCATCGACTGGTTCAAGGCGCAGTACAATGATGGAAACCTCTCCACGATCTCGGTCGTGGAGGACTCCCGCTCAACCTGAGTATGCCATGAAACTCGACTCCATCTGGTTCGTGATCCTCATCGTGTCGATCATTGCCCTCTTCTTCATTCCGCACCTGTGAGACCCCCATGCGCTTCTACTCCTTCGTGAACGCTCTGTACCTCAACCCCATTCAGTACGGCATCCAGACGGCGCACTGCGTCTCCGAGATGGCCGTCGACGTTGCTCGCACTTCGCTGAATGCGGTCTTCTACGACTGGGCCGAGAACCACAAGACGATCATCATCTGCAATGGCGGCAATGTCGCCATGCTCGAGGACCTGTACACACAGCTCATCGATCCGACAGATGCATTTGGTCTGCCCCTCGTGAAGTTCTACGAGGACGAGCAGTCGCTGAACGGGGCGCTGACCTCGGTGGCGCTCATCGTGCCGGCGAAGTTCTACGACGCGAAGTTCGTGCCGGATCCGACGTCACCGCATGAACTGTCCGGGGTGTACCAGTACATCGACCCCGATGGCCGCACGACACGGTACTCGATCGACACTCCTGAGTTCCAGTTCATTCAGCTGCTCAAGTCCTTCAGGCTGGCATGACTCCGCAACTGCCACCAAACCCGATGACCATCACGCCACCCGTGAAGATGATGCTCACGGCGGACGGTGTGCTCGCGATGTTCCAAGGCCGCAGACTGGATGCCTCGCTCTTCGCCGATGTGAGGGCCGAACTCCAGAACCTGCGGGACTGGGACAACTACTTCCGTACTACCGATTCGCTGCGTGAGGGTGCCAAGCGTGCGCTCCATCGCATTCTTGATCAGGAGCCTTGATGTACAAGAACCCAACCCCAGTCGCAGTGGCCCTCATCCGTGTCGGTGACGCCGACATCAAGCTCATCGCTGGACGCCGAAGCATCGAGCCGTTCATCGGCGGACTCGCGTTTCCTGGCGGGTACGTGAACGAGGGCGAAAGCGCCGAGGTGGCCGTTGCTCGCGAAGTCTACGAGGAGATCGGCATGGTCACCGAGCCAGGGCACTGGCGGCCAATGCTGACTCGTGTCACGCCTGACAACAAGCTCCTGATCTTCATGCGACACATCTTCACGCTGACGACTGCCCAGTACGTCGAGAACGTGCGAAGCCTCTTCATCGTCGCCAACAACTTCACGCCGAACACTGAAGTCTCGGAGCTGGTGCTGGTTGACACCGGCGACACCCTGTGCTTCCCCTTGCACCAGGAACTTCTCGATCGTAAGCCTCTATGGGAGTGACCTACGACATCACCCAGGCACCACCTGGTGCCACGCACGTACTGCCAGCTGACCCGCTCGGATTTGACCAGCAGCCGACGTGGATGAAGTGGGGTTACGCCTTCACAGGGCCTGAGTCTGGTCGGGCGTTCTACCGGTGGTACAGCTGGGACCGTGGTGAGTGGCGTCCTGACAACAGCTTCCACCCGCGTGAGAACACGGTCATCCACAAGCTCTGAACCGACCTAATCCCGGAACCGGGAGGAGTAACGGCTAGGTTCGGTTACAATCTATGCATACCCACCAAGGAGCCAGCATGGACAATCACCTCGCCGTTCAATGTATCGATCGCCAGATCGCTGCCATCTCCCGCCTGCACGCCGTGATCAACACGAACGAGTACCACTCAATCCTCAGCGCCGTGACTGCGGTTGCGAAGGATGGGTACAAGCGCCGTGTCATGATCGCAGGGGTCGGCAAGAACAGCAACATCGCCTCCAAGATCAGCGAGACGATGGCCAGTCTCGGCATCCCCTCGTTCTACCTGAACGTCAGCCACTGCGGTCACGGTGACTTCGGTTTCATCGGCCACGAGGACCTCATCATCCACATCAGCCGCTCGGGCACGACACGCGAAATGGTCGAGGCGATGAGCCACATCAAGAAGATCCGTCCACAGGTCGTGCAGGTCCTGATCCACTGCAAGCCGAACAAGCCAGTGAACAACGATGCCGACATCGAGCTCTTCATCGGCGCAGTTGCTGAAGGCGACGAGTTCGAGCTCGCGCCGACCACCTCCACAACCGCGTTGCTCTGTACCCTCGACACGATCTCGGTACAGGTCTCGCACGCCATCGGCTTCAAGCGCCTCGACTTCCTGAAGTTCCACCCGGATGGCGCACTCGGTGCGATGCTCAAGGCTGAACAAACCAAGGACACTCAATGAATTGCATCAAGTGTGGGAAGTCGATCTTCGAGATCGGTGCATTCCTTACCCGCGTGAATGACAAGGGCGGGAACGGCATCTGGGAATGCAGCCCCTCGTGCGCTGCTGAGCTCACCCAAGAGCAAGCCCTGCTTGCTGCCGTCGAAGGTCCTGAACAGGAACCGAAATGATCTACGCAACACCAGTGACCGAGCACGGCGAGCGGTCAGTGCATCTCATCTGCACGAACGAGGAAATCGGCATCATCTCAAATGAGCTCGGTGAGCACGCATTCTATGCGCATGACACAGTGCCGCTTACACTCGACCTGCTCGAAGCTGTTGCCAACTTTCTGAGGACACTCAACGTATGAACCTCGTCATTGTCGCTGGGGGCCTTGGCTCCCGCCTAGCCCCGCTCACAAACTTCATCCCTAAGTTCCTCGTGAACATTGGGAAGGAGACCGGGTTCGTGAAGATGTTGGAATACTGGCGTGAGTACCAGCCCGAGTCGATCACTGTGATCGTCCACAGCCGGTACAAGGGCTTGGTGCAAGCGTACTTCGATCTGTATTTCAAGAACGATCCACTGATGAAGACATGGTCGGATGACGGTGAAGAAATCCGTACTCCGTTCATCATCAAGACGGTCGACGAAGCGAACGGCTCGGCGCACGCGATCATGACGACTTGCGGTGATCATCTGAACAAGCAGCCAGTCCTGTTCACTTGGTGTGATGTGATTCCAGGCGAGTCCTTCGACATCGAGGAACTGAACCACGGCGGCGCCTTCGCGTTCACGAACTATGACTACCCGAACAGGTACGACCTGGTTCAACCAATGGTGGCGCCGGATGCGCCAAAGCTCGGCTGGGCTGACCGTGTGCCAGCCATTCGGTCAGATGGTCGTGGTGGTCTGTTCGGCGTGTACTACGTCAGCACCTTCGAGAAGAAGCCCTTCACCGATGGTCAGGACTTCGTCGAGCTGCTTGGGCGGTACTCGCACCGTGGCTTCGTGTACGAGGTCAAGATGCCGAGCATTGTCGACTTCGGCGACATGCCAAAGCTCGAGCGTGTTCGCTCAACAGCCGATGCAGCTCGGTCCTTCAACTCGGTCAAGATGCACGGTGACCTCGTGCTCAAGAGCGCGCTGACAGCACAGGGCGAAGGTCTCATCAAGCGTGAAGTCGCTTGGTACAGCGAGCTCGATGCGATGCAATCGACTGTCCGTCGGCCGAAGCACTGGGCGAGCTCTGATGGCACGTCGTTTGTGATGTCGAAGGTCAAGGGCGTACCAGTCTGGGAACAGTGGTCGAAACTCGACGATGACGGTCGTGCAATGGTGCTGTCACGCATCTTCGAGCAGCTCGATACGCTGCACTGCCACAAACGCGAGGTCGGTACAGTCCAAGTCCAGACCGACATTCGTGTCGAGGCGTACGACAAGCTCATTGCCAGGTACGACGAGATCAAGCCGATGATCGATGCCTTCGGCCCAGTGCAGTGGGTGAACTGCCACAAGCTCGAGTGCCTCGATCCGAAGGTCACGATCAAGCGCTTGTACGGGGAGTTGGCAAAGCAGTACAGCACGTCACTGCACAGTTTGATCCACGGTGACCTGCAGATGTCGAACACGATGATCGATCCTGACACCCTTGAGGTGACGCTGATCGATCCACGTGGGTACTTCGGCAAGAGCACCACCTATGGTTGCGCTGATTACGACATCGCGAAGCTGTTGTACTCGCTCAGCGGCTACGATCTGTTCAACTACTCGAAGGACTTCCATCTGATCCACAATGGGCTGGGCAGCGTTGGCGACGGGAGTCAACAGTGGTTCATCCAGTTCGACATCCCAACACCCAACACGGGCGGATGTCAGCCGATCTTCGAGCAGCGCTTCACGCGTGTTCACCAGCTCTGGTTGGCCGTGATCTGGATCGGGCTGGCGCAGTACATCAAGAACGACCCAGTGAAGTCGGTTGCGGCGCACTACCACGGTTTGGCCATGGCCGAAAGGATCCTTGCATCATGAAACCACGTTTCCAGTTCATCGCCGACAGCGCTGCACCAATGGTGGTGTCTGGCACCGCCACTTGGACGTACACCGTTCAGGTGCGCGGAGAGGATGTCGAGCAGCAGCTTTCAGTGCACCTTGAGAGCTTCACAGATGCGCACCAGTTGGACGCGCTGTTGGAGCACACATTCAAGCTCGGCATTCGCGAAGGCGACTGGCGCGTCATCCGCGCCGTCGAGAACGCTATGCAGGAGTATCAGTAGCCTTCTTGATGGTGATGTCACCGAGCTCCAGAAAGTACCGGTTGATCTCCATGTCGTCATCATCAATTAGTGGATCGAGGATCACGACTTGATTGCCACGCTGTGCAAGGTTTCGTGATCCAGGGTCGAATCGCATGTTCCCGGATAGCACCTTCTTGTTCACGTCGCCCAGTGCTGTACAGAATCCAAGGAGCTCTGGATTAAGGTGCCTGGCGTACTGAATGTATGGGGCGTCATGCCCCTTCACATCGGTCATGATCCAGATCAGCGTCTTCGCGTCTTTGCGAGGATCACCAGTGAACTCCTGTCCCGTTTCCATCAGCGTGTTCACGGTCACATAGTTCGCCAGATCGTCTTCCTCTTCGATGACCTTAGCGATCTTTGGATCGGTGAAGAGTTTGAAGGTTCCCGTCTTGCATGGTGACAGCAACTCCATCTTCACGTAGTACACCTTGCTTGAGTCAATCGGGTCGCCATCTTCACGGTCAAAAATCCCGAGGTCCTTGAAGAATCTAGGCAGCCGACGAATCTTCGACTTCAACTTCGGAAGATACGGGTTGTCCTGGTTCTCGAGGCAGTACTTGATGAAAGACTCATACGCTGAGTCGTACATCCAGAACTTGAAAACCGTCGTGCCATTCGTTAGAGCAACGCCATTTGTACCGCGCCCAAGTGGCCTGAGTTTTGTACGCCCCGCGTTGAACTCAGCCTGTAGCCATTCAACGGCGCTGACTGGCGTTTTGTCCTGCAGGTGCTTGATTCCGGTCAGTTCATCAACTCTCATGCTGGGTCACCCATTTGTCCAGTGTCGATACGCACCGTTGGGGAAGGTGCAACAGGATCAGAGAAGACAAGCTGCTTTCCGCGCAACATCACATTCCCCTTGTGCAGATCTAGATTGTTCACACCGTACGAGAGGATGTGCTTCCACATCTCGACGAAGTACTTGTCGCCCTTGCCAAGTTTGAAGGCCTGCTTCACGGCCGAGGTGATGACGTACATGTCAGCTGTGTCGATGCCATCGGCCAGCTGATCAATGATCTCTTCCTCGTCATCATCGCTCGCGTCCAACCCGAGGGCCTTCACGAAGGCAGCGGTGTAGACCTTCTCCGTCTTGATTGGCGTCATCTTCTGCATGAACACGATGTGGTACGTCTTGATCTTGGCGCCTGGATCAGGATTCTGGTACTCAACTTGCTCAATGATCTCTGGCACGTACGGATTGTTCTGATGCTGCAAGCACCACTGCACGTACTTGGCGAACAGCTTGTCCTTGCCGGAGTAGACCTTGGTTACCACATTATGAAACTGTGGATGCTGGAAGACCTGGGAGAACGCGCCTCCACCAAGCTTCTTGATCTTCTCTTTCGTGACGAGCCGCTTCAGGTAGTCTTCGAGCGACTCTTCACGCAGCAGTTGAGCAACTTTCATTGACGATTCCTCTGTGATGGGCTATTTACCCGTTACAGATTCGCGTTGTACTTTCTCAGGGACGGTGATAAGATGCTGAGCATGAACATCGTCTCCCACTCCGATCCCAAGGCTGCCCTCGCCTGGTCCAAGATCCCCATCGGGATCGATGCCTGGAAGGCGAACTGCCTTGCCTCCAGCCATGTCCGCGAAGGCGACACGCTGCACTTCAACACCGACGCCTACAACGTCGTCTCCGCCTGGATCGACGGCACCTCGGTCTGCCTCGGGTACTTCTTCATCGACGGCGACGAGCGCAGCAAGATCGTCTCGGGCGCTGGCTGGAACCACCTCTGAGGGCTGCATGAAGCCAATCGTCAAAGACCTGGCCCAGTGTACTCGTAACTGGGCCGAGAAGACCCGTGACCGGGTCTGTGCCCCATCCAATCTGATGGGCATGTGCGCCATCGCCAGTGCCCATCTTCATCGGGTGCTGGCCGACGCGGGCGTCAAGACCGTGATCGCCGCGAACAACGGGCACGTGTTCCTGCTTCTGAACGGCTGCGTGCTCGACATCACCGCCACGCAGTTCTCGCGGGAAGTTGGTGACGATGGCTACCCGGCCGTGTTCTACCGCCGACACAGCCTGATCCTCTCCGGCTGTACCGAATACCGCACTCGGTTGTGGGACAGCCATTGGCACGCGTTGCACAAGTTCACCACCGTCGAGGAGCTGAACCTGTGGCAGCGGAACTGGTCTTCCAATCAGCAAGCTGTCCATAACTGGGATCCAATCTTCATCAAGAACCCATGGATGTACTTTTGATCGTTACAGATCTCTGATGTACAAGCTCTCGGGATGGAGTAGAATGCACTCATGAGCTACATCGACATCTCCATCAAGGGCCCGGTCGGAACCTTCACCAAGCACGTCAAGCCGCTTGGTGTCTCGACCGAGATCATCCTCAAGGTTCCCGCTTGGGACATAACCTCGGTGCGCTGCCACGGCGATGACGCTGCGCTGCGCACCATGATCCTCGATCGCTTCGACGACCAACGGGTCGCTGAGATGCACTTGGTCGCCATCCGCACGGGCGATGTTGCTCGTGTGGCCTGCAAGAACCGCACCCTCATGGAGCAGCGCGCATGAACGTCACGATCCAAGAAATCGACCACAACGAGTTCCACATCCTGAACAACGGCGAGCGCGTGTTCGTCGTCGAGCGCGAGCACCTCAAGGGCGGCAAGCGCGGCTTCTGGCTCTGCAAGATGGAGACCATCATCGGTCATCTGACCGTGATGCGTGATCAGTACAGCAACGACATCCTCGAGCGCGCCAAGGCGCACATCTCCGGTGCCGTGCCGTTCGGTCCATGGCGGTTCCGCAAGGACTGCGCCAAGAACGAGTTCCTCTGGCACAACCACGAGTGGCTCGCCGATCTCGCCTTCCAGTTCGGCGGCGAGTGGACGTCTGAGTACTTCGACTGGGAAGACCGAGCAATCCTGATCCAGAAGGTGGCATGATGCGACTTCTACTGTGCTATTCCGACGGTGACCAATGCACGTGGTCGGCTGACTTCGTGCTGCCCATCGAGTACGAGTCTGCCGAGGCCGCGATCGTCGATTTCGAGGCGGCCTGCATGGCGGCCGTCAAGGAGAACGACTGGCGCCGGGCTGGTGAGTTCGTCTTCTGCGGCCACACCCTGAACGCTGACACGTTCTGGTTCACGGACCGCATGTGCGACCCGCGTGATCGCAAGCCGCATGCGTTCTACCCACCGGACTTCTACACCATCGACGAGTTCTTCGAACTCCGTAAGGGTCAATCATGAAACGCGTTCTGTTCTGGGCGGCGTTCCTGCCGCTCGCGGTCCTGCTCATGGTGAGCGGGTTCGTCACGATGCTGTTTGTGTACCTCGGACAGCTCATGGCTGGCCTGTCCTGCGTGTACTCGCAGCTGCTCGACAACTGGGAGAACTGGTGCTATGACACGCAGGCAACCCAATGGGGCAAGCAGACCCTGAAGGACGCCTTCCTGTTCGGGTGGGAAAGCCACCATGGCTGAACTCCTGCAGATCCTGTTCCTGGCGGCAATCCAGTTCAGCGGTCTGCAAGGTGTTCAACCGCCAGTGGCGGCGCTGCATCACCATGAGATGATGCTCCAGGTCTGTGCTGATCTGGCACAAACGCCGGACTACCAGGACTGCGTGAACCAACATGGGCTGGTCGCGGCGTACATCATTGAGCAGCATCGAGTCGTCTACGACATGGACAACTTGAATCTGAACGATGACACGGACAACTCATACGTGGTGCATGAGTTCACGCACTCGCTCCAAGCTCAGACCCATGGTGACGGCATCTTCACGACCTGCGAGGGGGTCTTTGCAGCCGAGAAGGAAGCGTACTTCGTGCAGCAGAAGTACCTGAAATCGCGATCCCAATTTCGACGCGTCGGCGATCGGCTGCGCTACATCACTTGCGAAAGTCTCAAATGAACACGTACTGGTCTGATTGGCAGGCTCAAGCCCCTCGCGACTGCCCTATCTGTGAGCTCGACACTGCAACCCCACGGTACACGCTGAACGTCGTGAACTACGAAACCAAGCGTGTCAGCGTCATGACATTGGGCCAGGAAGTGCTCGGTCAGCTTATGACGTTCTGCGACCGACTCGAGATGCTGTCATCACAGCGTGCCAAGGCTCGCGTCTTCAGGCTGAACAAGATGTGGTACCGAACCCAACGCTGACGGTCCTCGCCAGCTGGGCGAGTTACGATTGGCGTACCCTAGTTTCACAATGAGGTAGCCATCATGCGCATCGGTGTTCCAAAGGAAATCAAGAACCACGAGTACCGTGTCGGTCTCACCGACGCAGCCGTTCGCGAATACGTCAAGCACCGACACGAGGTTCGCGTTCAGCGAGGCGCTGGTCGTGGTGCCAACATCTCGGACGAGGACTACGTCAACGCGGGCGCCATTTTGGTCGACACGGCTGAAGAGGTCTTCGGCATGTCGCAGATGATCGTCAAGGTCAAGGAACCTCAACCCTCCGAGATCGCGCTGTTGAACAACAGCCACATCCTGTACACGTACCTCCATCTGGCACCTGATCGCGCCCAGACCGAAGGGCTCCTGAACTCCGGTGCCGTGTGCTTCGCGTACGAGACCTTCACCCAGCCTGGTGGTGGACTGCCGCTGTTGGCACCGATGTCCGAGGTCGCTGGTCGCATGGCGACTCAGGTCGCAGCCATGTACCTCATGAAGCCACTTGGCGGCAAAGGTGTGCTGATGGGTGGTGTCCCCGGTGTTGCCCCCGCGCACGTGGTCATTCTTGGCGCTGGCGTCGTTGGTACGAATGCGCTACAGATGGCCGTCGGTCTCGGCGCCCGTGTCACGGTGCTGGATGTGAATGTCCCGCGGCTCCGTCAGCTGGACCAGATCTACGGCAATCGCATCACTGCGCTGTACTCGACTGAGCAGTCCCGTCGTACCTGCATGATGGCGGACGCTGTCATCGGCGGCATTCTGCTGCCTGGTGCAGCAGCCCCGAAGCTCGTGACGGCCGACATGGTCGAGTTCATGCAACCTGGCTCTGTGCTCGTGGACGTCGCCATCGATCAAGGCGGTTGCTTCGAGACCAGCCACGCAACGACGCACCAGGACCCGGTGTACATGGTGAACGATGTCGTGCACTACTGCGTCGCGAACATGCCTGGTGCGTACGCTCGAACAAGCACCTATGCGCTGAACAACGCTACGCTTCAATACGGCCTCGAGATCGCGAGCTCTGGCTGGCGCGAGGCCATCAAGAACGAGCACATCAAGGCTGGGCTGAATGTCCAACAAGGCATCCTCACCTGCCGCGGCGTCGCCGATGCTTTCCCTGATCTTTGTTTTGTGGAGATTTGAATGACAAGCCCAACTGTTGCTTACATCGTCGAGATGACCGAGTACGAACGTGGTTGGGGCAGCCGGCCCGATGGTTATCTCGCGTTCCCAACCGAAGCCGATGCCAAGGCGTACGTCACCAAGGAAACGGCGGAGCGGTCAATCCACAACGTGCCAGACGAGTACATCGCATTCTCGATGGTCGGGTACAGGGAGTGCTCGCCGCGCATCATCGAGTCGATGGCGAATAGCGGCTGCCGCGGGTTCACGTACATCGATCGTCTCGATGAGCTGAAGACCTGATCGGTCGGAAACGCTATAATAGCACCCATGACAAAAGCAATCATTCAAACCTACCAGGTGCTCGACGAAATCGAGCACGTGCGCAAGCGCACTGGCATGTACGCAGGCTCGACTGAGCTCACCGTCGCGTTGGAGTGGGTGTACGACCCAATGTCCAAGAAGATGGTGAAACGGCAGGTGTCGTACATCCCGGCACTCGTGAAGATCTTTTCGGAGATCCTGGACAACGCGATCGACGAACACCGCCGCGCGCCCAAGGTTCTGGACACCATCAGGATCGAGTTCGATCAAGACGGCACGATCAGCGTCATGGACAACGGCCGCGGCATCCCCGTCGAAATCCACCCGCAGACGAAGAAGTACGTCGCTGAGACTGTGTTCTCCAATCTTCGCGCTGGCTCGAACTTCAACGATGCTGAGGACCAGCAACTCATCGGCACGAACGGCGTCGGCTCGACACTGACGAACATCCTCTCGACGCGGTTCCACGTCGAATCGTGCGACGGCAAGAAGCTCCTGAAGCAGGACTTCCTGAATGGCATGCGCGAGCGGACCGAACCGAAGATCACGCCGCACACGAAGAACTACACCAAGATCTCGTTTGCTCCGGACTACGCGTTCTTCAAGCTCCAAGGGCTCGATGCCGATCACGTGCTGAAGATGACGAAGAAGATCGCGGACGCGAGTGCCTGCAACCCAGGTGTGAAGTTCTTTGTGAACGGCGAGCGCATCAACGTCAAGGACTTTGGCGACTACATCGCGCTCTATGCTGATGAGTACGTGTACGACGACACCGAGGACTGGAAGGTCGGGGTCTCGTTCTCTGACGGCTTCGAGCAGGTCAGCTTCGTGAACTCGGTCGAGACGTACCAGGGCGGCACGCACGTGTTCTACGTGATGGACCAAATCACCGACGCGGTGCGTGAGTACATCAAGAAGAAGCACAAGATCGAGGTCAAGCCAGCCGACATCCGTGGTCACATGCGGGTCTACATCAGCGCGAACATCAATCGCCCGAAGTTCTCGAGCCAGACCAAGGAGAACATGATCAGTCAACCAGGCACGTACAAGACAGCTTGGGCTGTGCCTGACATCATGATCAAGAAGCTCATCAAGTCGCCCATCATCCAGCAGGTGCTGGACTGGGTCGAGATGAAGGCCAAGGCGGCCGAGCTGGCAGAGTTGCGCAAGCTGAACAAGGAAGCGTCGAAGACGAATCCAAAGCGGGTTGACAAGTTCGACGACGCGGTCGAGAAGCGCAATCGCCATCTGTGTGAGTGCTACTTCACGGAAGGTGACTCAGCTCGGAACTCGATCCAGTCAGCTCGTGGCAAGAACCAGCTCATCGGTTCCTTCAGTCTGCGCGGCAAGCCGATGAACGTGTACGATGCCGAGATCAAGGACGTGATCGGGAACCGCGAGTTCGCGAACATCCTCGCGATCACCGGCCTGCAGCTCGGTGAGAAGGTCACGAGCGTCACTCAGCTCCGCTTCGGCAAGCTCGTGGTGCTCAGCGATCAGGACTTGGACGGGTTCCACGTCACCTCGTTGGTCCTGAGCTTCTGGGCAAAGTACTGGCCTGAGCTGTATGAGCTTGGCGTCGTGTACCGCATGAACACGCCGTTGTACATCGCCACAACGACCAAGGGCGAGGTGTTCGAGTTCTTCACCGAAGAGGAATACCACACCTGGTCCCTCAAGGCACCGAAGCATAAGGCCGAGTACTACAAGGGACTGGGCGGCTTCGACACCGAGGTCTTCGAGCGGTTCCTGACGAATCGGGACCGGTACCTCGTGCGCATCACAACACTCGAGGCTGCTGATCTGGCGAAGTTCGAACTGGCATTCAGCAACACAGAACAAGACGCTCGGAAGGACTGGCTCCAGGATGTGCGATACTTCCACGGTCAAGACTGAGGTACAATGAACTATGCAAGACAATACTCTCACCGCCTCGCAGTTCATTGACGACAAGCTGCGCCTGTACTCAGCGCACTCGAACGTCCGCGGCATTCCGTTCATCGGCGACGGCTTCAAGCAGTCGCACCGCAAGGCGCTCGACGGCATGATGCGTCGCGGCGAGAATGCAGGGTTCGACACCGTCGAGCGCATTGCAGCCGCAGCGGCTTCAGTCACCGATTACCACCACGGCGTCGGCTCCCTGGAAGGCACCATCGTTGGCATGGCTCAGTCGTTCGCTGGTTCGAACAATCTGCCAATCTTCGAAGCGTTCGGCCAGTTCGGCAATCGGCTGAACCGCAAGCCATCGGCATCGCGGTACATCAAGACTAAGCTCGCTCCGATCTTCCGTCAGCTGTTCCGCAAGGAAGACGATCTGATCTTCGAGCGGAACGACTCGAACGGTCTGAAGGTCGAGCCGAAGTACTTCACCCCGATTCTGCCGATGGTGTTGGTGAACGGTGCCGAGGGCATGGGCACGGGTCACTCGTGCTACATTCTGTCGTACAACCCTGAGGACCTGCGCGCCGCGATTCTGAAGGTGCTCGATGGCAAGAACCTGAAGCCGAACAGCTTGACCCCATGGTGGCGCGGCTTCAACGGCACCGTGACCCGTGACAAGATCAGCGGTCAGGTCATCATCGAGGGCAAGTACGAGATCAAGCCGGGTCGGACCCCAACGATCGTCGTCACTGAGCTGCCGATCGGTGCCCAGAGCGACGGGTACAAGGAGCACCTCCAGAAGCTCGAGGACCGGGAGGTCGTGCTCGATCACGACAATCTGTCCGACAAGAAGGGTTTCGAGTTCATCGTACGGGTCCCTAGAACCACCCTCGGTAAGACGGACGAGGAGCTTAAGAAACTATTCAAGCTCGTTTCCCGGGAGTCCGAGAACCTCACCGTGTGGAACGGAGATGGTATCCTGACACGTTATGAGAATGTCGAGTCACTTCTCGTCGATTTCGTGAAGTGGCGGCTCGATCGTTACGAAGACCGTCGTCAGGCCCTGATCAAGAAGGTGCAAGCCGACATCGCCTGGGCGAACCTCAAGGTGCGCTTCATCAAGTTCTACCTGACGAACTACAAGTTCTTCCGTGACACCGGGAACAAGGAGCTTGCAGCTCGCCTCGTCGCTGAAGGGTTCGAGCGGCACGACGAACTGCTCAGCATGCCGATGCGGAACCTGACGCACGACAAGATCGCCGAGCTCGAGAAGGACGTCGAGGATCTGAAGGTTCAGCTCAAGAGCCTGCAGTCAGATGACGCGGTGAGCATGTACCGTCGCGAACTGAAGGAGCTGAAGCTGTGATCATCGCCTCGCGAACTGAACCAGTTGCACCAACGGAGCTGGCTGACATCATTGCGCTAGCTGAGATCACGATCAAGATCATCGTGGATCGATCAGTAGATCCACCCGAGGTCCGTGTCATGCGGCAGCAGCCGGGTCGGCAGATGGATCTGCTTATGATCAATCCAAGCGATGAAGAAGTACTGTCGCTTGTTGATCTGGCGCAGATCCTCGATCGACTTGGCTTCCCAGTCGATTACGAGGAGATGTAATGCACTCTGGCCGCTCGCATCCGTACTACTTGACGTTCGTGGTGTACCACCCAACTGCGGGTGGTGCCCCCAACGTTCAAGACTTCATGTTCACGGAAGTGGAGCGAGCAACCGAGTGGCTTGCAGAACAGTTCTTCGAAGGTATGCAATGCATCGCCTTGGCTGATGGTCGAGTAAACCCTGGGCTACCGGTGCAGAAGGACTTCGTTGATCAGGTGGTCAAGAATGCGCGGTCACGCGCGGAGTTCGATCGTGGCAATCTATGATCCGTACGCGATCCTTGGGGTCGCGAAGAACTGCAGCGTAGAAGACGCGAAGAACGCGTACCGCAGGCTCGCCAGCAAGCACCACCCAGACAAGGGCGGCTCGAAGGAGAAGTTCCAGGAGATCAAGGAAGCTTTCGAGCTCATTGAGCGCGGTGGAGCATCGACCTTCGTACCTGGTCCTACCTCGCATCCGAACCCGCCAACACCATCATCCTTCACAGCCGGCATCAAGCCGAAAGCTTCACCATACGCTGGCAAGCCGGCACCTGGCTATGAGGCTGTGCGGAAGCCAATCGTGTACCCGCACACTGCTCGAAAGAATCCGGGCCGGTACAGCGAATTTGAAGTACATCTGACTGTCACTCGCGAACAAGCTGAGCGCGGTTGCACAGTGCCGTTCTGGCACGACGGCACGATGCGTGACTACGTGGTTCAACCGTTTTCAAGCTCGCATACCCAAAAGCTTGCCTATCCTCTCGACGCTATGGTCGGCCGCTCGGTCGGCACCGTCACCATCGAAATCCATCTCACAGTAGAATCATGACCAAAGACTACTACGCAACCCTTGGTGTCGATAAGGCCGCAAGCGACGAAGACATCAAGAAGGCATACCGCAAGCTGGCGAGTCAACATCACCCGGACAAAGGTGGCACTAAGGAGAAGTTCCAGGAGATCCAAGAGGCGTACTCGGCGCTCGAGACGTCTGAGAAGCGAGCTGTATACAACAACCCGCAGCCGCAGCGCCAGCATTTCAATGGTCGCTCTGCAGAAGAGATGCACGATGAAATCCTGCGTGCCATGCGTGCAGCGCATGAGCATCAGCAGCGGAATGCTGTCCCATTCATTCGCCTGAACATCTCCATTGAGCGGGCGTTCAGTGGAACAACGGTTCCGCTCAGCGTGTTTGGTCATAGCATCGCATACAAGCTCCGTGCTGGTCTGCCGCAAGGTGTCGCGTACAGTGATGCTGTACCAGTTGATGACAAGCAACGTCAGATCCAGGTCCAGTTGAACATTGACGGCGGCCGGTTCCGGTTCCTGCACGTCGGCAGTGAAGATGGGCTGAACTTCAGTGGTGATCTGGAGACGGAGATCGATGTTGATGCGCTCGACATTCTGGCTGGCGGCTTCGTGATTGCTCAAGACTTCCTCGGCAAGAAGCTCCAGGTGCGTGTACCGTCTGGATTCGATCCCAAGCTCCGTCTGAAGATTGCAGGTCACGGGTACACGAACTGGCACGGCGACAAGCCCGGTCCTCGAGGCGATCTGTACCTGCGCGTTACACCACGTTTCAAACCGTTCGCCGAGCTCGACAAGGACAAGATCGAAGCGTTGTATAATCTCACGAGAACACCACCCATCGAAAGAGTAGCATGAGTAAGTCCGAAGGCGTCAAGGACGTCGTCAAGTGGCTCGAGGAGCAGTGCAAGATCGCCAAGGCAAGCGTCGAGGTTGCCAAGCGCGAGAACTTCGCCATGGGCATGTACGAGGACTGCGGTGACTACTACCGTGAGAAGCTCGTCGAGGCTGAGGCCAAGCTGGCGACGCTGGTGTCGGTCAAGATCAGCACCGAGAAGTACATGAAGAAGCTGCGGCATGAGGAAGAAGAGGCCGCGACTCTCAGAGCCGATCCTTTGAATGACGGATGGAACTACCAGTGATGGACCTCAGCAAGCGATACACGGGCCTGTACAAGGTCATCAGCGGCGGTCAGACCGGTGCCGATCAGGGCGGGCTGCTTGCGGCTCATCAGCTTGGCGTCCTGACCGGTGGCACGGCTCCGGCCGGTTGGATGACGTCCCGCGGCCCGCAACCGCTGCTCGAGTGCTTTGGCCTGAAGGCCGAAGGCACGCTCCAGACCCGCACGAAGAAGAACATCAAGGACTCGGGCGCCACCGTCGTGCTGTCTGGCGACTTGGCTTCGTCCGGGACCGTGCTGACGATCCGGCTTTGCAAGGAACTGAACAAGCCATGTCTGGTGCTCGACATCAACAGTGTCTGTACTGCCTTCGGCGACACCGGATTGTTCCCGATGGAGACGTTCGATCAGTTGAGTAGGCCTCTATACGAGTTCCTTCTGCAACACCAGGTGCGCACTCTGAACGTCGCTGGAAACCGCGAGCGCTTCGATGATTTGCGCACGACCAAGGCGGTGGCCGGCATCGTCGCCACGGCCCTCTCCTTCCTGGACCTCGACAATCTGCTCATTCGGGACTCGGACTTGTAACAATAGGCGGTATCCACTCCGCCGTTACAAGGACCGACATGACCTCTCTCGACTACTCGCTGTACTCCCCGACGTGGGAGGATGATTACCTGAATCTGCTCGACACGATCCTCATGTTCGGTGAGGATCGGGCCGATCGAACCGGCACTGGAACCCGCGCGATCTTCGGCGACACGCTTCGCATCAATCTCGCCGATGGCTTCCCGGCCGTGACCACCAAGAAGCTCGCCTGGAAGGCAATGGCTGCTGAACTGCTCTGGTTCATCGAAGGCAGCGGTGATGAGCGTCGGCTCTGTGAAATCCAGCACGGTACTCGCGACGATTCGAAGTCCACGGTCTGGACTGCCAATGCGAATGCTCCGTACTGGCTGCCAAAGGCCAAGTTCCCAGGTGACCTCGGCCGTGTGTACGGTGTGCAGTGGCGTCACTGGAAGAACATCACCTTCCAGGAATCGGGCGACTGGCTCAGCCATCCAGCCGGTGGTGAGACGCACTTCAATGCCAAGGTCCTCGTTGAGGAAGTTGACCAGATGAAACGCGTCATCGAGACGCTGAAGACGAATCACACTGATCGTCGGATCATGCTGTCGGCCTGGAACCCAGGTGAGCTGCACCAAATGGCCTTGCCACCATGCCATCTGTTCGCACAGTTCTACCTGAGCAACGATCGCAAGCTCTCGTGCCAGATGTACATGCGCTCGATCGACACATTCCTCGGGCTGCCGTTCAACATCGCCAGCTACGCACTGCTGACACATCTGATTGCTCACGTGATCGGTGCTGACGTTGGTGAGTTGATCATGGTGTTGGGCGATACGCACATCTATAAGGACCACATCGAGCAGGTGAACGAGCAACTGAGCCGTGAAGTCAAGAAGGCGCCGAAGCTTGTGTTCAATCGGCAGGTCACAAGCATTGATGACTTCACCCTGGCTGACTTCGAGCTGGCCGACTACGATCATCACCCTGCAATCAACGCGAAGATGAGCACCTGAACATGGGTCACTACCGCGCCGAAATGTGGTGCAACACGTGCAGCAATCATCCCTGCACGTGTACGCCAAAGCCCGAGCCAGTGCAGTGGCTTGTCGATGACGATGATGTCGTCATGACAACAGCTGCCTTCGATCTGAAATACGCGTCGATCAAGACAAAGTACGGTCCGATTCCCGGATCGCCGATGCTGAAGCGCATGGGAATGAAGCTGTACCCGTCGAAAGCGGCTGCTGAAGCCGCAATCCCAGCGCTGCTCACTGAAGAGATCGAGCACCGTGCCAAGAACATCAGAGCTCTCCAGGTGGAACTGAAGAAGCGTCAGATGAAACTGAGACGACTGATGAAGGAGCAAGCATGACCAAGTTCTACCGCTACTACCGCCCGATGAAGTACTCCGAGGACCGGGCGACGTTGGACACCCTACCACGAGGCGGTGTCTGTCTGCGGTTCGAAACCCTCGAGGACCGGCCGAACACCATGTGGTTCACACATGCCCGTTGCCACGAGACGGAGCTTTTCTCGAAGACCACCGCTCGCCAGATCGTCGATCAGCGGGCGACCCTGCTGTATGAACGTCGCTATGATCTGCCACTGCTGCCTGCTGCGACCGATCCAGGTGCACTGTTGATGTACGTCATCCAGATGATCCACTGCTGGCAGCCGCTACCAGAGCCGATGTTCACGGAGTACCTTGCGAAAGAGTACGAAGAGCTAGCGTCGACGATCCACGGTGTCATCACCCAGAACACGCTCGCGACTATGAAGCAGGAAGCACACACTCTGCATCTGGCTGCTCTGCAGTACGGAGAGCTCTATGCGAGTCTTGCACGGTAACATGCTCGAGGAGGTCACCAAAGGGGTGATTCTCCAGCAAGTGAATGCCCAGGGCGTGATGGGCTCTGGGTTCGCCAAGGCCATTCGGGACAAGTGGCCGGCCGTCTGGGACGAGTATCATCAGTGGTGTCTCCCAAACCCAACTGCTGCCGAGTCAGCTGCGATGCTCGGCAAAACTCTGCTCGTCGAAGTCGAAGATGGTCTGTTCGTAGCGAACATCGTCGGTCAGAACCGGTTCTATAGGCAGGGTGAACCACGTGGCACCCGGTTCACCTCGTACGATGCCGTTGATAAGGCTCTCACCGACTTGGCTGAGGTGCTCCAGGGGCTGCCGGTGTCGTTGCATTTTCCACTTCTGGGCTCGGACCGCGGTGGTGGTCATTGGCCCGTCGTGAAAGAGATCATCAAGCACCGGCTGTCAGGGTTCGAGTTGACCCTGTGGCTGCTGGCAGGTACAACAGAACCCGCCTAAATAGCAACGTACTATCACAGTCCACAAGGACACCATGGGCGAGCACATCTACCGCGATCCAAAGAAGAAGAAGATCAAAGAGCATGACACCGGGGCACGTCGCACCCGCGTGACCTTCAAGAACTACCTGCGGGCGCTTGAAGAAGAGCTTCTTGAAGAAGAGCTGGACGCAACTGAAGAACAACCGGAAGACAACCAGGACGATTGAGCCGGCCAGGTGCACGTCTGGGCTAAATAGCCTAGTCACTACACCAACGCCATGTTCATTGTCCCGCTTCGAGGCGATAAGATCCTCTGCGCTTCCGGCGCAACGTACACCGTTCTAGGGTACACGAACCACAAGGACCAACCGTCCTTGTACGTTCAGGGGCCTGATGTCAAGACTGACACCATTGGCTTCAGCGAGGTTCAGAAGGTGAATAGCGCAGTAGTGAAGCTTGGCCCAGGAAAGATCTTCCTTAGCGCCACCAAAACCAATCACAAGTTCACCCTCCCACAAAGGGATGACCGCGTCAAGTATCGCAATGCGACGGTGAAGGTCACCGGGCTGAAGCTGAATGAACGCGGGCATCTCGGTGCAGGTATGCTTGTCGTCGGCACGAATGTGGAAACCGATGAGAAGGTCACTGCGCGGCTGGCAAATCTCGTAAGTATCCAACGCGCCAGTGGTGATGAACTCTTTGACTTGAAGGCTTTCAAGAGCCAGTTCCATGACTACCTTGGCTCGGAAACCGGAGCAACAGCGTGAAGAAACTTATCGCCGACATCGACAACAATGCTGGCAAGACAGCTTGGCAGTCTTACACCGTCCGGCACGGGATTGAGACCTTCGAAGTTCTGGTTCCGCTCAAGAATGCAATGCTTTTCGAGGTGAAGATGCTGGACCCGCTGCCAACACGGTATGCGGTGCTGGATGTTCTCCGCGAATGCGGTGGCGAACTGAAGAAGTAAGGACGCCACATGCCTATCTCCCTGTCGCTCAAGCAGCTCTTCACTAACAACGCAGTCACACTGCTTGCGCTGCCACTGGCAGCGACCGACACCTCGATGACGGTCATGACAGGGTATGGAACCCTGTTCCCAAATCCAGGGGTGAATGAGTTCTTCCTCGTCACGCTTGAGAATCAAGCTGCCACTGCTCGTGAAATCATCAAGGTCACCGGACGAACCGGTGACGTCTTCACCTTTGCGCTTGCTGATCGCGGGCAGGAAGGTACCACAGCCCAAGCGTGGGGCGCCTCCTCTGGCAACGACACTCTCGTCGATCATCGAGTTACCGCCGAGACGATGGACAGGGCGCTTGCTCTTCCACAGGCTGGGCTGAATGGCATTACGGTTCAAGATCACGGAGTACCAGTTGCTCCTGATGCTACGACTTTGAACTTTGAAGGTGACGTCTCTGTCACCGGTTCAGGCTCAACGAAGACCATTACCATTGGAGCGGTTTCAGCCAATGCTATCCATGGTGAATCAAGTTCCCCAATCGTCATTGACCCGGGCTGGACAATCCCTGGGAATGTGGCGACGTACTCTGAGACGCAGCGCGGATTCAAGTTCTTCGTCACCGTCACTATGCCTGTCAATCACCTCTCGTCTTCATTCGAAGTTCTTGGCAACATCAGCGGGAACCTGAGCGCAAACACCGAGACTGTGTCCTTCAACCGTGTTTCACGCGTTGGTCACAAGTTTATCGGCGAGGTGAACATGGCCCTAGACACAGCGCTGAAGCAAGTCAGCCTCACGTGGACGAACAACGAAGCAAACCCCGTTGTTATCCAATGTGTGCGAATCCAGCACACCGTTTAAGGCCTTGGCTAAATAGCAGGCATTGATCAACGCGCCTGGCGGCGCTTTCACAGGAGTTTTTATGGCACTCGACTTCTTCCGCGTAGAACGCGGTATTGAACTGGATGACCTCGTCCAGTACCTCCAAGGCTCTGGCATCCCAGGTGCATCTGGCGACACCGCTGCTGCATTCGTTGGTTCGGTCTATACCGACAACGCTGATGGCTCGCTGTACACCAAGTTCGCTGCCGGTACAGGTACCGACAAGTGGCAGAAGATGGCATCGGAAACGTACGTCGACAATGCTCTCGGCGCAACCGTTTCTTGGCGTGAACCAGTTGTTGTTCGCAACAACGTCGCGACGACTCTGCCAACCGGCACGGCTACCCAGCCGATCACGGTTGATGGTGTTTCGGTCACGAATGGCCAACGTGTTCTGTTCGCTGCCATCGTTGGTGGCGCTGGCAAGAACGTCTATGTCTACGACCAAGCCACTGGCCTCTTCAGCGAAGATCCACTGAACTCGGAATCGGGCGGTGACGCGGTCTACGTTCTGGATGGCACCTCAGCCGGCAAGACGTACATCTACAACGGTTCAGACTGGGTCCAATCTGACCAATCGTCCCTTGACGAAGAAGGCTACATCCGTGCCTTCATCGGCAAGGCAACGGCTGGTGCAGTCATGCCAACGTACTCGAGCACGAACTTCGTTGCTCAGTCGTCCTCGCTGCAAACCGCTGTCTCGGCTCTCGATGCTGAGTTTGGCCCGAACGTTTCCCTCGGGAACTTCATCGATCCAGCCTTCAAGGTCAACGGCAACATCCAAGCCCTCGACACTGAAATCGGTCCGAACGTCACGAATGGTGGCTTCATCACCGCTGGCAACAGCGTCAACCAGAACGTCCAAGCGATCGACACCCATCTCGGTGTGAACTTCGCTGCTGGCAATTACATCTCCCTGAACCAGACGGTTTCGGGTGCTGTGACTGCCCTCGACGTGGCCATTGGCCCGAACGTCGTCAATGGCAACTGGATCCTCGCATCGAACAAGGTTCAAGCGAACATCCAAGCTCTTGACAGCCAGATCGGCGCTGCAGTCACCACTGGTGGCTACATTGTCAACACGAACACGGTCAACCAGAACGTCCAAGCTCTTGACGCTGCGGTCACGCAAGTCACGCAACAGACTTCTGTCACGAACGTCACCTCGGTCCAGACCATCGACACCGTCGTTGCTGACGCTGCCAAGTGGTTTGTTCGCGTTGAACTCGTGTCTGACACGACCCGCGTGTACGCTACCGAAGTGTACGCTCTGAGCGACGGTGAACTGAACACCGACTTCACGCGTTACGCAACCCTCAAGCTCGGCACTGCCATCCCAGGCCTCGTGGTCTCGGTTGACAATGACGGCGCAACCAACGGTCAGCTGCGCCTTCGCGTTGCTGCTACCGGCGCCGTGAACGTCATCGCCCGCCGCGCATCGGTTCTCGTGTAATCAACCTCAAGAGTTGAATCCTCAAGGGCTCCTTCGGGAGCCCTTTCTGTTTTCCGGCTTAAATAGGTCATCACCCCTATGAGTACAGTCCGTGGCAAACATCGCACTTGCATTCCAGCCAGAAAACGGCATCAATCTTGACGACTTGGCCGGTATCTTTGCAGGTACCGCCGACCCGACAGTTCTTGGTGAAGCCGCACCAATCGGTTCTCTGTACCTTCGCACGAATGGTATGCTGTTCCAGAAGATTGGGTCAGCTGATACTGCTTGGATGGTCTTCTCGCAAGGCCTCGGCGAAGCAGTCAAGATTTCGGCGACTGACACGAATGCAGGATACCTGAACGCCAAGTTGCTGGTCACCTCTTCGCTCTCGAAGTCGGTCCAGAACGCGGGTGCAAATGAGACCCTGACGCTTGATCTGGCGAATGTCGGCACGGCAGGCACTTACACCCAGGTCACAACGAACGCCAAGGGACAAGTTACCGCAGGTACCAATCCAACGACGCTCGCTGGCTATGGCATCACGAACGGTCAACCACTCGATGCAACGCTGACAGCACTTGCCGCGTACGCCACTGTTGGCTTCGTAGCAATGACTGCGACGGACGTCTTTGCCGGTCGCACAATGACCGGCACCGCGAACCAGATCACCGTTACGAACGGTGCTGGCACTGCTGGCAACCCAACGTTCTCGTTCCCAACGACCATTCTGTTCCCAGGCACCACTGGTGTTCGTCCGCCATCTGGCACGACTGCTCAGCGAGTTGCCACAGCCCCGTACCTGCGGTACAACACCGACACGACTCGGATGGAGTACTTCAATGGCACCGTATGGGTTGAACTCGTTGCTTCGACTGGTGGTACTGTCACCTCGGTCGCCACCTCAGCACCGGCACAAGGTCTCACAATCTCTGGCGGTCCTGTCACTACCTCTGGTACGCTGACCTTTGCTCTTGCAAACGATCTGGCTGCCGTTGAAGGACTGGTGACGACTGGCTTCGCTACTCGAACCGCAACCGACACGTGGGCAACTTGGGCGATGGCCGGCACAACGGATCGCATCACGGTCACGAACGGCGATGGTTCCATTGGCGCCCCTACCTTCGACATCGCGGCAACGTACGTCGGTCAGACCTCCATCACGACGCTTGGCAACATCAGCACTGGTACTTGGCTCGGCACGACAGTTGACACCGCACACGGCGGTACAGGTCGTACCTCCATCGGCACGGCAAACACGTTGCTCGGTGTGAACACCACGGCAACTGGGCTTGAGTACAAGAACCTCGTCGCTGGCGCCGGTATCACCATTGCACCAGCTTCGCAGCAGATCACGATCACCAACACTGGTGTCACCTCAATCACAGGTACTGCGAATCAGGTCATCGCATCTGCTGCTACTGGTGCTGTGACTCTGTCGCTGCCACAGAGCATTGGAACTGGTTCATCGCCGACATTTGCTCAGGTGACTCTCGCTGCTGATCCAACGACTCCAATGTCGGCGGCAACGAAGCAGTATGTCGACGCTCGCTCGAACGGTCTGATTTGGCGTGCCCCAATCTTCGCGAACGGACTGCTGGACGATTCGATCACTGCTCCTCCATCGACCCCGAACTCGCACGACTCGTACATCGTACCAACTGGCGCGACAGGTGTTTGGACCGGTTTGGCTGGGCATCTCGTTGAGTACACTGGTGTCTCGTGGGTTGATCTTGGTCTCATTCCAAGTGGCACCCGCATCGGCATTTCACTTGAATCAGGGTCAACACCAACTGGCACCTTTGCTGGCAAGGCGAATCAGATCGTCACGGTCACTGGCACCTTCCCATACTCCTACGCGTACACCGCGCCATCGGATGGCGATGCAGTGCTGGTGTCCAATCCAGATGCCTATGATGCGTACCACCAGTACACGTACGTTGCTGCAACGTCTTCGTGGATTGAGTTCTCCGGTCCTGTCACGATTGACGCTGGCACTGGGCTGGCGTTCGCTGGCAACACGCTGAACATTGCTGATGTTGGCACCGCGGGCACGTACAACAACGTCACAACGAACGCACAGGGTCAGGTCATCAGCGGTTCCTCCGTGGCGTATCTGACTGGAAACCAAAACATCACGCTCAGCGGCGACGTCACTGGCGTCGGTTCAACCTCTATCACGACGGCACTGTCTGCGACTGGCGTCACCGCTGGTACATACAAGTCGGTGACCGTTGACGCCAAGGGTCGTGTCAGTGCGGGTACCAATCCGACGACGCTTGCTGGGTACGGCATCAGCGATGCTCAGGGGCTGGATGCTTTCCTGACAGCGCTCGCCAACGCAAGTACTGATGGCATCATGATCCGCTCTGGTGACACGGTCCTGACACGCGCCGTCATCGCTGGATCGACGAAGGTCTCAGTGGCGAACGGCGACGGCATTGCTGGCAATCCATCAGTCGATGTCATCGAAGCAAATCTGACGCTGACCAACATCGGTGGAACCTTGAGCGTTGCAAAGGGCGGCACCAATCTCACGTCACTTGGAGCTGCGAACCAAATCCTAGGTGTGAATGCTGGTGGTACAGCACTTGAGTACAAGGCAGTCACCGCTGGCTCAGGCATCACCATCACCCCTGGCGCGAACAGCATCACCATTGCAGCAGTGAACTCAGGCACCGTGACTTCGGTGGCAGCGACTGGTTCGACCGGTCTGACAGTCGGTGGATCACCAATCACATCGAGCGGCACACTGACCTTCACACTCGGCACTGAACTCCAAGGTCTGTCGGCCCTGTCAGCCGTTGGTCTCGTGACACGCACTGCTGCTGGTACGTACGCTTCTCGTTCCGTGGTCTCGGGCGTTGGCACCATCTCCATCACCAATCCAACAGGTGCTGCTGGAAACGTTGCTCTCGATCTGACGACAGTTGGCACCGCTGGCACCTATCGCTCAGTCACCACTGACACCTTCGGCCGTGTCACTTCGGGTACCAATCCAACGACGCTCGCTGGGTACGGTATCACTGACGCTGCTCCGATCACGACTCCGTTCGTTACCATCGGCGCTGTCGCAGGTATGGCAAACGAGCGGGCCCTGACTGGTTCGGCGAACATCACGATCACCGACAACGGTGCGAACTCGACTGTTGCTATTGGTCTTGCTGACAATCCAATTTTGGTTGGTACCGCGAACCTGCGCCTGCCAGTTGGCACCACTGCTCAGCGTCCAGGTACAGCGGCAACTGGTGATACCCGCTTCAACACTGATCTTTCGGTTGTTGAGTACTACGATGGCACTTCGTGGATCCGCGTTGGCAACCAACCGTTCGTCGATTCGAAGATGACACAAGGCTTCATCGACAACACGCAATCAGTTCTCTCCTTCACGGCAGGTACTCGAACCGTCACCATCACGCCGACTGGTGCGAACTTCGTGTACTACTTCGCTGGCTCCAAGATCGTCAAGACTGTGGCAGACAGCGTAGTGTTCCCGAACACCAATGGTCTGTGGTTCATCTACTACGACGCCAACTCGGTTCTCACCGCCTCGGCTTCATTCTATGACCTGAAGACGATGGTGCCGGTGGCGGTCATTTGTTGGGATGCGGCGAACAGCAAGTTCGTCACCATCGCTGATGAGCGGCACAATGCTACGATGGACTGGTCGACTCACCTGTACTTGCACGTCACAAATGGCACCAAGTACGCGAATGGTCTTGGCATCCAGAACTTCACGACTGCGGGCACTGGTGCCGCAAACACGGACGCCCAGATCGGCTTCGCAAACGGTACACTGTACGACGAAGACCTGAAGATCTCGATCACGCACTCAGCAACTCCGACTGCTGAGTTCGAACAGGTGTTGTCATCGGCTGCAAAGCTCCCGGTGTTGTACCGCGTCGGCACAGGCGCGTCGAACTGGACTGCTGACACGGCCACAGTGTACCCAGTCAAGCAAGGCACTGCGCGCATCAAGTACAACTTGAACACCGCAGGCACCTGGTCGGCTACCGACGCTGGTGAAGGCGAATACGTTGCAATGTGGGTGTTCGGTTCGAATGGCTACTTCGAACCAATGATCGCCTTCATGGGCCAACGGTCAGATGCATCACTGCAGACGGCCAAGGACAACAACACGATTGACTTGGCTGACTTCGGGAACATCCCATCGCCAGAGACCAAGATCCTGTATCGTTTGATCTTCCAAACATCATCTGGCTACGCGAACGCTCCAAAGGCGCGACTGGTTGATGTGGTGGACATGCGCACGGTGACCGTGCTGGTCACCTCGACCGCTGGCGCAAACTCGCACAGCCTGTTGTCGGGTCTCTCTGCTGATGACCACCCACAGTACGTGCACAACACGACACCTCGCACCATCAGCGCGGTTCACACCTTCAACCCAATCACAGCCACGGCACCATTTGCGTTGGGTGCGAATGCAACTGGACAGTTGGTCACAGGTCTGAATGCTGACACGGTTGACGGCTTCCATGCAGCATCGTTCCAACCAGCTGACACTGACTTGACGGCCCTTGCGAACATTGCAAGCACTGGTCTATACGCCGTCACAGGCTCTGGCACTTCGACAACTCGCACGATCTTGGCACCTGCTGCCGGCATCACGGTGACGAATGGTTCAGGTGTCGCTGGTAATCCAACCCTGGTGCTGGCCAACGACTTGGCTGGTGTCGAAGGTCTTGCTGGTACCGGTCTCGCAGTCCGTACAGCAACCGACACCTGGACCACTCGCACTCTGGTTGCTGGCTCTGGCATCAGCATCACGAACGCTGATGGTACTGCTGGTAACATCACCATTGCCCTTACTGGTGGTGGCACGGGTACTGTCACTTCAGTTGGTCTTGCGCTGCCAAACATCTTCACGGTCTCGAATTCGCCAGTCACAACGACTGGTACCTTGACAGGAACACTGGCAACTCAGACTGCTGGCACGTTCTTCGTTGGTCCGACCACTGGCTCTGCTGCTCCGACCTTCCGCACTGTCTCCATCGACGAAATGTCGGATGTGGTCATCACGACGCCGTCGACCAATCAGGTCATCGCGTACAATGGCACCAGCTGGGTGAACACTGGTGCTGTGGGTTCCAATGCTGCTGGTCTCGTTGGTGTTGGACAGGCTGGTGCAGCTGCTTGGACGCTAGTCTCTGGCTCCACGTACACTGCTGACTTCGCGCACAATCTCGGCACCACGAATGTCGTCATCACGGTCTTCGACAGCAGCACACTTGCAGTCGTTGTTCCGGATCTCGTCACTTGTACGAACACGAACACGGTCCGCATCCGTGTCATTGGCAACACCCGTACCCTGAAGGTCGTGGTTGTTGCAAACGGACAGTCGATTGTCGCTGGTGGTTCAACTCCTTCGTCGGTCATCACTGCCAAGGACGGTGTCACGGTCTCTGCTGCAGCCACGAAGTTGAACTTCACTGGCCAAGCCGTGAACGTCACTGATGCTGGCTCAGGTACCACAAACATCTCGATTGGTGCTCGCTTCGCGTACGTCGCGAACTCGCTCGACAACCCAAGCAATGCTGACTTCGCGGTCAATGCACTGGCGCCAACGACCACTGACCCAACGTTCAACTCACTGACCGTTCGCTCGTTCTCGAATACGGTGGAACAGGGTGTCGGCTTCACCTGCTCGATTCCGCCGAACGCGACACAGGTGACCTTCAAGTTCCGCGGTCGTGCTGCAACGGCTCCTGGTGCTGCTTCTGTGGTTCAACCACGACTGTACGCTCGTCAGATTCCGAACAACAGCGCCGTTGGTGCTTGGTCGGCTGCGAACGAACTGGCGAACATCAGCATCCCAACGAATGCGTTCTTCCAGTACGCAACACAGACGATTGCGTTGTCAACGCTCGGTCTCACTGCTGACCGGTTGTACCAGTTCGAGTTGACTCGTCGCATCGCTGGTGTCACGGGTACCAATCTTGCTTCAGCCTTCTACCTGGCTGAGATCATTGCTGAGTTCGCCTAATGCCGATCCAACTGAACGCCTCTGACATTCATCTTCGCTCCAGCCAAGCGATGGGGCTGCGTACCAGTGATGCACTCAGCATCTCGGTGTGGATCAATGCCACTTGGACTGGTGGTGCTCGTATCTCATTGATCGGCATCTACGGTCCAGCTACCGACGTGCCGCTCGGAGCTCCAATCACTGCCGTGCAGATTGGCAGCACAGCCGGTGGTGGCGAACTGTCCTGCTGGACTTGGGGTGGTGGAACGCTTACCACTACTGTAGCGGGCTCGATGACGGCGTTCAATGGTCAGTGGGTGCACCTAGTGTACACCCACAACGGTGGTACTCACACGCTCTATCGAAATGGTGTTCAGGTTTCCACATCAACGACAGCGCAGATCACTGGCTTCTTGAACCAGGTATACGTGAACGGTTTTCCGGGTGGCGGTACCAGCGAAGTTGCCTCGTTCCAAGCTGACGCGTATACTCTCTATCGTAGAGCATTGACCGCCGATGAAGTGCTTACGATCTACAACGCGCAGGGTGACCGTCACGGGATCGTTACCTCGCTGATCTGCCACTACGACTTTGACGAACTTGGTCAAGGTGCTACCTGCACCAGTGTCAATGATACTTCAGGGACAGGGCTCAATCTGACAGTTACTGGAGTGGGGACAGCGATCACCCATACATACACTGCCGCCCTCGCAAACTCCAACCTTAGGCCAGTCCAATGAGCAATGAAGTCCTCGGTTCTTCAACCTTCCTTGTCACCCCAACGGTGAACGGCGCTGATGTGCTGCTGAACGCTGGCGGTGTCCCTGCTATTCTGTCCGACACTACTGCGAACCGGCCCGCTGCCGGCAGTACCGGTCGACTGTTCCTTGACACTACGCTGAATGCGTTCTATCGGGACAACGGAGCTAGCTGGGACGCAATCGTCGCAGCAGCCTCGGTAAGCGGCACCACCAACCAAATCAACGTCGCGGGTGGCGTAGTATCGATTGCTGACAATGCTGTGCTACCGGGCACCGGAGCCTTCCGTCCACCAGTTGGAACAACAGCTCAACGACCTGGTGCACCGACTGCTGGTGACACTCGGTGGAACACTACAACGGCTGAATCTGAAGAGTTCAACGGCACGTTCTGGAAGCCAAAGGGCGTCGTGCTCCAAATGGTCTCAGGTTCCATCGCGGCTTCTACTGGCACGTCACAGACACCGCTCGACAACACCGTACCAACGAGCACTGAAGGCACGCAGATCTGGACGCAATCATTCACACCGTTGTCGACGACATCGAAGATTATGATCATGTTCAACCTTGTGCACTCGAACTCGAGCAACGCGAACACGAACATCTTGGCCGTGTTTGCTGGCACTACGAACATCGGAGCATCCATTGGTCGTGTCAGCGCCAACAACGGCGCTGGTTCCATGGGGCTCTGTATCACATACACACCAGGTTCGACTGCTGCCATCACCTTCTCGGGACGGCTTGGAAGCACTGGCGGTACCTGGTATGTGAACCAAACATCAGCCGCAACCCTCGGTGGCTCATTGGCTACCGAGTACACCATCACCGAGTACGCATAATGGCCATCATCCGTCCTACCTACATTGACGTCATCTCAACAATGACACCAAGGATCGACGTCACCGCGATGGGTGACGGATCCGACTATGACTCACTTGTGGCGCATGGTGGTACCTTGCCGTCGAAGGACACTCTTGATGCGCTACTCATCGCCGCCACAAAAGAGAAGGCGTGGCTGGCCATCAAGGAGAAGCGCGACTTCTTGAAAGGAAATGGCACCAAGGTCGGGAACTATTGGTTTCACGCCGATGATGCTTCTCGCATTCAACAACTTGGCCTTGTGATGTTTGGCGCCAATCTTCCAGCCGGCATCATGTGGAAGACTATGTCGGGTGCTTTTGTCCCGATGACACAACAACTGGCCATGCAGATCTTCATTGCACAGGCGACGCATGACACAATGCTCTTCACGATTGCTGAACAGAAACGACAAGCAATGATGGTCAGTGCTGACCCGGCGCAGTACGATCAGGATTCTGGTTGGCCGGAAACTTATCAAGGAGCAGCAACATGAACGTTTTTCAACGCATTGAGCGTGGGATCGCACTGGGGATCGGCAAGATCCACTGGAAGGGTACCAATGAACTCGATCAAGAGCAGGTCAGTCACATCAAGGGTCTCCTTGAGAAGGACTACTACATCCTTCTGTCACATCGAAACAACCATCTGAGCACGTTCTTCATTGGACTGCTCTCGTTCTGCCTCACAGGTAAGTGGGCATACTGGTGCCACGCGTTGATGAACGTTGAAGATGAGGTCAAGACGGATGATGACTACCGCTTCATCGAGGCAGTTGGTACCGGTGTCCGGTATGCTGGGGTCAGTGAAGTCCTGGATGTGCACGGCATCGTGCTCTTGAAGCCGAAGAACATGTCACTCGAAGAGTGGACGGCGGCCCTGGACAGGGCAAAGACGGAACTCGGCAAGCCTTATGACACGTTGTTCGACCTGAGCAATGATCAGTCGTTGTCATGCGTCGAGCTTGTTCGTGTTGCACTTCAAGGCAGCCCGAACTACGCGGCGGACTTTGCGAACTTCGAAGCCATGATCAAGGCAAAGAAGAACCTGACGCCTTCAATGTTCTACGACTGCCCGGACTTCGAGGTGGTGTACGAAGTTCGTCGGTAAATAGAGCATGTCCATCAACGCCTGCTCCATCAACGGTTTCACCATTGACGCCAGGCGTTGCCGTGACAAGTTCCACGACCTGATTCCGATTCTGCACCCACCAACCACCACACCGACATCGAACGGTGGTTGGACGCAGAAGCGGCCGCCTGAGCATTATCGTGGCATCAACCCGCCACGCTGGGATGACAAGCAGGTTCCGACCCCGACCGAGCTGGATCGCGTTACCGTCACTGTCGAGATCTTCGGCATGAAGGGCTCTGATGAACAGCAGATCGTACCGCGTCTGGATCTGGTCACCGTCACCGACATCCACATTGAGAACGGTGATGTTGACGTCCACATCGACAACTTCCAAGTGACCATTCATGCTGACACTGACAAGCACTAATCGGGTAACCTTCAACGTGAACGTGTTCGGCACTGCCGCAACACCAACGGTGAGGTGCATCCTGGGTGAAGGTCCTGGGCTGTCGTTCCCAGCGACGAAACTTCAGGACGGACAGTATGAAGTTCTCATGGACCTGCCGAAGGACCTGAAAGTGGGTGCGCACCCGTTCAAAGTCGAAGTACTATTGAACGGTCGGCTGTTCACTCCAGTGACTCACAGCGTCGAGGTAACAGGCGGAGCCACTAATCCTGTTCCACCTGTTGTTGCACCTGCCGTGCCTGTAGCCACACCAGAGTCCGTGGCTCCTGCACCGACCGTTTCACTGATGGCCAGTGTCACCGAAACTGGCGCAAAAAGCCGTGCAGCTATTTCAGCACTCGAAGCACTGGCAAAGAAGCCAGTCGAGCAGCGGGTCGCGCCAAAGCATGAGCCTGTTCGGGCGAAACTCACAATGGCTGACATTGCTATGACAGCGGAAGCCATTGAGCCGACTCGCAAGCCAAAGAAGGCAGCCAAAGTTCCTGAAGCCATCTGCACTCCAACCGTCCCGGTCACAATGACCAAGGGCGCCATCATCTACAAGTGACATACACATCATGAAGATCCTCAGCGACAACGCCGTCTCGAAGACTGAACTCAACGACCTCCTAGCAAACCAGACCGTTCTCCTGAACGAGTGGGCGGTCCAGAAGAACCAAATCACGGACCTGAAGGCAATGCTCTTCGCCTCATTCGTCGTGAACATCGTGGTGGCGCTCGTCTGCAAGTTCGTCTAACGCGCGGAGCGTAGCAGGCATTAGCCGACGAATAGCCCGCCGCCGTTACAGACCCGTTCAACACGGGTTCAAGGTTCTGTGGTATAGTGCTCCTATGCACTTCCACAAGGACCTTTCCAATGCTCACTGCTAGCCAAATCGCTGTCCTCAACGGCGTGATCTCTCGTCTCCAGGAATTGGTCAACATCAAACGGGACTCCGTCAGAGACCTGCTGCAGGTCTACACCGTCGGTGGTCACGACGCCGAAGCCGCTCGGGTCCTCGCCGAGACCGAATCCATCGAAATCGCCCACATCGTCACCACCATCACGGAACTGCGCAACCTGCGCGGGAACTGACATGACCATCGAAACCAACGTACAAGCCACGCTCGAGTACCTGGATGCGGCCATCGATGCAGCGCATCGCGGCATCGCCTTGGTGCACCAGACGCTCGGAGCAGCCCGCAACAGCGATCAACGCAAGGGGTCCGAACTCGCGCTGGCCGTGGCAGAACGCCGCCTCGACGAGCTGAAGACGGTCCGCAAGCTGCTGACCAAGGTTGCCTGATCATGTCTGAAGTCCTCGATCGTCAAGCCGCGATCCTCACGGCCGCCCGCCACGCTGGTGATCACATCGCCCGCGTCGTGCAGCTGCTCATCGACGGTGTTGCCTTCCCGACGGACGGCAAGACCTACGAGGTCTTCAGTCACGAGGGTGACGAGCTCGGTTCCATCACTACCGCCGATCTTGGCTTCGCCATCAACCTCATGCGTCGCATGGGCCGCGAACCTGGTAAGTGCAAGCACTACACCTACGACCCAGCCACGAAGACCTTCCCACCGACCTACCAACCAGCTTTCACTTTCGCGTGGGTTGGTTGGATCGGCCACTGAATCGCTAAGGACATCCATGTTCCCGAACATCAAGCATCTCTCCGATCTGGTCCCGCACATCCAGGACAACCCGCAGATCCGGGTGAAGGTCGAGCCGAATGGCTTCACCGTCGTGTGCTACATGCTGCAGGACGAGGACACCTTCTCGGGTGCCAACGCCGAGTTCGCAGCCGAGTGCCGCGGTATCACGTTCGACACGAACGGCAAGATCGCGGCTCGGACGCTGCACAAGTTCTTCAACGTCGGCCAGGAAGACAGCACCCGTCCCGAGGTGATCCGCTGGCAGGACGTCGTTCGCATCATGGACAAGCGTGACGGATCGATGATCACGCCGGTGCTGGTGAACGGCGGCGTGAAGTGCAAGACCAAGAAGTCGTTCGACACCAAGGAAGCGGCCCTGGCCGACGAGATCCTGCACCAAATCGAAACCATCGATGGTGCCAAGGACCAGTTCAAGCTCGAATGGACGCGCAATCTGCTTCGCTTCGGCTACACGCCGACCTTCGAGATCACGTCACCGAAGTTGCCGATCGTGCTGCTGTACGACAAGGACGAACTGACCCTGCTGCATGTTCGCGAGAACGTGACCGGCCGGTACCTCGACGAAGACGAGGTGAAGGCGCTCGAGCCGCCGTTCCCGATCGTCGAGAACGTGATGCGGCAGTTCATGCGCCCAGGCGTGCCGGCCAATCTCGTGTCCTGGGACCTGCTCAAGACCGCGGCCGAGACGGCCGAAGGTGTCGAGGGCTGGGTGATCCAGTTCCGCAATGGCGATATGGTCAAGCTCAAGACGGCCTGGTACTGCGCGCTGCATCACTCGGTGACCTTCACCCGGTGGCGTGACATCGCTCGCTCGGTGGTTGCGGATCAGTCCGATGACCTGAAGGCGGCGTTCGCGATGACGGGCCGCTCGATCGAGCCGATCCTGTTCGTGGAACGCGCCATCAAGAACAAGATCGCGCTTGACCGTGGAACGGCTGAAGTGCATGCACTTATCGGCACGCTGGGCAAGACGGCCAAGGACATGGCGCTCATGCACAAGGGCCATCCGCTGTTCGGCCAGATCATGCGGCTGTTCCGTGGTCAGGAAGTGAACTGGATGGAGTTCTACGAGAAGAACCATCTCGACACCGACTGGTCGCTGGAAGTCGTGGGAGAAGAAGCATGAGCTATCGCGAACGCAGTCACTGGCTTCTCCTCACGCAGGAGGAGCTGAATGCCAAGCCGACTCGTGAGCTGCTCGCCATCCTGCAGTGGGCGCGGTACGTGCCGAAGTGCTCTTGCGGTCAGATGCTCGGTGACTGCGACGGTGGCCTGACTGAGGACGAGCGCCAGCGCGTTCAACAGCGCTTCGCGCTGAAGATCCGTACCAAGACCGCGCTGAACACGCAGTACGACGGCGTCGTTCGCGGTCATGTCCCGGGTCGCGCCGAAGGCAAGAAGATCCGCCGTGATCGTCAAGCCCGCAAAGAACGCAAGCAATTGGAGTATTGACATGGCCTGCAACTGTCCCGATGCCGAGTGGCACTACACCTCTCGCTGCGCTGGTGCTCAACGACTGCCAGCGGCGCAGCCTGCGACGTACCAACCGGCTCGGCCGGCCGAGCCGCGACAAAACATGCTGGCCTGCAAGTGCCCAGATGCCGAATGGCACCACTACGGCTGCGCCTTGTCTGTGCAGCGCCACCCGTTCACCTTCAACGCGTGAAGATCATGTCCGAATACACCATCACCCACGACACTGGCATGGAAATCTGGCGCGGCCAGGCGCCGTGTCCCGAGCAACTCCCGTACGCAGGTGATGTGCTCGAGGTCGTCAAACCGTTCTGGACGCTGGGCGAGTACCAGTACCTCGAAGGCGACACGCTGACGCTCGAGCAGCGGACCCGCAAGGCACCCTTTGGCCGGTCCAGCTCGCTCGGGAATTGGATCGTCAAGGACAAGTACCAGACCTCGATCTGGACAAACATCGAGTGGATGCTGGCTGACGGCATCGTGAAGGTCAAGTGATGATCACCGATTTCAGGGGCGTGGTCGATGACCTCTTCGAGTACCTGTACCGGCAGCGCGACGATTCGCTCCGTGCTGGCGACATGGCTGGGTACTCTGAAGCCGTCGACGCGCTGAATCTGCTTCGCGACATGGTCGCCAAGAACACAACATCATGACCACCTTCAAGCACTACGAGCTGGGGTCGCTGAAAGTAGGTGCGCAGCTCGCGCTCTCGAATCGGCTCTACGTCTCTGGTTGGACGTTGTCGAATCTCTACCGCGACTTCGTCGACGGTTACAGGGCCGAGGGCTCGCAGATCGTGATCGCAAGCCATGGCTCAAATCCAGCAACCCCAGTCGCCCTGGCGCTGTACTACGGGCGGGACCATCAGGTCATGGCTTTCACGCGTCAGTCATTCCGCCGTCAGGGGCTGGCGGTCGAGTGCGTCAAGCGACTGAAGAACCTCCCAGAGAACGTCGTCGCTGGTGAAGGCATTGATGGCACGCTCGAGTTCTGGCAGAAGGCCGGCATCCCAGCCCACGCCCGCGACTACAACTTTTGGCCAAGAGGTCATCGCTTCGAATAGCGGTCGGCGACACCAGGAATGCACCAGGGACCCTAGGGTCCCTGAGTTGTTTGGTACTACACCGACACCTTCGAGTGTCGCCGGCCTGGAACTGTTACATCTGCTGAAGAAAGCGGGGCCGTAGCCCCACTGAAACTTACGCGCGACGGCGGACTTGGCCGCCAGCGGAGACGCGCTCTTCAGGCGCGTCGAGGTGCGTGAGGAGCTCACGCACGAGTTCAGAACGTTGGATGTCGCGATGGGTGAACTGGATCACCTGAATCATGCGTGACTTCCCAGCCAAGCGGCGCGTCAGCCACTCAAGGCCATTCTCGGCGATACCGCGAAGATCGCACTGAGAACCGTCGCCGTTCACGACGAATGTGCTGTAGTTGCCGGCACGTGTGACGAAGAGCTTGATCTGCTCGATCGTCGTATTCTGTGCTTCGTCCAGAATCACGTACGAGTTGTTGAACGTTCGACCACGCATGTACGCGAGCGGCGCGAACTCGATCTTGCCGCTGTCCATGAGCTTCTTGGCCATGGTAACGCCGACGAGCTCTTCAAGCGCGTCGAGCAGTGGGCGGAGATACGGACTGATCTTCTCTTCGAAGGTGCCTGGAAGGAACCCAAGGCTTTCACCTGCTTCGCAGACCGGGCGTGTCAGCACGATCTTGGAAACTTCATTGGACAGAAGCTTCTCAACGCCAACAGCCATGGCGAGGAAGGACTTACCGGAACCTGCAGGACCATCGCCAATCGTCAGCGGCATTTGGCGCAGCGACTCAAGGTAAAGTTCTTGTGCAAGTGATTTCGGTTGTGGAGTGAAGCGGAGTTTGATAACCTTTGGACCCTCTTGGGAAATCGGTTGTGGATACTTGTTTTCGCGGTTGAGAAGCTTACGACCCATGTGATCCTCCTACAGGACTGGGTGATGGCGAACTCGTCAGAGCAGGAGGTTGGCCTCCTGATGGCGGGCGATAACAGACAAACGGGCCGGAGTAAAAGGCTGTGCGACGATTGTTCGCACCTGTTGTAGGGGTTGGCCCTCATCTGCCTCGAGAACGATGCAGGCTTGTTGCTGCACCGGGGAGTTCCTTGTGTTGGACATTAGTCCTGCTTGTAGGTAACGAACTTCATCCAATCGACGACGTTCTGTTCCTTGTTGTGCAGCATGCACTCACCAGCGGCGAGGCAGTCCAACAGGTACTGCGCGAGCTTCACATGCTCAGCGTCCTTCATTTTCAACAGCGCTTCCTTGACTGCGGCTGACGTGCTGTCATCACCGTAGTTCACAGGATCTTCCATCTGGAGATCGGCGCTCTTCAAGCCGTTCTTGAAGAAGCCACTGACCTTCGCGAGGACAAACAGCTGATAGGGGTTCGTGACCTTGCCGGCACTGACAATTTCCTGCAGCGTGAGATCGACGAGACGTGGAGTGTGCGTTGGAGCACCGTACACGGTATCGCTTTCGATCAGTTGATGGAGTTTCATAGTGCTGCCGGTTAGGTTGACGATGTGCTATTTAGCCCCGTAAATAGGTTGTGCCAAGGAGAGAACCATGTCCGAGACCTTTGTTGATCAGCCTACGAACCCTATTCCTCCGCCAGACACCTGGCATGAGCTATCGTATAACCAATTGCTCGATGCTAAGACCCAACTTATGAACAAGCTCTACCTGGCCCGCGGGAAGCCTCTGTACCTCAAACCGCTGAATACGGCGCTTGAGCGCATCGAGGCCTTCATTGCAGCGAAGCTGCAAGATCCGCGCGGTTTGGGTTAATGCGCCTTGTAAGTTTCGAGCATGCGCTCGAGCTGCGCGTGCAGGTTCACTAGATCGGCCGTCAGGCCCTTCGGAAGCTTTCGCTCCAGGACCTGCCCGATGAGGTAGTACGCCTCATCGATGACATCAGCCCAGTCTTGTTCGTCCATTTCATCAGGTGGAACGACATCCAGCAGATACATGTCGTGAACCTCGACTTTCTCGAGGAGCTCCTCGACTGTCGGTTCATTGGGCTCATTCTTGCTAGGCATCCTGTTCCCCTTACACGTGGCACTAAATACGACAGCACCGTCAACCTAGACAGCCGACCGTGACGGAGCTATTTACCATCAGTCGGCGGAGGTATCACCATGGCTTATTCTCTCTTCTGGCGCTCGCCAGCGCTGCCGTTCACCCAGAAGCAGACCGCAATCAGCGTTCCAGCTGGCGCGGTAGTTTCAAACGCAGCGTCACTTCGCTTCACCGGCAAGGGTGCGACGAACTACGGCAAGGTTCAACAAGAGAACCTGCTCCGTCTGCTCGAGAACTTCGCAGGCCCAACAGCTCCAGACTTTCCAACTGTTGGCCAGTGCTGGTACGACACCACGGAAAACAACCTCAAGGTCTGCATTGCGACCTTGGGTGCTGGCTATCCAGCGGTCGTTTGGCAACAGCTGAACGCCACGCAAATCACCGGCGTTGGTGATGCACCGCCACCAAATCCAGTGCTTGGTGATACTTGGTTCTCACGGACTGGCAGCGCCTCTGGCATCATGTACATGTACACTGGCATTGGCCGGTATCCACAGCAAGCGTGGGATGCAACGATCGACTACTGGCCAACAACCTCCACCACTGCCGCTGTCAAGCTGAACACCACGACCTTTGCAGGTGCCGTTGGTTCAGGTTATGGTGAAGCCTACGTCAGTGCTCCAGCTTCAGACACGAATGGCACTATCAGTGTGCTCGGTGTTACCACTGCACTGCCGCGTGGTATCATCGGAAGCCGTTGGCCTGTGACTGATGCCCTTATTGTCTGGGACCAGGGTGGCACCATCAGTGCACCGCTTTCAACGTATGTCATCGTACAGCAAACGGTAGATGGTAGCCGCTGGTTCTACGACAATCAGACAACGCTTGTGGAGTTCACTCCGACTGCCAGTCAGTATGCCATTGGCGTGATCACCGTTGGCGTCCAAGATGACCAGCTCTCGCCTGGTATCACCTCCGCCACGTTGTGGAGCACCGCGATGCCTCTCAAGAACATGATGCAGGCTCCAGCTGCACTTGCTGAAGGCGCCATTGGCGGTTGGGAACAGATTTGGCCAACAGTTGAGACCCATGGTGGTCGTGCTGAGTATGAGTACGTGTACAACCAGCTGGCGCAGCTCATTGGCGATCCAATCATCTTCGGTGGCTCAGGCGCCGAAGGTCGTTCCATTCCGTGGCTCACCGATTTCCGCGCTCTCGATGCAAGCATGCAGCTCGCGTACACCAACATCACACCGCTCGACACGAACGTATCCGCTGGATCATACACGGTGGCGAATGGGTTGAACGCATTGAAGGTCGACGTGAACTCCCAGGACTGGGACAAGCTGCTTGCCGCATGCCGTTATGCGGTGAACCGGCTTGAGCTGCCAAGTGGCATCACTGATGACATTGCCTTTCATCCATTCGTGCAAGACGGCCTGCCTGGGGACCCGAACATCACGGCACTGTCCGGTATTCGTGCAATTCCACGTGATCGCCGCCAGCGCAATCGCATCGGCGGTCTGACTGTGTTCTCGTCCTATCAGGAAACACTGAACGTGCTGCGCGCTGCGATTCAAAACCGCTACCTGCTCAAGGGCATTCTCGAGGCTTCCGGTGTTGGCAACGCGCTGTACACGAATGCGGCCATCACTGCTCAAACAGCGTTCACCGCCACAGCAGCGTCATTCACAGGAACAGTCACGCACGGTCTCGACTTCGTGTTCACTGATTCGACACCTGACGTCGAACAGTTCTTCCGTTCTGGTGGTGCTCTGCAGTTCATCATCTCACACGTGCCATCTGCATCGCCAACTGCAGCCGACACAGCATTGAAGTCGATCTGCGATACGATGGGCCGCGTCCGGGTGTTGAACAGCTCGACTCTGGTGATGTCTCCATCCCCATCCCCAACCGCAACCTTGGCGCAAGCCCCTGGTGCAAGCGGGTTCGCAAACATGACGTCCACTGGTGTGACATTGGCAACAATGACTAGCGGCACTGCAACGGTTACAGTTCGTGGGTTGGTGGTACAGGTGAACTTCGTGAACACCCGAGCTCGGGTGTTGTTCGACATCACTCCAGGTGGTGCAACGACCGGCACGTTCTCGGTGGCTTGGAGCTACATCTCTGACAACGAGATGTACAACAATCCTGGTGCGGTGCACGTCTATCCGGTGCCAATCGCGTATGTCGCTGCACACAAGCAAGGCTCGGCGTTGTTCATCTAACGGTCCCAACTTTCACAGTTTACACCTCTGGCACGATACGCTACAATGAACTCTGTCCCACCACCAACAGGAAAATTCATGTCGCGTACCCCCATCATTGTGCCAGGTCAAGTGTACCTGCATCCCGTGTTCAACGAGTACTTCGTTGTGACGAAGGCAACCCGCGGTGACATCCAATTTCGGGGACCCGGTTTCAGGGGGATGCACGAGGTCGAGTTGTTTCTCCAGCGCTTCCAACCGGTCGACAGCAATGATCTGAACGGCGCGGAAATCCAAGCGCTTGCCGAGTTCACAACCGCGCCGCTCAGCACCGGCTGGGTTGCCCGCGATGACGACGAGTTCGATGAGGAGTGACCTATGGCGAAGATTCTTACTTCACGCGATGATGAACCCAGTGTCATCGGCACCATTCAAGAGCTCATTGGCATTGGGTGCGATGTCATGGGGCTTGACACCGAAGAACCATCTGATGATCTTGAAGACACAGTTGGTGAGCTGATCGACGTGGTCGTCGGCATGGCGAACAAGATCGACGATCAAGCGACAATGATCGGGGTCCTGAACATGGACGCGCTCGGGATGAGCATGGCGAACATGGCGCTTCGCAGTGACCTGATGCAGGCGGTTCGCGTCATCAGCGCGCTTGGTGCGCGCGTTCAAGACGGTGGACATGCGTTCCAGCATGCGTACACGGCGTTTACCGCGAACTCAGTCGCGAGTTACGACCACACGAATGGCGCAATCGAGATCACGTACCGCGAAGACGATCTTCGCAAGGCACTTGCCTCGGCCATCGAGGACTACATCACCGAAGTGGCGCGTTCAGCACTTGCCTGAACCATGCGGCCGTGTTAGCACGGCATCTCCATAAAGGGACCTCAGGTACGCTGAGTGTCCCTTTTCTGCTTCCTTGGCTTCAGCCATCGTTAGCCCACCCTCAATGACCCTGAAGGATAACTGCACCGCGGTGACGTCGTAGAGTTCATCGGTGAAGAGCTCGCTGATGCCGACGTTGATCGTGGCTCGCGCATTTCGGAAGTTGCTCTTGTGCCCAGAGAGACGGGTCTTCGGACTTTTGGTACGGCCTGCGTACCAAAAGGTTTCGGTCTGCGCACCTCGCGTTAGATCGAACTGCAACTCGTAGACGCTTTGCTTCCCGGGTTCGTGGCTCCCGTCGTCAAGGCTATCCGTGAAAGGAATGGATTTGAGATGCTGCGCGTATTGAGCAGCAAGCCCGTTCAAAGAGTTGGTGGTCATTGCTGCTCTTGGTGATGAACAGCTTCTGGCATTCTAAGTTACAGATTTCTTGGACCGTTACACTTCCGTGGTTCTCGAACCCGAAACTCATGTTAAGATGCCTGTCATGAACACCCCTACCTTCTTCTTCGCAGCCACGGACATCGTGGTCACGGGTTCCAACCCCGAAAACGCGGACGTCACGAATCCTCGCGGCGAGTACTTCGGTTCCGCAGGTTACGTGGTCGCTGAGGACGCCGTCGGCAATCGCGTTCGCCTGCACATCAAGACCGAGCAACGCGATGCCGACGCTCTTGCCGCAGCCGGTCGCGTTGCCGATGCGCTGAACGCTCGCCTGGCTTCTGGCAAGCTGCCCGTCGCGTTCGATCGTTGGGAGGAAACCTTCCCCGCCTACGGCTCCGCTGCGTACGACCCGCAAGAAGAGATTGAATGGGAACGTCGCGTCGAAGAAGACGCCGCCTGGTGTCAGTGATGGCAACCCCAGCGCAACCCATGCTCTGGACACAGAGCACGAAGACCTCGCTCGCCGCGCTGACCATCGGCACGGTCTGCTGGGTGTACTCGCAGGACACCACGCGCTGCCAGACCGCCGTGCGAGCCGAAGACGGCTGGCGCTGCCACGGTCAAGACCACTTCTACGTTTCTGGCGTCTCCAAGTTCATCGTTCTCCCCACGAAGTAACCACCATGAAACTGCATCGCGAAAAGGCGCTGCGCGAAATCCTCGCCAGCGAAGACACCATCGAAACTGCCGTGAACGGGCAGACCGCTCAAGAGCAGCGCCAGGCGGGATACGCCGCGCGCCGCGAAGCCGAGCTGGACGCCCTGGGCCGCTGGATGAACTCCAAGCAGCGCCGTAATCTCCGCAAGACACTGGAACGCGCGAACGCGCAAGAGGACTGACTCATGAAACTGCTCAAGGAACTCGCCATGTACAAGAGCCTGTACGTGATGCAGCTGCAGGCCGAAGATGCCCTGAAGACCTGCACACCCGCCGAGAAGCCGGTGCTGGAAGCGCTGCTGACCGTGAACGATCTCGACATGGCGCGACTGCTCATCGCCGAAGCCACGGGCGATGAAGAGACGGCCAAGACGCTGCGCGAGTGGCTCGTGAAGAAGACCATGCGCAAGGCCGGCACGTCGAAGTTCTCGGATCCGTTCGGGCTCCTGCCCTGAGAGATGTAACGGTCAGCACACCGTCCCGAACCGTGATAGAATGATCTTCTCAACGGAGAAAACATGTCACTGTTCAACGTTCCCCGTCTTCAACAATACCGTGCTCTCGGCTACAACGTCCTGCTGTCCGGCCATGCCGGCGTCGGCAAGACGGCCGTGATCACGAAGGTCTTCGAAGGGCTGAAGTGGAAGTACTTCAGTGCCCCGACGATGGACCCGTGGGTCGATCTCGTCGGCGTGCCGCATCCAGTCGACGACAAGGTGCGTGGTGGCAAGGTCCTCGAGCTCGTGCGCCCCGAGTTCATCAAGGCTGATGACATCGAGGCGATCTTCATCGATGAGCTGAACCGCGCACCGGACAAGGTGCTGAACGCGCTGATGGAGCTGATCCAGTTCGGGAGCATCAACGGCCTGAAGCTGAACAACCTCAAGATGATCTGGGCGGCCATCAACCCTGACGACGACGAGGGCGAATACGCGGTGAACAAGCTCGACCGCGCGCTCAAGGACCGCTTCCAAGTCCAGATCGAAGTGCCGTTCAAGCTCGACGAGGAATGGTTCAACGCCAAGTACCCCGACGTCGGTCCCGCGTTCTGCAGCTGGTGGAATGACCTGCCGTTGGACCTCAAGAAGGACATCTCGCCGCGCCGCCTCGATTACGCAGCGGAAGCGTACCTGAACGACTGCCATCTCGGCGATTTCCTGCCGGAACGCGCGAACATCGGCAAGCTCCGCCAGTCCATCAAGGCCGTGCCATTCGCCGAGCAGCTCGCCGCGATCAAGACCGAAGCCGAGGCCAGGAAGTTCCTGAGCTCCATCAACAACGCGACGCGACTGCTGCAGCTCGCAACGGCCAAGAACCCGCAGGCCGTCGAGTTCTTCAACAAGTTCCGCTCAGTCATGCCACAGGAACTCGTGGATGCGTTGACACCCGCGGTTGCTGCAGCCGCCGCGAATGCGCGAGTCACGACGCTGGCCGAGCTGCTGCCCTCGATCGACAAGGCCGGAAAGCTCGGCGAAGTCGAGCTCACGCATCTCTTCAACGAGCCGGCTTTCGTGTACCAAAGCGGCTCGCTCGAGGAGGACATCAAGCGCCAGGTGCGAATCGGTTCCGCGTCGTTCCGCAAGCTCGTGGGACACCTGAACCTCGTGCTCGGCAAGGCCGCCAAGCCGACGCTCGCCAAGGCCTGCCTGAAAGCCGATGGAACTCGCACGAATCTCGCGACGATCGCGATGCACATCGCAGCGCACGACACGACGTTCCAGTGGTTCTCGAAGGAAGAGCGCAAGAAGATCAACGCCCACACGTACCTCCATGGCGTTGCCGCAGCGAAGTGGATGTAACGCTCAGCCCAAGCCTTCGGGCTTGGGATAGAATGTCTCTATGAACGCCGAAACCATCCTCACCGCCGCCTTCCTGTCGCTTCTCAACGCCGAGGAACAACAGCTCGTTTGTGATCGCATGCGCCACGGGTACGCGCTCTTCGACGCTGGTGAAGCCGAAGCCTGGCTGCGCCGGATCCTCGACGAGAAGCTGCATCTGAGCGTCAGCTACTCTGGCTTCTACAGCGGCCAGAACATTCCGGCCCCCTGCCTGCGCTGAACCATGAAGCACGACTTCAAGTCCATCGAGCCGATCTCGGCTGAGCTGAAGCGCGAGATCAGCGCGGAGCTCGAGCAGTTCCATCGCGTCTTCGACGTGTTCTGGGGCCTGTCCGAGATCTTCTTCGCGCCGGCCGGACACTCGCTGAAGACCGCCTGCGTCGCCTTCCCGCCCGGTGGCAAGTGCCACATGATCATCTCGAAGCCGTTCTGGGACGGCCTGAACGCTGACGAGAAGCTCTTCGTGATCATCCACGAGTGCTTGCACGTGATGCTGGACCACGGCCTGCGGAACGCGCGGAACATCCCTGGTGCGACGCCCAAGCTGATCAACATCGCGCAGGACATCACGATCAACGAGATGATCGTCGACATGTTCAACTTCATGCGTGGCCTGATGCGCGACTGGCGCAAGTACTGCTGGATCGAGACCTGCTTCGCGGATCCGAGCCAGATCGAGCGGAACCAGGTCTTCGAGTACTACCTCAAGGAGCTGATCAAGAATCCGCCGCCCGAAGACATGGACTCCATGGATGACCACGACGAACTCGGCGGCTACAATGACGGTGATCCGGATCCGCTCGCGCAACAGCTCGGCGAGTACCTGACCTGGGACGAACTTCAGGCCATGGTGAAGTCCATGGGCAAGGAAGACGGTCGCGGCATCGGACTCTCGCCGTTCAACGTGATCCTCGAGAATCGCACTCCCGCGGTCGTGGACTTCAACATGCTCGTGCGGAAGCTCAAGCGGAATGCGAAGGCCAAGGCCTACAAGGAAGAAGACTCGTTCGCTCGCAGCCCGCGCCGCTTCGCCAGCGTCTCATCTTCCATCATCCTGCCGGGCCGGCTCGAAGGCAAGCCGCACCATCAGACCCTGATCACTGCGCTGTTCTTCGACGTGTCTGGCTCCTGCATGAGCTACTTCAACACCTTCAACGCGGTGCGCCAGGCCTTCGAGAAGGAAGAGAAGCTCTTCGACATAAGGACCTATGCCTTCGACACGCGAGTGCAACCGGTGAAGCCTGGTGAGAAGCTGGCTGTAGGCGGTGGCACCTCGTTCGACATCATCGAGACCGAGTGCCGCAAGCTCGAGCTCGAGACCGGCAAGTACCCTGATTGTGTCGTCGTCATCACGGACGGCGAAGGAAACCGCGTCGCTCCGAAGCACCCTGGCCGCTGGGTTTGGCTGCTCACGAAGGGTGCCAAGCAGACATACATCGATTCCCGCTCAGCCGCCTGGCCAATCGCCAACGTCACCTTCTAAGGACCACCATGAACTTTGCCCTTGAACTCGCTCGCGAAATGGATCGTCGCTTCCAGAGCGGAAACGCGATCGCCATCGAGAAGGCCACTGTCCCGACTTTCGAGTGGAAGCTCCTGTACGCGGCCATCGAGACTGACACGGCTTCGCTCGCGGATGCGCTGACCCGCATCGACGCGATGCAAGCCAAGATCGACGCGCTGATGCTCGAGTTCTGTCCCGAGGACATGACGCCTGAGCAGATCGCTGAATGGGGTGCGCACCAGCGCCCGGTCAGCGAAGTCGACGCGACGTTCGATCTGTCGTTCGCCGCGAGAGACCTGCCGCCCGCGGATCTGGCCGAGTTGGCCGGGTCTCGTCACATCCCCACCTGAGGAAATCACATGACCACTGTTGCCGAAGACCTGCTGAACTCCATCCAAGCCGCGTACGACGAGCGTGCCCGGCTGCTCCACGCCGCCGAGATGACGACCGTGCGTATCAAGCGCCTCCAAGCCGAGCACGGCGTCGCGAGCAATCCGCCGACCTGGAAGAACACGCTGAAGAACGACGGCCGCGTCAGCGGCGATGCCTTCAGCCGCATGGCCAGCGAACTCGGGTACAAGTACACCCTGTGGAACGACCGCATCTATCACGTGGATCACGACGCCGAGAACAACGACACCGGCCTGACGGTCGAATACCTGGAGCGGACATGAACAAAGCAGAACTGAAGGCCCTCATCACGCGCGAGCTGACGGCCGCCGCTCAAGCCCAGATTCGTGAAGCGCTCGAAATGCGGATCAAGGCAGCTCGCATGCTGACTGAAGCGAATGCGCTGCTGGAGGCCGCCACCAAGCGAATCGACTGCGACACTAATGGGCAACACGAGTTCCAGACGGTGCCCGGCACCGGCATGATGGGCGACCGCTTCGAAGAGAAGTGCATTCACTGCGGATGGGTACACACATGCTGATCTCTGAACACATCGCGTTCCTGCAACGCCAGCTCGAAGAACTCGGCGACGTCGAGTTCCTGAAGCTCGACTGCGAATGGGGTGCAGCCGAGTTCGATCACAAGCCGAGCGAGTACCGGCGCGTGACCTTGCCTGAAGGCACCGAGCTGATCAGCGTCGAACACTACCAGCTCTCGCACCAGAACATCCAGCAGCACAATGAAAGCTTCACCGCGCTCGAGGACCTGATCGAAGAAGCGAAGCACAACCCAGCCAGCGTGAACGCGCTCTTCGGCGATCCGGACGAGGTCATGAAGTTCTACATGATCGGCTACCACCGCGATCTGGCCATCGTCAAGGCCTGGCACGAGTCGCCGAGAGTTCTGGTGCTCTGAGGACAGTTACAGATCTCTGGAACCGTTACACTCTCCGGCAGTTTTCTGGCCGAAACCGGGTTATAGTTCACCTATCGCATCGACAACCCCGGAGAAACGAATGTCCAATACCTGCCAAGTCGCGTTCAACCAAGTCCTCGGTCGCTGGGAAGCGAACTTCAACGGCCGCACGCTGGCCTCGTCGAAGGACCCGGTCGGCGGCCCCGAGTATCTGAAGCGCGTCATCGAAGGCGGCTTCAGCAACAAGGCCAAGAACCTGAACGTCACGAAGTGCAACGTTATCGGCGGCCCGGTTCTGAACGCCGTCACCGCGACTCTCGAAGCTGCCGAGCCCGAAGCGCCGGTCGTGACGCTGGAAAGCGAATTCAGCATCAACGAGCGCTTCGACATCATGGTGGACTACGCCGACATGGTCGCCAAGCGCGAACTCGCTTCGGCCCTGGTCACTGGCGACGGCGGTCTCGGCAAGACCTTCACAGTCATGAAGACCCTCCGCGCCAGCGGCCTGCAGGATGTCAGCAAGATGGACATCGGCGCCAAGTTCGATGGCCAACGCGGTTACGTCGTCGTTAAGGGCTACAGCACTGCCAAGGGTCTCTTCCGCACGCTGTACGAAAACCGCAACCAAATCATCGTGTTCGACGACTGCGACAGCGTCCTGAAGGACCCGACCGCCGTGAACATCCTGAAGGCCGCGCTCGACAGCTACGACGTTCGCATGGTCACCTGGAACGCCGAAGGCTGGGGCAGCGACGAGGATCTCCCCAAGAGCTTCGAGTTCACTGGTGGTGTGATCTTCATCAGCAACATGCCGAAGCACAAGGTGCCGTCGCCGATTCGCAGTCGCGCTATGAGTGCTGACGTGAGCATGACCCGCCTCGAAGTCATCGAACGCATGCGCATGATCGTGGCGTCGCCCGAGTTCATGCCCGAGTTCGATGACGAGCACAAGCTCGAAGCGCTCGAGTTCGTCGCCGACAACGCGAACCACCCGCTCGTTCCGACGCTGAATCTCCGCTCGCTCGTGAACGTCGTCAAGGCCCGCGCCGCGAAGCCCGACACGTGGCGCCGCCTGGCTCTGTACTCGATGGCCAACGCCTAATCGGCCACCGACCAGCGACACGACGTGCGTCGCTGGTCACCTTCTTCAACTTCGATGAGGTACCCTATGTCCGCCGCCAGAACATCAACGATGGAGCTCGAGCTGCAACGCCTGGCCCTGGCCGCGGCAGTGGAACGCCTCATCGCTACGCTCCCCGCCGAGTCGCTCGAAAAGCGCGACGCGATCAAGACCCTGGAGGCCAGCGGCTTCCAACCGAAGGAGACCCTGCAATGAACCTCAAGACCACCGCAGCGCTGATCTGCATTGCGCTCGCTGGCTGCGACGCACGGCTGACCGTCGAGTCGGACAGCGGCAAACCGGTCGAGGTCAAGATCGGCTCGCAAGATGGCACCAAGACGACCATGTACATCTCCGAGATCTGCTACGACGGTGTTGTGTACCTCGTGACGCCGCAAGGTGGCATGGCTCCGAAGGTGAACAAGGACGATGACGGCGCGATGATGGGCATCAGCAAGTCACCGTTCGTCAAGTGCCGCTGACCACGACGGCCACCCCTGCGACACCGAATCTGAACTTCCAATAGGACATACACCATGGACTTCGAACGCTACAAGAACACCGCCGAGTACCCGTCCAAGGCGGCGTACACCACCACGTACTGGTACCGCGCCGGCAAGACGGTTGCACAGCGCACCGGCAATGGCGAGATCGAGATCCTCGACTCCCGGGTCGGTGCTACTCATTCCTCTGACGGCATCGAACTCGGCGCCTGCGCCAAGGAATCGGTGACTGACACGACCTCGTTCAACGCAGCGAAGCGCCTGTACAACGACGAGACCGGCCGCCTCACGAACATGTTCAAGCAGGACCTGTTCGCCGAGCTCGGCATCGTCGGTCACCCGAAGGCCGAGAAGCTGTACTCCATCGCCTGGGACCGCGGCCATTCCGGCGGCCTGGCCGACGTCGAGTCCGTCGCCTGGGACCTGCTGCCCCTGATCCAGGGCGACCCCTTCACCAGCTGATCGTTCGTGGTACGATCAGACAAAGCCACCACACCGGAGACCATCATGACACAACGCCTGCCCGCTGGCAAGTACTACATCGGCGATCCCTGCTACGTCTTCAACGACAAGACCTGGGATCATCTCAACGAGGTTCACTGGGACTCCATGTCCACTGGCGAGATCTTCGAACACGGCGGTGGCCAAGTCTGGATGCACACCACCAAGTTCGGCGATGGCGTGTACGATGATCAGAACGGCACCGAGTACGGCGTCGACTCCGGTCTGATCGGCATCGTGCCGATCGCGCTGATCGAAGACCCGGCTGGCGAAGAGAACGGCACGATTCTCGAATTCGCGCGCGGTGTCACCGTGTCGTACGACAACGGCACGTTCTACATCGGGAACATCACGATCAAGACGAACAGCGACATCGATCTGGACTTCGACGAAGATGAAGTCGACGGCGGGTACGGCGATGCTGACAACGATCGCTTCATCTAAGCTGGCGAATACAGCGCTGAACGCGCTGAGCATGCTGTCTGGTATGCTCGGCGCGGTGATGATGGCCGCGAACGTTGGACATGCACCACTCGCATTCGGCCTGTTCCTGATCAGCTCGTCAACCTCAGTGATCTTGATGTGGGGCAACGCACAACAGCGCGGACTGCTGGCGACGCAGATCTTCTTCGTAGGGGTGAACGTCTTCGGGTTGCTGCGCTGGAGCAATGTGCTTTGACCACCCGGGCACCGGGTAAATAGCTCCAAATCATGGAGCTTACCTTGGCAGATCAACAACTGGTGCTTGCGAAAGCCATCGACGGCGCCGTGCTGCTGGACCAACAGCTGAACAAGCTGTTGGATCTGTTCGACTTCTACGTCGAGCGCTATCCAGCTGACACCCCCTCTGAGCGTCTCGAGCTCACTGATCTATCCGTCTCCATCAAGGAGCTCGGCACCCTGCCACGAGTCGTGGCCCTCAATCTCCATGCTTGGCGCCACGGCACTCCGCCAGTCCTCAGCCGTCAGGGCTTCGAGGAACACGCCCTCGGAGAGCTCGAGCTGCATCTCTTCGCGCTGCATTCGTTCTTCGAACGCAAGGGACTCGACACCTCAGCATACAGTCCAATCTTGGTGAACGATTCAATGGACGCTCTGCGCCTGGCGAACAAGCTGCTCTGCCCGGCCTGACCCACGAGTGGTGCCTGAAGCACCTTGCAGTGTGAGACAATAGACTCACAATCGGAGACCTTCTATGCGACTGCTGGCGTTCCTCGTGGCCTTAGTGACGTTCAGCGTCCAAGCCCAATCTGTCCCTCAAGCTTGGGAAGAGCTTCGGCCAGGCGGTCCAGTCGAGATCTACTCGGTTGACACGGATCAGCCTACCCCGTTCCTGACGGGGTACATCCCTGAGACGAGAACCTGCCATCTGCTCGTGAACAACGCGGCAATTCAGCCGACTGAGCTCGAGTACCGCATCCAGGTCGCGCATGAAGCTGGGCACTGCGTTGCACTGCGAACCGGCAAGCAGACCCTCGGCGATCTTGGCATCAGCAACCGACGGTACGGCGAAACGTTTGGCGACATCTACGCGCTCGCTTGGGTGTTCGTGAATGAGCCGCAGAATCTTGATGAAGCATTCCGGCTGCTGTCTGAGACTCGCAAGCGCGATCTGCGACAGGACCGAGCATACGACACCCTTCGTGGTATGAACCTCGCGTACCGGTTGCTCAAGTCTTCGACCACTGGTGATCCAGCAACCTTTACCCTGAAGCTTTATGAGTGACATCTGTGTGTACATGGAGCAGCTTCCTTGGAAGGAAGCGATGCAGAAGATCAAGGCCCTGAAGGTCAAGAAGCATGCGAAGCTCGGGTTCTGGTACAAGCTGCTTGAGCTCGAGACAGGCGGCACCGGGCAAGTGGTTCTCTCAATCTACAGGCCGCCGTATCGTGTTGTCAAAGAAAACCGCTAAGAAGGTCATCGAGTACTCGGCGGCTGCATTCCTGCAGACGTTGATCTTGGTGTGCATCTTCCCCGAGTTCCGCGCTCCGCTCGCGGCGCTGATCGCCACGGTGACGCTCGTGACTGCGGTGGTGCTGACTGTCGAGCACTTCTACGACGGTAACGATCCTGAGAAGGACCCGCCCAACGATAAGCGGAAACGCTAAAATAGACATGTTGCTGATGAGGCGACGTTCCTAAGTCCTGCGACGAGCAGGCCACCTTCAACCACTCGGAGAACGAGATGTCACAAACCGACAAGACCACGCTTGGCGACCGCATGAAGTCGTATGAGCAACCCACCACCTCGCGCAAGGCCTTCAAGGGCCAGCCGATCATCGCTCGCCTCGATGGCAAGAGCTTCCACACCTTCTGCAAGGGCCTCAAGCGCCCGTTCGACGAGCGGCTGTCGCAGCTGATGGTGATCGTCATGAAGGAACTCGTTGATCGGTACCAAGCCGTCGTTGGGTACACGCAGTCCGACGAGATCACGCTCATGTGGTACACCGCGGCCGACTCGCAGCAGGACTACCCGTTCGACGGCCGGATCCAGAAGCTTGAGAGCCTGCTCGCTGCGTTCGCCACGGCCGTGTTCAACAAGCACCTCGCCGAGTTCCTTCCCGAGAAGGCGGACCTCCTGCCGATCTTCGACTGCCGCGCCTTCGTCGTGCCAAACAAGCAAGAAGCCTATCACGCCTTCCTGTGGCGTCAGCAGGACGCGACCAAGAACGCCATCAGCATGGCAGCCCAATCGATGTTCACGCACAAGTCACTGCAGGGCCTGCACGGCCCTGAGATGCAGGAAAAGATGTGGAAGGAAAAGGGCGTGAACTTCAACGACTACCCGCCGTTCTTCAAGCGCGGAACTTTCGCTCGTCGTGCCAAGGTCCGTCGTCAGATGACGGACATGGATTTCGAACGCATCCCCGAGAGCTACCGTCCGGCTGATGGCATGATCGAGCGGACCGAGATCCAGGCCTTCGACTGCTGGCTGTCACGCGAAGAAGATCCAGTGGCTGTGCTGTTCGATGGCCAGACCCCTGGCATCGAGAAGAAGGCTTGGGTGCCTGGAACTGGCAACTTCGCTGACTCTCGCGAGTCGTACCTGAACCACTCCTGAAAGAGACCCCATGATTCCGAAACCTTTCGCCCTGACCTGGGAAGAACAGTCAAACCTCGCGCACTTCCTTGAGGGTCCGGCGAAGAAGATGCTGGACAAGGGCGCTCAATGGGCGCTTGTCTTCAGCGCTGGTTCTGGTATCGGGACCTCCGTCACCGTGACTGCGAAGCTCGGTGACGAGATCTTCAGTGAAGACATCACTGACTACAGCGACTGGTGACCGTTACACTTCTCTGGTGTTCTGATCCCGAGGTTGTGTTATGATGCCATCATACCAACCTCGGAGCCATTATGCGCTACGACAAAGTGAACCCCTTCGAACTCGGCCGTCAGCACGCGCAAGAGTGGCTCGACGCCGGCAAGCCGCGGGTCGGCGCAAGCCGGAATCCGTTCCAACAGCCCACCGGCAAGTGGTGCGAGTACAACAAGGGCTACAACCGCACGGCCCTGCCCGAGTACTACGCGCCGAAGAAGGAGCTGGTATGCGCGTGATCCTCATCGAGCTGGAAATCATCTGGCTCGACTTCCGAATCCTTGTTCTCGACACACTGGAGTTCCTCCTATCATGAGTGCACCTGACAAAGACCTGAACGCCTGGATCGCCGATTACCTGAAGCCCAAGGCCCGCCCTGTGCCGAAGGCGCTGGCTGTCGTGGCACCTCCGATCCCGGCCGCCGAGGTTGTGAACGAACCCGAAGTCAAGCGTTCGCCGAATGACCTGCGCGGACTGCATGTCCGCGAGCTCACCTGGGAACAAGCCATGGCCCTTCAAACGAGAGCAAAGTAATGAGCTTCATGTCCTTCATCCGCAGCCTGCCGTTCGGCGCCGTCAGCGAACCGCATCTCGTCATGACCGTGCACTTCACCGGTGGCAGCACAGTGCGCCTACTCGGCGTGAAGAGCGTCGAGACGGCGAAGACTGCAGCTGGTGGCTTCGCCAGCTACAAGATCGAGTGGCATGACGGCTACAAGCCGCCGCTGGTCTCCTTCGCGCTCGATCACATCACGGCGATCATCGTCGAAAGGGCACACCTGTGATCGGCCACCCTGCAATCGATCTGCTGTTCCTCGTCACCTCGGTGGCGACGGCTGCCTGGCATCTCGGCTCTGGTGTTCGCTGGAACGAACCGCGCGTTCTCATCGAGCTTGCCTTTACGGCGGCGTTTTTGTCGATGGTCGCCAAGGACCTTGGCCTGATTGGTGCCTGAAGACACCGAATCAGACGGACATAGAACCAATCAATCGAGGGACCCTAGGGTCCCTCGGCTGTTTCTGGTGGACCAGAACGGTATCCGGTCAGTGGTACTGCACCGTCTTGGCGACAGCATCAGTCGCCTTCGCGTAGGCTTCCTTGTCTGGATCAGCCTTCATTCTGCCGCCCTTGATGTCCCAAGTCTTCACGAGCTTGATCTGTGAAGCAGGCACCGTGCCAGGGTATGCGGTGACCCCATCCGTCTTCAGCGATTTCGTGGCGTTCGCCTGGATGAAGGTGTTCATAATGGCAACGTACAGCTCCTTCTCGAGCTCCACAATGTTCTTGCTGGTGTAGCCGTACTTCTTCAGCACTGTGCGAGCATGCACCCGGAACTCGTTGCCGCGATCGTCATCATCAAACAACCACGACAGCCCGTACCTCTGAGTGCTGTGGTGCATGTTCTTGATGTGCACATCAAAGCCATCCTTCACACGCTCTGGCGACCAGATCTGACTGAGCATCGGGTACTTCGCCAACAGGGCCCGGCGGTACTTCTCACCGAGGTACTTGAACCAGTGCATCGTGTCCTCATCGGGCAGAAGCTTCATCACCATCATCGGAGTCAACGTCACCTCGAGCACCGCAGCTTCAGAGCCGTCATTGACAGCTTCACGGGTCGCGTAGTTCGCGGCTTCGGCTGCGCTTGAGGCTAGGTACACATTCTTCTGTGAATACCCGTTGATCATGTCGCTGTAGACTGAACCACGTTGACTTGGGCGCAAGCCTGTCTTCAGCACAGCGCCGGCACGGCGCATGGACGTGCCATGGAACAGCGTCAGGCTCTGGACCTTGCCGGTGAATGCACGACGGTGGTCGTACTTTTCAGCTCCACCATCGATCACCTCTTGCACCGTCATGCCGCGCACACGGTCATCACCCTTGATTTGGTAGTCGGCAGTCGCTGGCTTCACCTTCACAAGCGCCATCAGACACTTCTGCATGTCGACGATGCGCTTGAAGGAGACCTCACCGCCGAGAATTGGCACCTCTTTGGCGCGATCACGCTTATCGTGACTCTTCGGGTCGTCCATCTTGATGTCTTTGCGTCGATTGCTGGTGCCAGTGATTTTCGACATGTCGAAGTGCACGACGCCAGACTCCACATAGAACAAAGCAGATGAGTTCGGCTTATCGTAGTCGGCAGCCATTGCAGCGCTGACTTTCCGTTGGGCCGTTTTGTTTTCTTTGGAGGTGTAATCATCGCTGTCCGGATCACCACCAAAGAATTTGAACAGATCACGATCGCGGCTGTTCGAGTACTTCGGGTAGAAGTTGATCTTCGGCATGCGGTACATCACCCAGAACGCATCCTCGCTCTTGGCGATCTTCTTGTTCTTGCCTACGATGATTTCAAGGAGTAGCATTATCGCAACCTAAATGAGAACGCACCAGGATCCAAGTTCTTCTTCTCTTGCTTGAGAATGTATCGGAACTGGGTCTCAGGACCAGCTGGATGCGATGTACCCTCATACCGACTGGCCACCTTGTCAACGACACGCTTGTAGATCTTTGCACGTGTCTCCGTCTCGGCAGTGAACTCGAACTCAGCTGGCGCATAACGTTGTAGGAACTCTGTGAAAGAGTCGCGCACAAAAGCACCCACCTGTAGAGCTGATCCGGAGCCAGTAGCTCCGTACGTCTTTGTGTCCTTGGACACCATCTCACCGAAGTCGATGTGCCAGAGATTGTCGCCGTGGTACGATGCGTCGAACACAACCTTCCGGTCGCCAACCACCGCCTCGGTGCTGAATCGGTGAGACTTCTCTTTGGTGACGTGGTATTTGACCTTGCTGTCAAGCGCCTCGAGCAGTTCAGCGACTTGCATCAGCGCCCCGACATACTCGACATACTCGGCATCTTGGCCATGCGAGCGCCTGATTTGTTCGCTTCGCGATCGCGATCGTACGGACCATGCTTCTCATCGTCATCGTCCCGCAGCGACGGCATCTTTTCGGTCGCTTTGTCCAGCCAGCCATCAAGCTCGGCCGCCTTCTGCGTCGCAAGCTTGTCACGACGGTTCTTAAGCTTGTCACGCTCAGCCTTAATCTTGTCGATCTTGGCCTTGTTGTCAGGACCCTTGAGCCAGCCGAAGCCTGGGACGTCAGACAGCCCTTCTTCGATCGCTTGAAACTCTTCATCGCTCAGCCCGGTGGCCTGAACAAACTGCTTGAAAGTGATAGTCATACCCGATCCTGGGTGAAGTTCAGACCTATTTAGCCTCGTCCCAACACCAGCATACATAGAGAGCACTGCACGTTACAATTGCCACTATGAACTACATCTCAACACTCGAAGTCGCGACCCGCTATGTGCTGGGCTTCGCCTTTACCCCGTCCCGCAAGGGCGTGATCTTGATCAAGAAGAAGCGGCCAAACTGGCAAGCTGGGAAGCTGAACGGCCCTGGTGGCAAGATCGAAGCTGGTGAAACCCCTGAGCAAGCGATGATTCGCGAGTTCAAGGAGGAGACCGGCATCGACACCGAGCTTGGCCAGTGGTCTGGCTTCGGCACGCACGTTCGACCGTCTGGCGATGAGCGTAGCTACTCGCTCGACATGTTCTCGACGGTGCTGACCCTACAGCAGTGCCAACAGCTCGACATGCCGACCGATGAAGAGCCTTGCTGGCGCTCGATCGAAGGTATGAACTTCATGGATGAAGCGTACGTGGATGGCACGGTGATGTACATCGCGATGGCGGTGAATCACATGGGTCGCCCGTTCTTCACCACAACGCTCGAAATCGACGAGGAGCCAGTATGAGGAACTTCGTGTTGGTCACTGCCACGGCGTCTGATCGAATGGGCAAAACCACCTCGGGCTCAGGCATCAAGAAGCTCAAGCGTGGCCTGGCTCTCGAGCAGTTCGCAACGGCGTATCTCAGCACAGTGTTCGACACCAGCACGTACTGGGAGTTCCTCGAGCGTGACAAGTCGTGGGTCGCCATCCGGACGCTGCCTGACATGGTGTACACCTGGACATTCACCCAGTACCCGGAGCCGGAGCTGCTGTCAGCCGTCAGTCATCTGACTCGCGATGAGCTCTTCCGTGACCTCAAGGAACTTCTTCCTTTGAAAGCTGGCGTATGAAAGTCGTTGGTCTGTCTGGCGCCCAAGGTGGCGGCAAGAGCTCGCTGCTTGCTGAGCTTCAGCGACGTGGTTGGCTGGTGGACTCGTTCCGTGTCAGCCGCGCCGTGCAAGCTGCTCTGGGCTGGGATTCCCTCGATCGCGTCAAGGAGTCGTTCGAGACGATGGCGTCCTTTCAAGAGGAGGTCTTCTTCCAGAAGCATCGAAACGACTTCGCGCTGCATGAGAAGGCATGTGCCCGAACCATGGACCCCAAGGGACATGTGGTCCTCACAGAGCGCACGTTCGCTGACATCAACGCGTACACGAACCTCTGGACTTGGGGCTTTGTCGACAATGAGCAGGTCTCATTGGCGCATGCGATCGACTTCCTTCGCGGGTACACCCACGACTGCGCTGAAGCGCATGCCAAGATCTACCATGCGACTCTGCTGATGCCGCTGATGGATCACATCCCCTGGGAGAACGATCCGAACCGCGCCAAGAGGGAAGATGCTCAGTCGGTGTACGAAGACATCGAGCGGTTTGTGGATCGCAAGACGCACATCATGCACCCGCGGCACCGCATCACGAGCAAGTCCGTTGAAGAGCGGGCTGACGAGGTCGAAACGTTCTTGGCGGGCTATGGACTATGAGCACTGAACGCGACTTCGATGCCGAGCTCATGGACGCCATCTCCGATGTGGTGGACTGGTTGGACTACGAGGTCTGGTACACCTGTCCAGGCCTCGAGGAATCCGTTAGGAAGTTGAGAAACGCGCGCATGGCGAAGCTCGTGCACCAGAAACGAACCAAGAAGGAAGACTGATGGCCTACATCAAGGGATACTCACGCGCCCATCCGGGCAAGTACTCAATCGTCATCGACTGGGAGACCACTGGGTCGACATTCGGTGGTGACTCGAGTGTCGACTACCAAGGCATCGCGTTCGGCGTTGTGGTCGCTGACAACAACACCTGGGAAGAGGTCGACTGCCTGTACCGCGAGCTGCACTTCGACGAGACGAAGTACAAGTGGACCGACAAGGCTGAAGAGATTCATGGTCTGAGCCGTGCCCATCTGCTCGAACACGGGGTGTCGCGTGAAGAGGCACTGGCTGATCTGCTCGATCTGCTCCTGAAGTACTGGGCGCCTGGTCAGAAGATCATGCTCATCGGTCACAACAGCGGCTTCGATGCCGACTTCACGAACCAACTCTTCACTGACTTCGGCGTGGAGCTGAACATCCATCACGTCATGCCTGACAGCTCCGCAGTCGCCTTTGTGCTGACTGGCGAGTACAAGTCGGACGTGGTGTTCGAGATCCTCGGCGGCATCGACAAGCGTGGGCTGCACAATGCTCTCGACGATGCTCGTGCCTGCCTCACCTGCCTTCGCAATGCGAAGCAGATCTTCACTGCTGGATTGGGAGCCCAATGATGGACGACAAGACGATTGATGACCTGAACGCTGAGCTGCGCGAGCAAGACTTCCTCGATCTCGATGGTGAGCTTGCTGATGTCATCGAGGCCATGATGCTCGCTGAAGACGCGGCCTTCATGGCTGGGGCGCTCGAGCCGATCGACATGTCTGGATGGACGATGACAACGACCCAGATCGTCAGTCCGTACTTCGTGGAGCCGGTGGAAGCCAAGATGGATCTACCAGAGGTTGATGTGCCTGGCGCTGTGCGGTACGTGAACGAGGAGAATGCGTCGTACATGTTCAAGGACGGCAAGTGGATTGTGTTCAGCATGACGGCAACCAAGCCCGATCGTGCACCACCACGGATGTTGACGGGCACGTGCGATGGCGTCCATCCGCCACGCAGCATGGACTACTTCCGTCGATTTGCAGATGCACCAACCAATGCAGAGGAACTCAAGATGTGGGCCTCAATCGGTGTGAGCGGCAGCGTGTTGCGCGAGTGGGCGGGTGTCTACCCGATCGAAGATCAAGTCGTGTTCAAGGTCCCGAAGAGCTTGCGTGATCGCAGCGAGTACTGCACTGATGTGCCGCACAAGCACTCAGCTGGTCCGAACCCATGCAATGAAGTCCAGCTCATGGCACCGCAACCATGCACGCTGATTGGCCCCGACCCACTACCCAAGAAGCGCAAGATCCTGGTGTCGCGATGAACCAGTACCCATTCACCATCAAGCTACTTGTGCAGCGTCGTCCGCACATGCGCGACGACAATCTCGAGATGGTCATGCACATGGGCACTCGTGTTCTGCGACAGATCTTCGATGACATGCGGGTTGATCCAACGGTCGAGCACCTTGTGCTGTACTTCCCAGAGCGCTGGATGAACATCATCGAGGAACGGAGCCTGTGGGACCGCCTCGTGAAGTACTGTCCGAATCTCAAGAGCGTCGAGGTCATGACCCAGTCGGTGTACATCATCCAGTGTACCCGTGCCGAGAACGTCCTCATCGTCTCCTCTGAAGATGAGGTTGCTCGCACCAAGGCTGAAGGTGGCCTGACTCAGGAATCGTCTGAAGGTCGGCTGTGGTACAAGAATGTGCACGGCTTCGATTTCAGCAAGCTCACGGTAATGTGACCCAAACCCAGGTTGTCACTTTCTGGGTCGTATTGCTACAATAGCGTATGACTTGGAAACTTTACCTCGACGATCTGCGCGCGCCACCCGATCAAACTTGGGTGGTGGCCAGATCCGTGCCAGCTGCCTGGCACCACATCTGCACGTACGGGCTGCCACTCGAAATGAGCCTTGATCACGATCTTGGCACTGACACCGACGCCCCTGTACTGCTGCACTCCTTTATCGAAGCGTACCTCGACCGTGAGGAAGACAGGCGATTCGAGGGCGTCCGCAACATCAAGTTCAAAGTTCATTCTGCAAACCCCACGGGCGCGCGGAACATGGAGCTGCTTTGGGCGAATTTTCTGAGGTGTACTGAATGAACTACGTCTACAACGACGTCGAAGTGAAGCTCACAGGCCGCAAGGCCTCAAAGCCTGGCATCGGCGGCAAGCGGTCTGAACTTCATGAGATCACGCCAGCCGATGAGAATAACGGCGACTGGAAGAAGTGGGTGCCGATGCAGGCGCTCTTCCAGATCGAAGAGCAGCCAAAGCTGCCAGTACCGATGTCACGAACAAAAGCTGATGGGAGTGGCTGGGAAGACATTCAACCTGGAGAATCCCGATGAAGTACACCGTTCTTTCGACCATGCAGTTGCTGATCATGACCCTGTTGACCGGTCTACTGGCTGGCGCGCTGTCCATCGGCTTCGTCATCTGGCGTGACTACAAGCTGCTGCCAATCGTCGCCACCACTGTAGGTGGCGAGTGCATCAAGGTGCTGAACCTCCAGAACGGGCATGCCTTCTCGTGCCCGGACAAGGACGTGCTGCTGCGACAGTACCGGGTGCAGGTGCTCCCGGTTGAGGCCAAAGCCAGCCAATAACCGGTGGCCTAAATAGGGCTGTTGCAATGACAGCCCTACCATGAAAAAGTATGTGACGATGAAGTGCTCCGTGTGCGCACGGACACGCGATTCGCTGATTGACATCACGCACTACGCCACCGACAAATGCACCATCACTTTGGGGTGCGAAGGTCGGTTGGCCCCAATTGGTTATACCAGTGATGGCACGGTGCTGAACAGCATTCCTCCAACGGGATTGACGAACTGGTATCCGCGCGGCAGTGCTGTCACCGGCATCATTCCCCTAACTGAACAAACGCTGTACGACACTGCCACGGGAGCCACTAAGCGGCAGTTCATTCTCGCCGTGTCAAACACTTCACTGGGGTTCGTTCCAAGCGACAACGCCACCATTGCACTGCACCTCGCCGGTGAGCCGCAATCAGCGAAAGACTATCGGCAGTACCTGTACCGCAAGTCTGGTTCGTTCACTACTGTGAACGGCACTGAAGATGGTGCCAGCAAGAAGGTGCTGCGGTATGACATCACAGGCACCAATCCTGATGTGGTTGACGTGTACGTGAACGGGGTGAAGTACGTCAGAGGCACGACTGCCGGTACCTATCGGCTCTATGATGGCACCGTCACCTCGGCAGCGCCACCGAACACGGTTCTGTTCAACACCACCATCACCGGTTCCTCTACCCAAGTGGATGTGATCGTCACGAAGGCAGCAGTTCCGACTGAGCTGACACTGAACTTCTCGCGCATGATTCTTGACGAGTCACGCACTGGCACCGGCGCATGGGAGGGCATTGACGCCGTCAAGCATCAAGCCACCAAGGTAATGCACTCGCTGTTCTACTGCGACGTCTCTGAGGTGGCACCTCTGCAAGACGTGAAGCTTCGACTTAGCAGCACGGCGAGCACGCTGCACGATGCCGCTACCGTCACGCTCAATCCGGCTTGGGGCATCATTCTGCTGTCGCATGAAAAGCTCTACACACCACTGGATCGTCAGCGTGCCATGTACGTACCATTGAGTGCATTGAACAATGCAACCAATTACCTCGTGATGAAGTTCATCGACGGGGTGTACCAATTGCTCGTCACGAAGGACTCTGCAGTGGACGTGTTTCCACCGTTTGAAGTCATTCGCCTGAGCACCGCTGCGCTGGTGAAGACTGGCGTCACAGGCGATTCGAGCGCGCAGCAGCTCAACAACTCTGTCATCGTAGGACCAGACGCATGATCACTCCCCCTCTCGTTGTTCCAAGTTTCTACACGGCATTGTTCGAGCGCACAGGCGCTCAAGAGATCATGAAGCTGGTCGCGCCAACGAGTGGCAAGGACATTGACCAAGTGCTCGTGACGTCAATCGACATGGCATCAGATCTTGAAGCCAGCGTTGAGCTTCGTGATGCGATCATGAAGGTCATGGACGGCGCTGGCGTGCTGTTCGATGAGAAGTTGAAATTCAATCCGCTGTACCTCCCCACTGATTCAGACGTGCTGGCAGAGGCGATGGAGGTTGACGACGACGGTGTAGTCAAGTCTATCAGCGGGTTCGACAATCCGTTCATCACCATGAACATGTCAATTATGACGGCTGATGAAGGTGAAGCGGTGCTTGGCAAGGTGTGCTACAAGCAGTTCGAGCTGCCACCATACAACGACATCTTCGAAAGCAGAAAGCCATCATGAACTTCGCCACCCCTGTGAACTATCGCTATGCGATGAACCTGAAGCTGAATCAAGTTCACGGCACTGCGCCAACTCAGCCGTTCTTCCCATCAATCGAAGACATCGTCTTCAGCTCCCGCGAGTTCAGGGAGTTCGACGAGGCAGTGCAGTCGGCAAACATGTTCGTGGCCGAGGTGACCAGAACGGCGAATGACATGGCGAAGCTTGAGAAGTACAAGATGATCAGTGAGATCAACCCCAAGTTCACCGGCAAGGAAACGATCTCGAAGAACTGGGACAGCAACGAGGTTGCGAAGCTGTGGATCATCGACGCAGCGCGACAGGAAAAGTACCCTGGTCAGATGCTGGCGGTTGGGCTGACCCAGATTCTCGAAGTGCCACAGGAACTGGTCCCGCTCATGTGACCCAGTCCCTTGCTTGGGACGCCTCTCGTTACAGTTGGTTGTACAATGACGTTACGACTTACCAACCACAGAGGTGCACATGCGCGAACTCTCCAACACTGTCTCCGCCGACAAGCCGAACACCAAGTTCCGTTCCATTCAGGACATCCTCAAGGACCCGCTCCTGAAGGCCAAGCTGAACAATCTCGTCGACGAAGCGGTGCGCTGCAAGCAACGCATCTACGGCGAGCAGCAAGCGATCAAGGATCTGCGCGACGTCGCTCGCAATGATGTGTCGCTGAACCCGAAGCACTTCAACTACTACGTGGCGATGGTGTTCAACAACGACTACGCAGCGCGCAAGGAAGACGTCGATCAACTCGGCACGCTGATCGATGCAGTGCTGGCTCTGGGCATCAACGACGATGTGCCTGGCGATGCCGACGACTGACCTGGTCGGGTACAAGCTCTTCAGGCTTCGGAAGGACGGGTCACTTGGCCCATTGTTCATCAACAAGCAGCTACGGCTGGATGTTGGTGGAACGTACGAAGCTGAAGAGCATCGCACCAAGGGCTACGCTTTCCGACCGGGCTGGCACCTGTGCAAGACCCCAACAGCGCCTCATCTGTCCAAGAACAACCGTGTTTGGGCGAAGGTCATGGCGTACGATGCCACAGAGTATCCGCGGCCTGAGTCACAGGGCGGCGCTTGGTTGTTGGCGAAACGAATCACCATTCTTGAACTTGCATGAACACTTCCTACATCAGCTCCACCACCGACTGGGATACCGATCAAGTCATGGTGTGGGAGCGTCCAGTCGACGGTGGCCCAAGAACGCTGCAGCTTCACAAAGCGCTGCGATACTTCTATGTGCCTGACCCGGATGGAAAGCACACGGCCATCGATGGTCGCCAGCTCAAGCGGATTGACTGCGACTCGAGGGACGAACTGACAGAGACGTTGAAGCGGTATCGCGACAAGTACGAGTCGGACTTCCAGCCTGAGGCCCGTGTTCTGATGGACAAGTACTACGGTCGGCCAACGCCAATCGTGCACTATGCGTTCCTCGACATCGAGGTCGACTACAAGTCGAAGCTCGGTTTCAGCTCACCTGAGAATCCGTACGCACCAATCAACGCGATCACGATCTACCAGTCGTGGACACGCGAGTACTTCACATACGCCGTGCCGCCAAAGGGCTGGAAAGGCACGCAAGAGTCGCTCCAAGTCGAAATCGACAAGCTTTGGGCCGAGCACAAGCTCGCCTTCAAACCAAACGTCACGATCTGCAACACGGAACGTGACTTGCTGCTGTACATGCTCGGCGACATCGAAGACGCTGACATCATCAGCGGTTGGAACTCAGAGTTCTTCGACAATCCATACATCATCAAGCGCCTTGAGCGGGTGCTTGGCAAGAAGGCCATGGCTAGCATGTGCTTCAAAGGAGCACCAGCTCCGAAGGAGCGTGTCGTCAAGCGATTCGGTAGTGATGCCATCACGTACACCTTGTACGGTCGTACTCATCTGGACTACTTGGACCTCTTCAAGAAGTTCACATTCGAAGGGCGGGTTTCGTACTCACTCGCGAACATCGCAGCCGAAGAGCTGGACGTTCCGAAGCTGGACTACCCTGGCACTCTTGAGCAGCTGTACAACAACGACTTCGCGCACTTCATCACGTACAACGCACGTGACGTCGAAGTCCTCGTGAAGCTGGACGTGAAGTTCAAGCTCATGCAGCTCGTGAACCAGATGGCGCATGAGAACACCGTGCCGTTCATGGCGATTCTTGGCACAGTGCGATACGTCGAGACGGGCATCACGAACCGCGCGCACAACGTGCACAACAAGATCGTGCTTGACAAGCGCATGGGTGCGACCAAGAACAAGAAGGTCGAAGGTGCGGTAGTGATGACCCCGTTCGCGGGTCTGCATGACTGGCTCGGTTCAGTGGACATCACGTCCCTGTACCCGTCCGTGATCCGTGCTTTGAACATGTCGATCGAGACGTTCGTTGGTCAGTTTGTGGATGAAGAAGCCGCATGGGCTGGCATTCGCAAGAAGGACCACAACGACTGGACGCTGGTGATGGCTGACGACACGGCCATGACGCTGACTGGCGCCAAGTGGCACGAGTGGATGCGTGAGATGAACTGCGCCGTGTCCGCGTTCGGCACCGTGTTTGATCAGAACCAGGCTGGCATGGTGGCAGACACCCTCACGTACTGGTTCAACGAGCGCGTCAGATTGAACGCGGAGAAGAAGAAGTACGCCAAGCTGGCCGAGAATGAGAAGGATCCAGAAAAGCAAGCCGAGTATCAGCGGCAAGCAGATCACTTCGACCTGTTGCAGCTCACCAAGAAGATCCAACTAAACTCGACCTATGGTGCCTTGTTGAATGAAGCCTTCCGCTTCGGTCGCCGTGAAATCGGTGCCTCAGTGACGGGCACTGGTCGTCAGATCAGCACGCACATGGCGCAGACGATTGGTGAGGTCATCAGTGGGCGACCATGCGAGCTACGCAAGCGGTTCGCTCCTGGCACGCATGATCTTGACGAGAACGAAATCCGTCAGAAGGCGGGTGATTGGATCGTCAAGAAGAACAAGCCAGCACCAGCACGCACCACTGAACCATACGCTCGTGCGCTGCAAGCTGGGAACATTGCCGCGTTGTCGGAGCTTCTTGCCACTGCACTTGAGCTTGAGCTGAAGAAGGATCCAGATACTGGCGACATGATTCTGGCTCCAACCGGTGCTGTGTACTTCCCGGTGTTCACGGACAAGGAAGAGCATGCTGGTGACATCATCTACGGTGACACCGACTCGTGCTACTTCAAGACGCACGGTGTGGACTACGAGGATGCAGTCCAGAAGGCTGACTCCATTGCGGAGCAGACGAATGCGACCTTCCCAGCGTTCATGGCTGAGGCGTTCAACTGTACCGATGGCCGTGAAAAGCTGATCAAGGCGGCTCGTGAAGTCGTTGCTGAGCGTGGCCTGTTCATGCACGCCAAGAAGAAGTACACCTTGCGTGTCGTGAACTTGGATGGCAAGGATCTGCGTGCCAAGCCGAAGCTGAAGTCGATGGGCTCCGAAATCAAGAAGGCCGACACGCCCAAGATCGTGCAGGACTTCCTGAAGGACCTCATGGACTTGGTGTTGACGGGCAAGGAGTACAAGACGCTGGAGGAGTTCGTGAACTCGCACCGTGGCGAGCTCCTTGGTCCTGGGGTTGACATCCTGTCGTTGGCACCATCGAAGCAAGTGAACAATCTGGATGAGTACTACGCCGAATACAAGCGCACCGAGAAGATCAAGCGCGGCAAGATGAAGGTCTGTCCAGGTCACGTACGCGCTGCGATCAACTACAACGAGATGATCGAGCAGTTCGATCCAGGTACAGCAAAGCCGCTCAAGGCAGGCGACAAAGCCGCGATTCTGTACTTGCGCGAGAACTCGTTTGGGCTGAAGTCGATTGGCTTCCCGGCCGACATGCAGCATCTGCCCGACTGGTTCAATAAGAACTTCAAGGTCGACATGAAACTCACCGAAGAGAAGATGGTCGACTCCAAGATCGATGGCATCTTCGAGGCGCTTGGGTTCGAGGTGCCGACCTTGCAGCGCTCCTTCCTAGGAACCATGTTCACATTTTGACCAATTTGTTACAATTACATCATGAAACTTACACCCTCAGACATCTTGAAGATCCGTGGTGCGTTGATCGCAGCACGAACCGCTGGCATCAACTCGGTCGTGATCACGAACGGGTACGTGGCTGGCGTCCATGAGAAGCACATCGCTGCGATCTTCAGTGCGTTGGCACTTGATCTCGACCCCGCCATCAGCATTGGCCTTGCAAAGCTCACTGACCTGGAGAAGCGACTTTCGCTCTTCGGTGAGATTGAAGTCGAGGGCGAGGTGAACGCGAACCAGAAGATGTGCAAGCTTGCGATCCGCGGCAAGGGTGGCAAGATCGACTATCGCTGCAGCGATGAGCGACTGATCACGTACCCCAAGTCGAACAGCGACGAGCCAGGCATCGTGGTCACGATCTCGAAGCCAGAGATTGCGCTCCTTTCGAAGGGGGCCAAGACCCTCAGTGCTGAGCACCTGACCTTGCAGGTCAAGCGTGACGGCACCGTGCACTTCGAGTGCCACGACACCAATCAAGACGAGTTCCAGACGGATCTCGAAGCTCAAGCTGAGTTCGTCGATGAGGTGTACCCCTATGTGAACCCGTTCGACGTGTCATCGGGCGGAGTGTTCCTTGCACTCCTCGAGCACATGGTGAAGGACGCTGACACCGCGCAGCTGGTGGTGATGAAGACCGGCAACATCAGCCTACAAGTACACGGACACGAAGTGTTCGCTGTCCCAAGAATCCAACATGGAGAATGACATGGATGACATCGAAAAGAGTCGCGTGGACTACGTGACACGCCTGGAAACGCAGCTGCAACATGCGCAGTCAGAGCTGGCCAATTACCGTGCAATCGCTGAGAAGTGGCAGCCGGTGCTGCACTCGGAAATCAGCACCGCCGACAAGCAAGCTCGCTTCACGTTGTCCTTCGGTGGCAAGCGTTCAACGGCCACGGTGCCGTTCAACACGATGCTGCAGTCCGATGCATTGACCCTGGCCTCGGCCGTTGTTGATGCGCTGGTGCAGAGCAACGTGCAAGACCGGCTCCGCGAACAAGTACTGCCTGAAGTGCAGCGACTGCTGCCGTCGATCAGTACCATCAACGGCGCGGGGCAGTGGTGATGAAGTGGCTCAAGAAACTGTTCGGGACGCGTGAGCTGACCGATGCTGAGCAGCTCTTGAGCACTCGTGACGCGTTCATGGCTTCGCAAGAGGGGACTGAAACCCCATGGGCCATGTTCGAAGTCATGGGGTTCGAGGCGAACGGCCAGATCCGCGTTGAGTTCAACTGGAACGACGCATTCATCAAGCGTATCAACGAGCTCGGCTTCCAGGCTGAGACTGCTGAAGACGCCGTGCAGTTGTTCTTCTATGCCAGTCAGATGAAGCCAACTGAACTTTCGGGCGGTGATGATGCGGTGCAAGCCGATCAGACCCCGCATCTGAGTGCCCCAGCAAACAGGATCGTCGTATGAAACGCCTCGTGATTGACACCTCAAATCTCTTCTGGCGTGCCGTCTCCGCTCAACAGCGGTACGGTCCAGCAGATGCAGGCGACTCAGCCGGTCTTGGGCTGCATATGTCACTGATGTCGATGCGCAAGCATTGGAACCACATTCAGCCGGACAAGTTGGCCGTTGTGTTCGAAGGCAAGGACAACTGGCGCAAGAAGTACACCCGCTCCGAAGAGTGCTACTCCAAGCGGCTGTACAAGGGCAATCGCGTCGCTGACCCCGGCATGGCGGTGTTGTTCGACGTCATGAAGGCGTTCGAAGACCTCGTTCGTGAGCACACGAACATCGTGACGCTTCAGCACCCAGAGCTCGAGGGCGATGACTTGATCGGTGGGTACGCCCAGCACTTCAGCGCATTGGGTGACGATGTCACGATCCTGTCGGGCGACAAGGACTTCGTGCAACTCCTCGGTGGCGATGGTCGCATCAGGCTCGTGAATCCGGACGACGGCAAGGAGCGGACCCTGACTGGTGTCTGCGAAGTCGACGACCCTGGGTACTTCATGTTCGAGAAGTGCATGCGCGGCGACTCAGGCGACAACGTGCTGCCTGCCTTCCCGCGAGTCCGGAAGACGAAGCTGTACAAGGCCTATGGAGTCAAGGACGGCAAGGTGGATCCGGCACTGGCTGACTCGTTCGAGATGAGCAACCTGCTGAACAGTCAGTGGGAGTTCATTGACCCTGAGTCTGGTGACAAGCGCATGATGTCAGTCGAGAAGATGTTCGAAGAGAACCATCTCCTCATGAACCTTGCAGGTCAGCCAGCACACGTTCGCGAGAAGATCACGCAAGTGATTGAGCACGAGAGCGAGCACCATGGGTCCTTCAACTTCTTCAAGTTCAACGCGTTCCTCGGCAAGTACGAACTGAAGCAGATCGCTGAGCGTGCCAGTGACTTCGTGCCAATGTTCAGTGGCAAGCTGCCACAGGGCGAGACTGCGGCGCAGTCCAAGGTCAAGCGTCTGGCGGACAAGCTGTCAGGGTTCAACTTCTGACGATCAATCTCTCCTTGCTAAATAGGTTGCGGCTTCGTCCGCAACAAAGGGTTCGGGAAGACGTGTTGTCCTACCGGTAAATCGTTCACGATCACCCGCAAGGAGAGAAAACATGGCACAGAACACAATCGAAAAGCGCGCGACCGATCTCAAGCACGTTTGGCTCATCGACTGGAACGATGACGGACTGCTGAAGGAAATCGCGGTTGTGATGGAAACGCAGGACGGTACGCTCTTCGGGATCGAAGTCGACAAGCTGCATCCGATCGACAAGGCGCGTCTGAAGAAGGTCATCACATCGGTCCACGCCGACAAGTACCCGCTCTGGGAACTGCTGTCACAAGGTCGTCTGAACAACGGCCTGAACGCACTGGACTTCTTCCACCAGAACTACGTCAAGGTCAAGCGTCCTCGTGGCGCCGTGATCGGCGGCGGTCTCGCCTCCGTTCAGTTGGATCTCGACGACGGTCGCCAAATCGGCTCGTCATTCAGCAACCCGCGTGGTGCTGTGACGGCAGGTGAAGCACCGAAGATGTAAGATCAGAACGATCGACCATTGGCAAGGGTCGCTTCGGCGACCCTTTTCGGCCTCCGGGCCTCTGACACAGAAAGGACTTCCCGAGTAGTAGCACGCTCTGTATAATGCGCCTACCTCTGACCAATAGCCAGACGGAGCGGTTTACGCCCGCCAACTAACACTAAGGAGTATCCACAATGTATAAGATCCATGCAACCCTCGCGGTTGTTCTAGCTCTTGTTTGCACCGCAGTTTTCAAGCTCGAAGTCTTGATGCCATCACCGACGGCGAACGTCGTCATGGCCGAGAAGTCGACTACCGTCATGGGAGGCCAAGTCGCGGTGCTTGTCCCAAATGATCTGACCACATCTCAGCACCAGATCCTGAACAGGGCGTACGTGCAAGCGAAGGCCGATGGTCACCCGAATCCTGAGATCGTTCAGGGCGTTCTCCTTCAGGAGTCCAAGGCCGGTGGCATGGGTTCGTACAAGGTTGCTGGGAACAAGGGTGACGAGTACTTCGGTCTCGGTCAGCTCAAGCTCGGCGCGACGCGCGAGGTCATGAGCACGTTCCCAGCACTCTGGACGAAGTACGCGTTCCACACACGGACCGACGACGAGCTGAAGGCGAACTTGATTCTGAACCCGACCTTCAACATCGAGATCACCTCCAAGTACCTGCGGATCCTGCAGACCAAGTACGGGTTCAAGGGTCGTGAGCTGATGAATGCGTACAACCGCGGACCAGGTGGTGTAAAATTGGTCGGTGCCGATTACGGCTATGCACTCAGTGCTGAGGCGAAGCTCGCCACCGCACGTCGTCAAGGAAAGCTATGACCAAGTTCGTTCCGAAAAGCACTGAAGTCGAGGTTGTCACCAAGTGCCGGGCCTGTGATGGGACCGGACAGAGCAATGGCGAAACTTGCCAGATCTGCGACGGTGAAGGTGTCGTGCCGTACCTTGCACCTCGCTCGATCTTCGCCATGTCGCCTGAAGAGCGGAAGGCGATCATGGAGGCCAATCCTCCTGAGGTCACCTGCATTCACGGAGCCAATGCGTACTTCGACTGGTCGTGGATGGGCTGTGGGCACGGTCAGCTTTCGTTCTCGGTCGACAGCTTCGGTCACATCACCTGCATGGATGAGCACATGGGCCGTGACCGCGTTCGCACGCTGCTGCATGCACTGGCCGATCACATCGCTGACAACGCGGTGCTGGACGGCGACGAGGTGTAACGGTTCTCCACGATCCCGAGATCGTGTTATGATGCAATCCTCGAATCAAGGATAGCAACATGAGCTACGTTCAAGTCCCCCGCGAACTCTTCCTGGCCCGCCTCACCGAGTGCGGCTTCCAGGTGGACGAGACGCAGGAAGGCGGCGAGCTGGTCGTGACCCGCCAGCACCACAACGATGGAACGATGTTCGTGAAGATCTTCACCACGCTCCCGAAGGCTGGTGGTGATGTCCGCGCCAAGGGTGCTGACGCGATCCGCGTCGTGCTGATCTTCAAGAACGGCGATCGCTCTGGTTGCCTCATGAAGCTGCCCAAGGTTCTTCGCACCGGTTCTGCCGAGGCTGTGATCGAGCGCACGATCGAACGTGCTCGTGAAGCCTATGGCGAAGCCAATCGTCGCCACAATGAGCACGTTCTCGCTCGCCGCTCCAGGAGCTGATTCATGGATGCCTCCAACTTTCTCCTGATCCTCTTCGGGATCCTCGTGTTGTTGCTCATCGTGGCGCTCGTGATGTCGTTGTACTACAGCCACAAGTACCCATCCAAGCTGCCGCCGGCCTTTCCGAAGCAGACCAACGCCGACATCTACAAAGGACTGTGATGCCAATCGTCAAACGTGTCCGCACCTCCACCTACGCTGTGGCCGTGATCTACGACCCGCTGCCGATGACCTTGCCCGCGAAACGCTTCGACGACTGCACGCACGAGGCTGTCGTTGCGGCCCTGGAGCGGGAATACGGCAACGATCTGATCTGCGTCATGACGTACGATGTTCGTACGATCGATGTCGATGGTGAGCGGTTCCACTCTGACCCACAGAACAAGCGCAAGTGGAGCAAGGCATGAACGACAAGTACTCGAAGACCTGGGCCTATCGTGGCCCGTCCAAGAAGCAGATCGAAGCGATGGAACGCGCAGCGTTTCTGAGGAAGCTTCGGAAGTCCAAGTACTGAGCACCTCCTCGGTGCACCAGACAAAGGCCGGTTCATCCGGCCTTTTTCGTTTGAGGAGACATACACCGCACCTAGGGAACTCCACCGGCACCACCTAATGGTCGCCACCGTTACAGGTTGGTGATTTCGAGCCATTCAGTCAAGGTCTAAATACGGAACTTCGATGTGAATGCGCAATGGCCAAAGACTACCACCTCCCGTACCTCGATCTGACCAACCTCGTTCCGAGTCAACAGCGGAACCCGATGGTCAAGTCGCTGATCGACAATCTGTTCAACCGGTTCCTGACCCAAGACGAGTCGGTTCCGCTGTATGGGTATGTGGGAGTGAAGCCAGCGTCAGTTGACGACAGCACTCCTAAGATCATGCAATCAACGGTCGAGCGTGATGTGAACTCACTGGTTCCAGTGTTGTCGTTCACCGCTGGACAGGAGACCTTCTCGTACACGCCTCAGGACTTGATCCGCAAGGCAGAGGTGCTTGGTGTTTCAGCTGATCAGTCGTCATGGCTGTACTCGCAAGGGAACAACTACTGCCCACCGATTGATTTTGACCGGTTCACGAACTTCTTCAACTACTACTGGGTGGCGAAGGCACTACCAACGGTGCCGGTTCTGCCGTGGAATCCAACAGCGGCACCTGAGTACTACATCATGGCTCGCCCAGCGCCAGCCGATCTGGACAAGCTGAACGTGCATGTGGCGACCACCACGACCGTCGTGCTCACTGGCTCTGGGTACTACGATCAAACTTGGACGGTGACCTTCCTCACCCCAACTACGTTCATGATCCAAGCGAACGGCTCCACAATTGGCTTTGCTCCAGGTGAAGATCTGCAAGGACCGTTTATTCTTCCTGATCTGCCACCAGTCAGTGCCCCAGGTCCGTACCCAACGATCATCGACACCTTCCAATTCTCCATCGCCTCTTCAGTTGAACCACTGTTGATCTTCAACGTCGTGCGTGATGCGATCTTGGACAACAGCGGTGGACCATACGCTTACGAAGGTTTCGAAGCGGGTGATGCTTTCCTAATCGACGCCCCATTCCTGTCGAGCACGTACTCCGTGTCGTTCAGCGGCGGCCCTGGTCAAAAGGGCAAGATCTCGGGTGTGAACTCACTGGATACGTTCCAGACAATTGACGGTCGTGTGCTGCAGGTCAATGACCGAGTGCTTGTTCGCCACGGTTCCCCGAGTGACCAAGGCATCTACGCCGTTCAATCAGGTGCCTGGGTCCGCACAGCTGATTTCGACGACAGCACTGGAACTGCCCAGGCGGGTGCTCGTGTCTTTGTTGTCAACGGCAGCCAAGCTGATACGCTGTGGGTGTCCTTTGCTTCGGGCGGCGGGTTTGGTTGGACGTCAACCGTCAACACTGTGTCGAACACGAGCAACTGGCAAGAGGGCAACTACTGGGTGCACCGTGATGCGCTGACTGGAGTTGACCTGACCAAGATCGTTCAGGCGTCTCGCCCGATCATTGAGTTCTCGGCGAACCTCAAGCTGAACACTCGCGTCGCAAGCACCGGTCTTCCGACTGATACGGGTGGCACACTGTACGAGCAGGTCAAGACTGAGTTCAACCAGGCGCCGCTGTTCGATCTGTACCGGTATGATGGCAGCCACGCGCACTGTGTGTCGCCGATCTTCTTCTATGTCGAAGACGCGACTGAAGCTATCGACACTGTGCTGCAACGACGTGTCAAGCACAGCTCCAATCTGTCAGGGGACTTCCTCTTTGATCACGGTCTGCGCGACACTGCTGGTCAGTTGTTCTACAAGGACACCAGCGGAGCATTGCACTCGATTTGGCACCCTGGATACTCATCGCCGTCAGTCATCGACACGGTGTACGAAGGTGTTGGCGCTGGTACCATTGTGCTCGGCGCTGGAGCCAATGCCTTCGCGTCGCAACAGATCTGGACGCTGGTTGCTGAGACACCAACCACCTTCAGCGTCTCTGGCTCGAAGAACAAGACCCTGCCTACCCCTTACGATGTCTTGACGGTTGGCACTCCGTATTCAAACGGGCTGTTCAACGCGACCCTCTTTGCGGGTGCTATTCCATTCGTGGCAGGTGACACTTACCAGTTCAGCTTCGGGAACTTCGAGACGACTCGGTACGTGTACCGTGAGACGAACAACCAGCTGTACGATCTGTTCGGTGGTCCTGCACTCGATTCTGATGGCATTGGCGCATGGCAGACTCCACGGATGTTCTTCCACAACTTTGCAGCTGCCAGTGGTGGTGAACTTCCGGAGGGCACGCTGTACAGCCACTTCCGAGGAATCCTTGCCAATCAACTGCCTGGAGCAGTGCAAGACAATGCGTTCGGTGGTTCCATCAAGTTGTGGTCTGAGCAAGAGAACTTGCTCGCCGCGCTGCTGATGCAGCGTGATGTGACCCCAATCAGCATGATCGACATGGCTCAACAGCAGTACCAAGTCGCGTTGAACTCTGTCACTGACATCTACCTGTCGAACATCTTGAAGTACTTCAGCGAAGTTGAAGTGCTGAACCGGCCGTCTGACACGGCCGAGCTGCTTGATTACATCTTGGCGATCCGGGTCCAAGACAATGAAGTACGTACCGTGCTGTACGACAGCACCTCACCGGTACCTGGCTTCCCGGCAACGCTGCCGCAACTCGGTGTGCTGCCACTGGTCTTGCCTGGAGCCGTGTTTGACGATGAGCTCGGTGCGACGCTCTTCCAACACCATGATGGTCATCTGAGCTCGTTCTTCGAGCAGACCCCTGCATTCCGTGACCAGTTCCTCGGAGCAAACACGACCATTGTTCGCTCTGATGGTCTCGTGACACCAGCAGTTGGCTCATACACGACCACCGCTCCAGCAATGCCGTACAAGGGTCTGTTGTGGCAGTACCCAGGTGTGGACACCGAGTTCCGCGTCTTTGACGTGGTGTCTGACTCCTTCATTGCTCCTGCTGCCGCTGGCCTCGTGACTGGCGACTATTGGTACAACCGCGGTGTGAACATCCTGTATCGCTGGGCTGGCGCATGGGTCGTTGAACCGAACATGCTGGCTCCTTGGGTCACTATCAACATCGCTGAGCTGCTGAATGATCTCATCGAAGCTGTTGAGACCCGCCTGTACTACGGCATCTCGTCTGCTCAGCGACAGTACTTCTCTGCCAGCGATGTCAAGACCGCTGTCAATGGACCATTGGGTACACAGCTGCAGCGTGAGCTCGCGACCTGGGCGGCGCAGAATCAGTTTGACCCGTTGGCACCTGACTTCGTGAGCACTGACGCATTCACGTGGAACTACAGCTCTAGCACGCTCATGGCCGCGATGACGCCGCCGTTTCCAGCTCGCTGGTTTGACGTTCTACGCGCCCACCAGGCAACGTTCGGCGCGCTGGTGATTCCGACCGCTCGCCCAAATCTCGAGCCGTGGAAGCTGCTCGGGAACCCTACCAAGCCATCGACTTGGGATACGACGTGGAAGAATCCTGTCACTCCAAGCGACGTGGCTGCTGATGCTTCGTACGCAAACAGCTGGAACGTGACGGTGGTGAAGTACTCGGCAACAAACATCACCACCGCGTTGACTGGGCTTCCAACGATCGACGGCGTCGTTCTGTCAGCTGGACAGGCCGTGCTATTGGTCAGTGAAGGTGTCGCCGCCAACAATGGGGTTTGGGTCGTCTCCTCTGGTCCTTGGACTCGCAGCGCTGTGGTGCCAATGACACTGCACACGGTGGTCACCGTCGATCGTGGTACGCTCTTCAGTGGCACCTCATGGGCGCTGACAACGGTTACTCCACTGACGTTCACGCAAATTCGACTGTGGAAGTCGACGATGTGGACATCCATTGCTGCATCACGTCCAACTTTGAAGCTCTCTGTCGATGTGAATCGCGATGCTCTGCTGCCACCGTACGTGTCGGCTTCGCTCCCGTGGTCGTCGAACGCACTGACAACCACGATGCCGTCGAATCCGTCAGCAGCATACACCTTCGGCCAGAACTCACCAGTTGAAACCGTCTGGAAGAAGACGGTCGACTATCGGTATGCCCTTGCGCGTGCTCTCTTCCGTTCAGCACCACTGTCGTTCCTTGGGAACTGCTGGGGCTTCGAGTGGCAAGAGGTCGATGGCATCCTGTACGACGGCTTCGACATGGCAATGCCAGGGCAACCGAACTTCAGGCTCCATGGTGACACCATCAGCGACGTGACCAGAACCGCTCCTTTCACCGCTGGGCTCATCACCAGCACCGCTGCTTACACGCTGACCATCAAGCATGACGGGTACACTGCAGCTCGTCGTCAGGCGTTCTCTGTGTATGACCAGAACGGTGTGTTCGTGACGACACTGCTTGAGGGTGTTGCCACTTCGATGTCCAATGCTGGCTTCACCTTCACGAACGTGAAGATCGAAGACGAAGGCAAGCCATTCCGTGTCGGTGACACTTTCACCGTGACTGGCAGCGCAAACGGCACCGGTCTCTCTGCCGTGCTGACACAGGCGAACTACCACCAGATCAATGGCTTTGGCCAGACGTTCACACAAGCTCTGCGTGCCTCGAGCATCGACACCAGCGCTGGGTACGCTATTCAGGCCTTCAGGAACTTCAACGTCAATCTCGGTTACCGCGCTGGTGGCCTCGTGAACACTGATGATCTGCGTGTGTACTCTGAGAGCGTTGAGCTTCCAAGCTCGTCGTATCAGCTGCGCTTCAAGAAGTCACAGTACGCGAACGATCTTTGGCTACAAGCCCTCCGTATCACCGTGGTGCAGCCAGGGGCGGCTACCGTTCAGGGTGATCGGTACTATCCGGCTGGTGATGCCAGTGACTGGGTGTTCCGCATTGAAGGGTACAACACCCGGTATCTCGGACTGCAGTACTACCCGCTCGGTGGCGAGTACAGCACCTTCAATGCGCTGAGCAAGGCACACACTACTCTTGCGTGGAAGCACCACTCTGACAAGCTTGGCACCCCAATCAGCACACAACTACCGCTGATCGTTACTGGGCTGCAGAACGTCGTGAACATTCTGTTTGGCTACGCACTGAAGCTTGAGGAAGACGGCTGGGTGTTCAACGATCCAGATGCCTCGAACATCGACGAAGCGACTGGTCGTGTCCGGAACTGGCAGCTCGAAATCGAGAAGCTGGTGGATGCAGTGTACACTGGTCTGACGTTTGGTCAGGGTCATGTCTGCAATCCGTTCATTGACAAGGTGTGGCTCCAACAGCCAACAGGACTGTTGGCATCGTTCAGTGACACATCGCTGTTTGATGTGCATGCGCACCCAGCAGTGTTCGACACTCTTGGGGTGAAGCTCAAGACCGATGATCTGACGGTGCTGCGTCAGCGCGGTGTTTCGCGTATCAGCGCTTCAGTTCCAATGTTCAGTGTGCACGCACAGGTCGATGAGTACGAGCACTTGTTCGTGTTCAATGACCTCTCATCGCCAAGCACAGGTGAAGGCACGATCTACGATCCGTTCTCGGGTGCTCGAGTTGTGATGCTGAAGTTGAACGGTCGTCGTCAAGGACCTGGTACCATGCGGCCTGAGTTTGGTGGTCACTACATGTCAGGTGATGAAGTTCGTAAGAACTTCCAAGCTGCAACTCAGACGATTTCGAAGTACTATGACGCGGATGCAGTGTTCGAAGATGAGCTCAGCACCCGTCACGCGTTGGCGCTGCTCGGCTTCTCACCCAAGCAGTACATGACTGATCTCGATCTGAACAACAACACGCAGTTCAACTTCTGGCGTGGTCTGATCCAGATGAAGGGAACGAACGCCTCGATCGGTGCGTTCCTGAACAACGACCGCTTCGAAGACGCAAAGATCGACGAGTACTGGGCGTACAAGGTCGCTGAGTACGGTGACTCGCGCTCAAAGATCTTCCCTGAACTGAAGCTCACGGTTGATGACACCCTGCAGCAGTTCACGAAGTTCTTGTTTGACGACGCACCTGCCGCTGACTTCACTTCTTTCGTGCTGATCAAGTCAAGTGACGAGACACGTTGGTTCACGCTTGACGACCTGTCTGACACCCCTGTGACCTTCGAGGCACAGGTTGTTGGCACGTACAGCGCGGATGTTAGCCCAGCGACCGTGTACGAAGCTGGGCTACCGGCCGGGGTGATCCGTCTTCCATTCTTGGCAGATGTGCTGAACATCAACAAGGACATCCAGACGGTTGTTGATGTTCGAGCTGCGTCCGTCGCCAATGTACCACCACCAATTTCTGGCGCCCTGACGATCGACGGTGTCGCACTGTCGATTGGCGACAAGGTGTTGCTGAAGAATCAAACAACTCTACCAGGTGGTTCCACTGCGAATGGGATTTGGGTTGTGTCCGCTGGCACTTGGGTGCGGCACGCTGACTACGACACAATTGCGGAAGTGAATAGTACGTACGTAGTGCGTGTCAATGCTGGTACGCAAGCCAACAGCCTCTGGACACGGACATTGCCGCTGGATCCGTACACATACACACGTCTTGCAAACGTTGAGGTTGTAAATGGAAACACACTGCTGGTGGTGAATGCAGGGGCACTTGATGTTGTTGGCTACGGACCAGCTGCTCCCAAGTTCAATCCAGTGAAGCTGTTGAACTACGTCGATGCTGAAATGGTTGAGGAGATCCCAATCTGGCACCCAGCCGCCGGTCAACACGCACCAGTCGCAATGGAGTCAGTGAACATCGTCTCGACCAAGGATCCGGCACGGTACAACAAGTCGACGCTGGTGACGGGGAACAGCAACTACGATCCACTACGGATGTGGGGTGCCAATGAAGTTGGTCGTGTCTGGTTTGACACTACGAGCCTCGAGTACCTGCCGTACTGGGACGCCAAGATCTACACGACCGTCGATGAGCGACTGGCGCGTTGGGGGACCCTAACCGACTACGCTTCGGTGGATGTGGTTGAGTGGGTTGAGAGCACAGTTGCACCATCGTTGTACGATGCCCAAGCGGCGATCGATGCTGGCAACTCGGATCTGGACGCTCACACCCGTGCTGAAGGTACGGTGTACGGTGCCAAGACCTACCAGCGTGAACGTGTTTGGAACGTGTACCCTATCTTCTGGAGCCATGCTGCAGTTGCGGCAGAGGAAGCGCACCCACAGCCACTTGGGTCCTACGATTCGAATTTGTTCTTTACGGCGACCACCCCAGTGCTCGCGTATCTGGAAAGTAAGACATTCTTGCAGTGTGGTATTGGAGCTAGTGCTCGGCTTGGAGCTTGGCAAGATGATGTTACTCAGAACATTCAGCGCCCCTTGAGCGAGTACGTCGTGCTGGATGGATTCACGAAGCACTTTGAGGGTATCCCGACCACAACCGTGAATTTTACGCAATCAAGCTACGCCCCTACGAGCACGTTGGCTGCTAAGGTATCCTTGACGGCCACCACTCACACTGAAACCATTGGGCAACTCTTGTTCGTCTTCGACTCCGTCGATTTGATTGCTACCCAATTGCGTGATGCTGACGGGCTGCTTACGACAGCTTGGGACATTGCAACATACGTGCGGGTGATCGTGAACGGGGCTACGGAGATTTTCCAAGTTCGAAATGATCGCGGCACTGGTAGCACTTCTGCCGCGGCAATTGCAAGTGCCACGTTTGCAACATTGGCTGGACAGACATTCCAGTTCACCATTCCAGCTTACGGACTGCAGCTCACAGTAACCTCTCAATCAGCTGGTACACACAACACCACAATGCTTGCGGCTTTTATCGAAGCTGCTCTTAGTGGTAGCGTAACAATGTTCGATGCTGTCACTGTGGAAGCTGTGGTCAATCTCGACACCACGACGCTTGCTGAAGCTGGAATTAGCATTGGCGCATCGCACGGGTTCAGTAATACCAGCGATGCTAACGGGCAAATTCCAGACCCACTTTACACGGCAAACAGTGGTGTGGGTTGGCGTGCCTGGTCAGTTCCAACACAGGCGCAGTTGGATGCTGACTCGGTTGTTCCTAATAGCTCATGGTTGCCTTATGTTGGCATTCCTTATTCCTTCACACATGCAGCTGTCCCGATCGGTATCGTGCAAGACGCTGCAGCTGGAGCTTCGTACTCGTTGAACGACGGCACCACCATCGAACGGTACTCAACAACCTGGAGTGACTGGACCGAGCTGCAACAAGCCATGATTCGTCAGACCCAGACGGCATTGGGTGTTCCGTCAATGACCATCGCAGTGCCAATTGTTTCAAGCGACCGTGTCTCCGTGTACGTGAACGGTGTTGCACAGCTCACTGGCACGTACACTCTGTCAGGTGGCACTCTCACTGTGCTTAGTGTTCCATACGGACACAATGTCACGGTCATCATCCGTGCGTACTCACCGTCGATCAAGGAGCTCGCATTTGATCCAGCAGCGAAGGATGATCTGCTGGTCCAGCGCCAGTACAAGACGGACTACCAGTACGTCGAGATCCCGGTGCGCGATAGTGCTGGTGCGTTGTCACTGACGAAGTACTACTTCTGGGTCAAGAACCGTGCCACTGCAGCGCCGAAGAACAATCTGTCCGTGAAGGCTGTGACACAGCTCCTGACGAGCGGTCCGTCGCAGTACCTGACGTTCCAAAGCATCAACAGCTCTGCTCCGTTCGCGTACTCAGGGGTCGCCATTGCTGGGTTGAACTACTTGGTGACGAAGGACAACACCTTCAAGCTTCGCTTCACACGGAACTTCACTCTGCGGGATGACCCAAATCAACTCGATCTGAAGGACACGCACGTTGAGTGGTCGCTGATCCGTCCAGGACAGCGCACCAAGATCCCTGAAGCCCTGTGGCTCAAGCTCACCAACACCGCTTGTGGTCAAGATCCAGCTGGAAACACGCTGCCATCGCCACGTCGAACAGCGTACGACGAGCGGAATGGAACCAAGACACAGTTCGGGTTTGCTGATGACCAAGTGCTTGCTCCACCCGAGATGGTGCAAGTAACCTTGCTCTCCACGATCCTAAATACTCGGCTGGTGGATGATAGCGGCGTAGTGACTATTCCTGACTACATTGGGTTCCTGGACTTTGACCAGTACCTGACGTGGTTCGATACACCAGCACACACGCGAAACACCCTGACACGCATTTGGAACGAGGCGAAAGTGAGCCAGATCAATGAACTGTTCTTCGCAGTCCTTGAGGACATTGTTGCGGCGAACTATGAGCTGTCAGACGTGTTCAAGACTTCTCGCTTGAGCGCATACTCGATCAAGATCGTGCGTCCTAGCACCAATGCAACGGTGTACGAATGACCAACAAGAACTCGATCTATCTCGGAGCCCTGACCTCCTTCATTCTCGACACGAAGCCATACCACAGCAAGTTGACAGAAGTCCAGGAGGTCTACCAGTTCGCCGACACGGTGTCTGTGAAGATCGAGGAGCGGTTCACCCCGAACGTGCTCACCAAGGCTGCTTGGATGTACTCGTACTTCTCTGGTGGCATCCCTCAGATCAGCGCAAACGTTGGTCAACCAATGTCACTGCATCAACTCACCAACCCGCTGGTGCGTGGCTACTCGCGGAACAGCGATCCAACGAACTCCCGTGGCGCGTTCAAGGCCTTCCGAGATGAGAACCTCGATCTGCCAATGGTGCCCTTTGCGTTTGATCCTAAGTGCCTTGGGGATGTTGGACTGAGCGATGCGTTCGTTCAACGGAACGGTTTGATTGCTCGAGACGAGCCAATCACTGAAGGGCTTGATGTGTTCCTGACACATGGCGCCTTCGTGTTCCAAGTCAAGCAGGCAACGAGCACTCAACCACTGGTTGTTGGGCGCTTCGAGGACACGTATGAGCTGACTGATGCTCCGTTCCCAAAAACAGTGAACCTGCCGTTCACCAATGCTGACTCACTTGTGATCGTCGCTGGTGAAGGGAACGCCACTCAACTGACCCTCAGCTCTATCCGAATCTCTGGTCCTGGTAAGGTCGTTGTCTTTGGATTGTCAGCTGCACCGAACTATGCGCCTCAGTACACTGAACGCAAGAACGAGAACCTGCTCGCAGTTGCAAGTGCCTCGTCGTTGGAGCTGGCTCTTGACACTGTGAATCCGCTCTCAGCGGTGAATCAGCTGATTGGCATCCTGAATGACATTACTTCGTGGTTGGTGATTCACCCGAACGCGAATGCGACCGCTGCCATCATTGCGCTGCAAGCAACGTTGGCTATTCCAGCAATGCCAACCTCATACGAGGCCCTCTTCCAAGCGCTTGTTCTTGGTGGCACACCAGTGCTAACCGGGTATACTGGTTGGGTTGGTCAGGATGCGACAGCTCCTTACGATGACCTGTACGTCGATCAAGCGATCGCCGCTCTGTCGCCAGGGCTGGCGATGGGAATGTACTCGGACTTGGCACAACGCGAAAGCGGCAAGCTGCAGTACAATGATCTGACTCAAGGGATCCTCACAATCAGCAACGTCATCGCTGATCCGATCCGCGTTGACTACGAAGAGTTCACGCTCGAAGCGATCAATCCAGACGTGCTGGCGATTCGCGGCTCAAGCACCGGTACAATTGGTGCTGTGCTCGTTGGTGACACCTTCTCGAGCACAGCGCTTGGATTCAGCACCGCACTGATTTCACCAGTCATCAGTGCAACAGCAGTCACCGTTGGTCAGAACTACAAGATCATCGCCGCTGGCACCACGAACTTTGAGCTGATGGGCGCTGAGTCGAGTGACCCAGACACCATGTTTGAAGCAACTACAGTTGGCACCGGCACCGGAACCGTGCAGCAGCTTCTGAATGTCGGTGACGAATTCGTGCTGACGCCACTTGCAAAGGTCACGGTGCACTATCAGGCGCCGCTCGAGGCATGGAGCGTCATCAGCATCAACCCCCGAGCATACAGCCGACCGTTCCTGACGTCAACCCGGTACGGGTACATCAGGAGCTTGTCGAACGTCAAGGGGTTCGTGACGATCCTCGACAACACGATTCCATCGACTACACTGGTGTTGACAGCGAACTCGGCGTCGTCGTTCACCATGACCTCGACCGCTGATCCAGCATACATTCGTGCTGTCACCGTGAACACCCTGTTCAATGACGGCAAGGTTGGCTTTACCGTGGTTGGCGGCACTGCCTATTCCTTCGCTGCGGGCGACAAGTTCTACATTGAGATCCAGAATGATGCTCCAGTGGCGCTTGATCTTGATCTGTTCTACGGGTACGACACTGAGCCGTATGATGCTGACACGATGGTGTACAACAGCATCAGCAGTGCCCTGACGAATTACCTGCAGAAGATTGGCTTCGGTTATGACAGCCGGTTCGTCGGCTACGACGTTGCTGGTCTTGGCATGGTGATGTCTGAAGCTGCCGTTGACGGTCGCACTTGGCGGCTTCGTGCGTTGCCGAACCTGTCGTCACCTCTCAATCTCCAGAATGCGCACTCTCCGAACCCTGTGAACCAGGTGTCGGTGATTGCAACGAACAGCCCAACCAATCCAGCGGCCGCTGTGTTGTATGACATGGCGAACAACACGACCAGCGAAGGCGTGCAATCTGGCAATGACCCAGACACGATCGCTGATCTGTTGCTGTACTACGCGACTTCGTTTGCTCTTGAGTACTACGACACTGGAACCGAGACGTGGGTGAACGTTGGCACGGTTCCAGTTGGCAGCACGTACACGAACGCCACGCATGGCTTCACCTTCAAGATCCAGCAGGGTTCCAAGCCATTCATCTCTGGAATCCTGAACACCAGCTGGTACCCAGCAACAACTGGTACCTTCAGCACTGAGGTCACCACCAGCGGCGACATCATCTCGTGGACGGTGCACAATAACCTGCCGTTCCAGACTGAAGGCAGTGGGCTTACCAGCCGTCGAGCACCTCGGTTGATCATGTACGGCGAAGACTTCTATGAGTCGCCAGCCGCAAAATGGACGTTGACCTGGATCAGCAGCACTACGTATCGCCTTCAAGGCACGTACACCTCTGGTTTGCAGAACGGTCAGGCAGTGTTCACTGCCCCTGGCATCACGATCAACACGTCGTCTGATGGCCGTTCGTACAAGAACAGCACCATGCACTTGCACTACACGGTGGTGACTGGCAGTTCAGGTATGACGGCTGGCGATTCGCTGTCCTTCGAGACGTACGTCAAAGAACCAACGTTCCTGATTCACGGCTCGGTGTCTGGATGGCAGCCAGACGCGATCATCGATCAGTGGTACTGGAACGGCAAGATTGGTTTCAAGATTCCACGCGCCAAGATCTATCGGTTCGATCCGGTTGATGGCACTCCGTTCGGCGAAGGTCCGTGGGCAGTGTCGAACGGCACCATCACCTGTACTCGTCTCCGGCCAGACACCCCAACCTCCTCGTATACCGTGACTTGCAACACTGCAGGGCATTGGATGCTGTTCCGCGACGGTGCATTGGTGAGCGATGGCACGACCTCTGTCAGTGATCTGTACCTCACTCTTGCGCTGCCCACTGCGGTTGTCGATGTGACTTATCGATTCGGTGTACGTGGGCATGACTACGCGATGGCTGAAGGACATGACCTGGCTATCATCAAGACGAGTGCCGGTCGATCGCCAACAGCCAATGACTTCGTGTTGCTTGAGCGCACAACTGCTGATCACCTGCAGATCTCGATCCAACCAAAGGACACAGCGCACGGACAAGTGCTTGATGCGTTGGCACCAGTTGTAACGGACCTCCGGTTCGTGGACCACAACGCGAACTCGAACGTTCCGCTGTCGGCAACTTCTCCTGAAACAGCGGTGCTAACCGGGTGGTTCGGTATCACCGAAACGAAGCTTGATAGTACCACATCAACCGCTGAGTTCAGTGACCCTCTGAAGACCGTCGTGGTCCGAGCCACTGCTACGGGTGAAACTGTCGGTGTGGTGTCGTCACTGGGCACCACGGCTGCTGAGCCGGTGATCTTCCGTTGGGATCCAGCCTTCCACGCCAAGTACCTGCCACTGAACGCTCAAGCTACTGTGGTGACCCTTGGCTCTGGTATGAACGAGGCGGTGCACGTGAACATGCACGATGCCGCCATGTTCTTGCTCGGTGGCGGTGGTTTGTCAACTGAAGCGTTCTTCACGGACGTTGCACAGGTTGCCTTCGTTGAGAATGGGCATCAGTGGGCAATGAACTTCAGCTATGGCGATGATGTCGGTGCTGCAGTGGCTGATACCGGGTTCACTGGGTTCTTGCCTGGCTACGACAACGTGCCGATGGACTTTGAACTTGGGGTTGGTGATGTGAACTCCGAAGCCGCGGCTTCGGGGTACTACGATGCTGGTGTTCCACTGACTGAGTACTTCCTGCAAGCTCAGTCACTGGCGCTGCTGCCGTCAATGACACCACAACAACAGGCGCTGTTCAATGATCTGACCAATGTTCTGTTCCCGTACCTCGACGGTGGTGATGTCATCACAACCACGATGGTTGAGTTCCTTGCGAACGTTGGTGCCTCGACTACGGTTCCAGTGTTCAACAACATCGTGAACTGGACTGGCACCACCAATGGTTTCGGCATTCCAGACGTCGGCATGGGCATGGACATTGGTGAGACCCCGGTCAATACTGTCGGCACTGCGTTCGACGAAAGTCTGGCGATTCTTGCCATTGATCAGGCGTACACCTTTAGCGTTGGAACCTATGGTCAGGGTGGGTACGACGCTGCGTTCTCTGACACCATCTTCGTGACGTCACCAACGCTGCCGCCTTCACCTGTTTCAGGGCTCCCATCAGTCGGTACCACTTACGCGAACTACAACGCAGCAATGGAAATCGGTCTGCCTGGAGCGCACAACATCGAAGTGTCGTTCCTATCCGCTCTGCTGAACACACCTAACTTCTACATCTGGCGCCCAACAGACGTCTCACCGATGGTGGTTTCGGTCGTTGAGCGACTGACGGACCGTGCCTTCCGATTCTCTGTGCCTGTTGGTGGCGAGATGAAGCTCATTGCTATTCCGAATTTGTACTACAATCCAGCTGACGCGAACGTGAAGCTCTTGCTGCACGGTGAAGGCACTGTTGGAACTGGCACATACATCGATTCGTCATCGTACAACCGCACGATGGCTGCAACTAGCAGCGTCGTTGTTCTTTCAACAGCGCAGCACTATCGCGGTCTGAGCTCATTGAACGTCATCGGGAATGTGAACTTCTCGACCCCAGCGCTGACCACGAACGAGTGGCTGTCGATGGGCACCACTGCCAATCCGCTCACCATCGAAATGGCGGTACAAGTTGCCGCTGGCAATCCAGGCGGCGTTCTGGCTGGCAATCCAGCGTTGACTGGTGGTAACTTCGGTTGGTGGAAGTTCACGTTGGCGACTGACGTCGGCGTCGGTACCCCAACTCCTCGCATCATTCTTGCGTACAACGGTGGAACAGCATTCGTGCCGCTCACTGGTTGGACACACGGCACCGGCACCTGGCACATGATTGCCATCGCAATGCGTGGCACAACGAACTACGAGTTTGGCGTCTGGATGGATGGTGTCTGGAAGGGGTCTGCTACGCTGGCCAATCCAATCGTGACGCCGTTTGGACCTATCGACAGCGAGCTGAACCTTACCCGCTCGCAGGGTAATGACCAGTTCCTCGGTTATCTGGATGAAGTTCGCATCAGCAATGAGCTCTTCCTCCCATGGGGCAGCAACTACACACTGTGGCCATCTGAGTTCCCGAATCCGCCAGTGCCAGTTCCGACTGCACTTGCCTTGTGGCATGCTGAAGACCTGCTCGATAGCACAGCGAACAACGTGGACATCACCTCGGGCAATGCCACGGTATCGGCCGTCGACAAGAAGTTCGGCACCAATTCGTTCTTCTTCAACAGCACGTACCTGCTGGCACCGTCAAATGCAGCACTCAATCTTGGCACTGGGGACTTCACTGTCGAAGCCTTCGTGAAGCATCAAACCGGTACCTCCGGTTTCGGCGGCATCATCAGCGCAAACAGCGGCTCATCGCGAGTGTACCTCTTCGTTCAAGGACCAACACAGGCTCTCGGCTTCGGTGGTGACACGATGCCTGACTTCTCGACAGCAGCAAACACGCTGACAGCAAATGTCTGGCATCACGTTGCTGTCACCCGTCAGGGCACGACCCTGCGCCTGTTCGTTGATGGAATTCTTGGCAATACGGCAACTTGCGGTGTCACGGCACTTGCAAACTTCAGTGCAGGTGGCACATTGATTGGCACTGCAAACGTTGGCTTCGGCACTGCACCGCCAGTGAACGCCAATCAAGCGTATGTGGGCTACATTGACGAAGTTCGTGTTGTTGGTTCCTGCTTGTACGCTGCGAATTTCGTCCCGCCGACTATCCCATTCACGGCAGTCTGACCCCGACGTAAATAGGGAACTACTCAAGGGACTCGCTCCATGCAAGAAACTCTCAACACTAAGGTCTCTGGTCACGTCCTCGTAAAGGACGACCAGGGGCAGGTTCTAGTGAACAAACTGAACGCGATTCACCCAGGAAACATGGCTACGGCGATTGCCCGTGGGCTGTCGAATGCGGCGCACAGCCAGATCTGGAAGATGAAGCTCGGCAATCAGGGCACGTACGTTGACTCAAGTCAGCAGATCGTGTTCCGTCCGCCGAACACCACTGGTGTCACTGCCGATCTGTACAATCCGACGTACTACGAGATCGTTGACGACGCTGACTCTGGGGTTGGTGTTGGCAATAGCGTGACGTTCACGAACATTCCACTCAGCACCAGCACTCGGGTGATCATCACTTGTGTGATCTCGGCAAACGAAGCCGTGAACCGCCCAACTGACCAATCGGACACGATCACGACTTCATCAGGTGGTCTTGACGGCGTTGATGCAACACCGACCGAAGGCACGTACTTCTTCGATGAGCTTGGGCTCTTCACTGAAGGTATTGGTACACCTAGCATCTTGAATGAAACAGATGAACTGATGCTCTCTCACCTCGTGTTCTCACCAATCGAACACACGGGGAACAGAGAACTTACCATCGTCTATACCCTCACCATCACAGTGACCTGATACAGTGGTCTAACGCGTGGCCCTAAATAGGCTCGCAACCTCACGTTCAGGATAACCGTGAAGCTCCAGTTTACCCAAGGGATCGTCAGGCATCAGACGGACACAAGCGGGAACCCAACGTTCTTGCAGCGTTCGTCCGGCGCGGGGCAGTTCGTCGATTTGGTGGTATCACCGAATCCGACTGTGCTCGCCATTGCTCATCGCGATTCAACCTACATCGTCGAGGAAGTCAAGACGATCCCCAATGCATGGGGACCGATCAACACTTCAGCCACCCGGCACCTGTATTGGGATGTGAATCTTCTCACGGGTGTCATCACCCGTGGCATGACCCTGTTCCAGCCGATCTACTCAAGCTCGGAACCAACTTCACCTGCACTTGATCAGCATTGGTTTGACACTGACAAGAACACATTCTTCGTCTGGACAGCTGAAGCTGGCTGGGTCGAGCGTGTCAGAATCTTTGCTGGCTACGTTACCTCCGGCGCCATCATTCGTCCAGCTGCTATCGGCTCACAAGCTGGGCTGATTGGAAACTTCGAAGGCGGACACCTAATCCGTGACAGTTTCGGCATGCCGCTGCGGCAGGCAAATGGGTGCTTCGTCACCAGTGCCTCGCAGCTGAACGTCACGAATCTTGGCACCGTCACAACGCGCATCGAAGGCACTATCTCGTCCGTGTATGCGGCCGAAGAGATTCCGCGCTTTCACCTGATTTCACTCCAAGCCGGTGGTCGAGCAGTGCTTGCTCGTTCTACCGACTACAGAATGCGGATTGGCGGCCTTGTTGCTGAAGATCTGTACGAGGGTGATGTTGCCAAGTTGTTCACGAGCGGCGTTGTTCGCTCACCATTCTTCTCCTGGCCAGCAGACAAGATCAATCGTCCTCTGTTCTGTGGGCCGACTGGTCAGATCACCTTGACTCCTCCGAGTCAAGGGGTGCTTCAACAGGTCGGGTTCGTTTATGATGTGGATGCCGTTCTCATGGCGATCCATCAGGTCATCGTTCTCGATGACCCTGCTGACATCATCACCGTGCCACCACCTGCACCTTTTGAAGCCCCGATCGCCAACTTCTTCGCGACGCCAACATCAGGACTGGCACCGCTCGAGGTAGTGTTCACGAGCACCGCTTCAGGTGCCATCACGACCGAGTGGGACTTCTTGAACGATGGCTTCATCGATGCTACTGGCCCTGCGGCTGTGCACACCTTCCAGACGCCTGGTACCTTTACGGTTCGCCAACGCGTCATCAACGGCTTCGGTCAAGATGACGAAGTCAAGACAGGGTACATCACGGTCACCAGTCCAGCGACGCTGCCTACGAAGACCAATCTTGGTCTGTCATTCGGCGCTCCAGCACAGCTGACTGCAGGCCGCACCTTCACACTGCAGGTCATCACGTCGAACGATGGTCTCTTGAACGCTACCGACGTGCTGCGTCAGATCGTGTTGAAGGCGAACAACAGCACTCAGCTCACTATCACGGCTCCGCCAGTTGGTACTACGATCAGCTACACGAACGGTAAGACAGTGATCACACTGCCGCTGATTCCGTTGGCATCTGGTGCTTCTGCTACCGTGGCATTGCAGGTCGCAGTGCAGTCGAACGTGAACAAGGTCATGATCGATGGCAACGTCTCGTCGCCAGAAATTGATTCTGAAGGACGCGACAACTCAGCATCTTTGACGATTGAGGCTCGCACATGACCACAGTCTTCAAACTTGTCTACCTGAATGAAGAGACCGGCGAGCTTGGTAAGCTGCCGGACTTTGGCATCACGACCATCGGTGGCTCAACGTCACCAACGTTCTTCATCAGTGGTAAGCCACTGCTGTTCGCTGACGGTTCATCGACTGACGGTACAAACAACCCGCCACCGATGTTCCAGAACTCGCTGCAAGCGAGCTACATCGCCAGCGGCATTCCAGCGAACATCAGTACCGTAACGACGAAGGACATCCAGTTCACCGCGCTGAACGGGAACAAGTTCATCTTCGACGCGGATACCGGTCAGGTCACTATCGAGGGTGATCTGGTCACCAACTCGGTGAGTGGTGGTGGCTCGGCAATCAGAACGCATGAGCACACCCAGAGCATCGCAGGAACGATCTGGACCATCAACCATGGCAAGAACTCCTGGTGCCCGACGCTGACGGTGTACGACAATCTACGCAACGTAGTACCACAACTAAAAATCATCCCAGATGAAATCGTGATCATCAATGCGAACTCGATTCAGGTACGGTTCAACACGCCGCAGATCGGACGTGCCGTCATCTTGTTCTTTGATTGATTTCCTACGCCCCGGTTACCCAGGGGCTAAATACCTACGAAGACAGAATGGTAACACATCACGATGAAGCACGTCGAAACTTCGGACATTGTCCTGGCCGCCACGCTGAAGGTGAAGGGGTACCGACTGGATCGCATTGAGAAGGACGGAAAACGTGGCATCTTCTGCTTTGCAGACGTCACTGAAGCCGAACTCACGCAGTTCAATTTGGGTCAGGCGCTGGTGGAGCCTGTAGCCCTCAACAATGCGGTCAAAGCCTTGACCACAGCCACTAAACGTATCCTGTAACCCTTAGGAGTTCCCAATGAAGATCAATGGTAAGCTCTCGTTTGACGCATCGTCTGCGTCACTGATCGAGAATCTGCGCGTCGAGCGCTTTGCAACCCTCGGCGCCGTGCCGTCGTACACTTCAGCGGACTCCGGTCGCGTGGTGTATGTCATCGGTACTGGCACGATGTACTACGGTGACAGCTTCACCGGCGCATGGATGCCGTTTGCTACGGGCGGCAACGCTTTCTCGCAAACCGAAGGTGACGCAATCGAAACGTCCCTTGGCGTTGGCATCAACGCTGATGGCACGTTCAATGCTGCTGGTTTCACCAACACCCTCGCGCTGACGAACCCAACGTCGTTCTCGAATGCTATCCAGCAAATCGCGAACTACGCTACGGCCAACGACACGCTGTATGAACTGAATGACGTTTCGCTCTCGAACGCTGTTCCGACTGGCGCCAAGTTCCTGTACACCCCAGGTGGCGCGAACTGGGTTGATCACACCCTCGTGCTCGCTGACGTTTCTGACGTCACTGCTACCGCTGCTGAAGTCAATGAACTCGCTGGCGGCACCGCTGTCCAGGCCGACTTCATCAAGCTGCACAACATCACTGCTTCGGCTGCTGACGTCAATGTGCTGACTGGCGCTTTCGCTGCTGGCATCACCACGACCGAGATCAGCTACCTCGATGGCGTGACTTCGTCGATCCAAGGTCAACTCGACGGCAAGCAAGCACTCGATGCGACGCTGACCGCTCTTGCAGGCCTCGACACCACTGCTGGCATCGTTGTCCAGACTGGTACTGACACCTTCACCAAGCGTACGCTGACTGCTCCTGCAGAAGGCCTGACCATCAGCAATCCTGCTGGCACCGCTGGCAACCCAACGTTCGCTCTCGCGAATGACCTGGCTGCTCTTGAAGGTCTGACGTCTTCTGGCTACATCGTTCGCACTGGCGACGGCACTGCTACGACTCGCACGATCAACGGCGTTGCTGGTCGCACTGTTGTCACCAATGGTGACGGCGTTGCTTCGAACACCGACGTGGATCTGGACACTGTCACCCAAGGCTCTGGTGGTGCTTTCCTCAAGGTAACCCTCGACGCCTACGGCCGCGTTTCGCAGAACACTGCAGTTGTTGCTGGTGACATCACCGGTCTCGTTGACACCATCTACGTGAACGTCGCTGGCGACACGATGACTGGCAACCTGAACATGGGCACGAACTACGTGACCATGAACAACGCCCCAACGCTCGACACGCAAGCTGCCAACAAGGCCTACGTTGACTCCGTCGCCGCTGGTCTGTCGTGGAAGAATGCAGTTCGCGCTGCTTCGACCGGCAACGTTGCTGACCTGGCTGCAGTGACCGTCATCGATGGCATCACTCTGGTTGATGGCGACCGCGTCCTCCTGAAGAACCAAACCACCCCGTCTGCAAACGGCATCTACACCTACACTCTCAGCACGACCACTCTTGCCCGCTCGTCGGACATGAATGCTGCTGGCGAGTTCATGAGCGCTACCGTGTTCGTGTCGGAAGGTTCTGCCAACGCTGATAGCGGCTGGACGCAAACCGCTGAAGTCACGACCGTTGGTTCTGACGCTGTTGTGTGGTACCAGTTCTCTGGTGCAAGCACATACACATGGGGCACGGGTCTCGGCAATACCGGTAACACGGTGTTCGTCAATCTGGGTGCTGGTATCGCTGAACTCCCATCGGACGAAGTTGGTCTGGATCTGGTCTCCAACAAGGCTATCCAACTGACAAGCGCCCTCACTGGCGGTCAACTGACGTTCGTTCTGGACGGTGGTGCAGCTTCTGGTCTCGAGCAGTCGTCTGCTGGTCTGAAGATCTCGGCAAATGGCGTCACGAATGCCATGATCCTGAACGAGTCGATGACCTTCAACTCTGACTCTGGCAACTCAGTCACGGCTCTTGGCGACACGCTCATCATCGCTGGCACCGCTGCTCAAGGTATCCACACCTCTGCAGTGACTGGCACGCTGACGATCACTGCTGACGACGCTTCGGCTTCGCAGAAGGGTGTTGCAACGTTCAACACGGCTTCGTTCGCCGTCACCGCTGGTGATGTCACGATCAAGGCTGCTGGTGTTTCGAATGCTCAGTTGGCCAACAGCACGATCGGCTTCACGGGTTCGGACGCTTCGTCTGACACCGTTTCCCTCGGCGGTACCCTGACCTTCATCGACGGCGCTACCCACGCTGCTGGCGACCTGGTCAAGACCTCGGTTGCTACTGACGCTGTCACCATCTCGATGCGTGAAGCTACCACTGGCGCTCTTGGCGTTGCATCGTTCGACGGCGCGCACTTCAGCGTCACCGCTGGTGCTGTCAGCCTGGCTGCTACGCTCGATGACCTGACCAATGTGTCGAATGCTGATGCTGCTGCAACTGGTGACCTGCTCACCAAGACTGCTGGCGATTGGCAGAATGTCACCCGTGTTGCTGTTGTTGGTTCGACCTCAGTCGCTGACCACAATGACGTCTCGGTCACGACTCCTGCTGCTGGCCAGACTCTGGTCTACATCGCTGGTGAATGGGTCAACCGCAAGGTCTTCCACACGGAAACCGTCGCTTCGTCTTCGACCTGGAACATCAACCACGCTCTCGGCCAGAAGTTCTGCAATGTCACCATTGCTGACGACACCGACAACGTGGTGATCCCACAGTCGATCGTGTTCTCGGACGCGAACAACCTGGTTGTGACCTTCAACACCGCTATCGCTGGCCAAGTCATGGTCTCGGGTGTTGCTGCTGCCTAAGGCTGACTGAGTGGCTTCGGCCACTCTTGATGACCTCTCGCAAGGGGCTGCCAATTGGCAGCCCTTTTCGTTGCCCGGATCCTAAATAGGCAGACAACCCTATACCCTCGAGGACACGACATGAAGTTCTACGGCCACGCCAATCTCCAACAGAACGAGCTGCAGAACGCAGCGCTCTCGTCTCTGACTTCTTTTCCGAATGCTCCAGTCATTGGACAACTTGCGTTCGTGAACAGCATCGTCTTCATCTGCGTCGCAATCAACCCGCTTCCAGTATGGGTTCCATTGACACGTGAAATCACCGCGTACACGCACACCCAAGCCGTGGCGTCGAGCACGTGGAACATTGTTCACCCACTGAACACCACTTCCGTGAACATCCAGGTGTACAACAACAACAATCTGGCCATCATTCCAGATGACATTGAGACCCTTGGTCCTACTACCGCGACCATCACTTTCGCTGGCGCTCAAGCTGGTCGTGCAGTGCTGGTGTCGGGCCACTTCGACGGCATGCCAAAGCCTGTGTACGCATACACTCACTACCAGTCGAATGCATCGACCTCGTGGGTGATTCCTCACTTCCTCGGCTACAATCCAGTCGTGCGAATCTTCATCGGGAACCAAGAAGTTCAACCACTTGCTGTCACCCACGATAGCACGAACCAAGTCACCATCACCTTCAGCACTGCCCAGGTCGGCTACGCTCGCTTGGTCTAAGGACGCACGATGGCCCTCACCTATCAACCTGCTATCACGTACGAGCACACGCAAGACACTGCGTCTGACACGTGGGTGATCCAGCACAAGCTGAACTTGTACCCTGTGATCGACGTTCTTGTCGACTACGGCGGACAGCGACAGAAAATCATTCCATCTTCGGTGGAGTACACCAGCTCAATGATCTGTACTGTCACCTTCACTGAACCTTTCACTGGCGTTGCCACGGTGGCTTGATGTACTCATCCGCAAAAGTTCACATCCAATCGGCACCTTCAGCCACCTGGACGATCACGCACACGTTCCTCGGCGCGCCGCTTTGCGACGTGCTGATTCCTGATGGCGATACGATGGTGAAGATTCTTCCGGCTGGGGTGACATACATCTCTGACACGCAGCTCACCATCACCTTCACAGTGCCACGCACAGGTACTGCACGACTCGTCGGCAGAACCCAATCACCGCTCATCTTCACCGCTGGATCGATTGATCCGGGTCAAGACGCATAAGGACCCATCATGTTCGCTGGAATGTATGCAAAGCTCATCGCCATTGCGCTGGTTGTAGCCATCGTTCTCGGCGGCATCTGGTATGTGAAGCACCTTCAGAATGAGGTGGCTGATCTGACCCAACAGGTCTCGACGCTGACAGCACAGAACGCGCAGTTGACAGCCTCAATCGAGCATCAGAATGAAGCAATCAACACGCTCCAAAAAGAAGGGGCTGCGCGCCTTGCGGCTGCGGCGATTGAACTTGCTAAGTCGAAGGCGGCTACGAAAGCTGCGCAAGCACGGGCAGGTGTCATCTACAAACAGCCGCCCTCGACGCCGGGTAACGATTGCAAGTCGACGCTAGACTTGTTGAACAGCGCGGTAGCACCAGCTGCTCCCGCCTCAGACTCAGAAGGAACGCAATGAACAAGCTGCTCCTCACTCTCGTGTTGACTCTTGGTGGCTGTGCTGGTTGCGCGACTACTCAAGGGCCGCCGGTTGAAGTCAAGATTCCAGTTCCGGTGAAGTGCCAGACTGAAGATCCGACGATCCCAACCTATCGCTTCAGCCCGCCATACACAACCGCCTTTGAGGCAGCACGTGATTTGCTTGGTGACCGCGAAGTGGCGTTGGCGTATGAGAACGAGCTCCGTATTGCGTTGAAGTCCTGCAAGTAAGGAGACTCTATGGCTGGCTGCTGCCCTCCGGCACCACCAAGCAACGCCATCAGTGGCGCGTTCGGCGACGCCAATGGACATGAGACGGACATCCGCCCGGGTGAATCAGTCGAATGCTACATGGCACGGGCTGGGAACACCACCGGGCTTCAAGATGATGCCACTGAAAACGTGCCTGACAAGATCGAGAACGCCTCGATTCCGCTCAAGGTGACGGCTACTGCGGTGACTGTGAACGTGCAGTTCAAGCTCACCGCTGGTTCACCGAGAACTCCGACCTCTTGGACGTTGACCCCGCTTCCGGCTGGACTGGCGTTCACTACGGCTGGGCATCTCACTGGAGCGTTCACCGGAACTGGAACGTTCACAGTCACGGTGACTGCGCTTGACGGCGCCGGAACGATTGACTCACGCGTCTATACTCTCGGTGTCAAGCCTGGAGATGAGACGACGCAGATTCAACTCATCAGTCCTCTCCCAGGCTCCGTGGTGAACTCAAAGTTCGGACCGCGGATGCACCCAATTCAGAAGGTCATGAAGCCACACACTGGCATCGACATGAAATTTCAAGATCGCTCGGTTGGCCCTGTTCTTGCAGCGGCTGATGGTGAGATCGTTTTGGCAGGCGGCAATCCCTCAACAGGGTATGGAGTACGAGTATGGATCAAGCATTTGAGCGGCTCCGGGAATCACTTGTGTACGACGACCTACAATCACCTGAGCAGGACACTGGTTTCTACTGGGCAGAAAGTTATGGCTGGACAGAAGATTGGTATCGAAGGGAGTACGGGAGCTTCAACTGGCAACCATCTTCATTTCGAGTGCCGGTTGCCGGATGGCAAATTCATTGACCCTCTGCCCCTGATTCGTGGGACGACACAGGTTGCCGCCAAGACGCTGAGCAATGGTGACCCTGATCCTGATCAGATGGCTAGTGAAACATCAGATGCATCGTTGTCTGAAGCCGAGTCAACTGCAAGGCAGGCGGGCTGTCAGGCCTTCGGTCCTGCCTATCCACCAAGCAATCCAGCAGAGACGGTAGACCCGTACTCACCGCCCGTGAGTCCATCAACCGATCCATTCGAGCAGGCCTGGTTCTTCACTATGACCGCGGAAACTGGTCAGTGGACAGCCGCCTCAGAGTCAGACGCCGATGTAATTGCAGGTGCTATTGGAACATCAGCACAACGGAAGAAGTGCGGGTACGTATCGCTGCCGAACTTCCCAGGCGGTGAGACCAAGTTCGGCATCGCACAGAAGTACAACCCAAAGACGGTGGTGAAGACTGCGACGTACGCTGAGGCGAAGAAGACGGGATGGAACAATTATTGGCGCAGCGCAAAAATGCCGTGCGCAAATTATGCGGCGCTCGTTTCCGTCATTCTGCTCGACATGAACTTTCTGCACGGCGATGGGAACACGAAAACGATCTTCACTCGTGCTGGCATCTCAGCACCGCCATCACTGACGTACGGGCAGCAGCTACTCGCCTGTGAAGCCCTGACAGCTGCTCGCATCGCGTTCATTCAAGGCATCAAGAACCAGACCTACTCCAAGGGTTGGTTGAAGCGCGCCAACGACAACCTGGCTTACGTCAAATCGCTGCCTCCGTTCTGACGGTAAATAGTCCATGGGAAACGTTGTACGCATTGGCGATTCGGTCTCTTGTGGAGACCACTCCGCCGCCGGATCAAGTAACGTGTTCGTGAACGGGCTACCAGTGACACACGCTGGGGCGAAGTCTACGACAGGGCACGGGTGTTTCCCAGGAACTGTGTTCACCTCGAACTGGTCAACGACTGTGTTCGTGAACAATCAGCTTGCTGCGCTACTTGGCACCCAAATTGCGCCACACCGCTGCGGGAACTCCGTACACGGTGGAGCAGCAGTATCATCATCACCAGACGTCTCTTTCGACGCATAAGGAACGCACATGAAGTCACTCGGTACCTACGCTCCGCCTGAAGCTATCGGCATCAATTTTGTTCGGTTGGCAACGCCTCATGGTCGCACTCTGCCTCGGGCGCCTGTTCCAGGCGAGCTCTTCACGTTGGAAGCAGACATGGCTGAGCCTGACGGGCGGACCCCTTGGATGCCTCGTGGCACGTACTCGTACGATGAGGCAAGCATGAAGTGGACGCGACTGAACGACAGCTCGCGTAAGCGCAAGGCCGAGTGCATTGGCGCACAGAAGATCGAGTTCGAAACAGAGGATGTCTGCTCAGTCGACGTCATGCCGACGATCACCAAGGGTGCGTGGCTGGCGGCTGTCGGCATTCCACCATCGAGCCGCAAGGCCGCCTTTTCTGGGATCGGGTCAGTGTGGGTCGACGTATTGAACGAGTGCTTCGTGTGGGTCGTTGCTTTCAACGGCGAGAAGATGGTCGGGGTTGTGGCTGCGCGCCTCGTCCCAGGTCACCCACAGACACTGTCGTTGACGTTCACCGACAACCCAGGCTCCTCGGAAGAACAGGGCTACCAACTGCGGTTGTACACCGACAACGCAGGAGTTGTGTTCGTGAACCAATGTGACCGCTTCAACTTCGAAGCGAAGAGCTCGACGGCGTTCATCGTCGAAGAGAACCTGAACTAATGCCGCTGAACCAACCCAATCTCAGCAAGTACCGTCCTAATCCAGTTGGGCCAGTCAAGCTGCAGACTCGGTCTTCAACTCGAGCACGACTGTACGGAGGCGGAACGTACTTCCGCTCGAACGAGCGTGGGGAGGTTCAGAACCTGATCCAGATCGGCATCCTCGAAGACGGGGTGATCCCAAACCTCGAGGGTGTCTGCATCGTTCAAAACACGGTGCTCAAGCCCGACGAGCAAGTGACCGGAACAGGAGTCACGCCGGTGCTCGAGCTGTACAAGCTTGAACTTACAGCCCTGGAAGAAATCACAATCGCGTGGAACGGCACACAGTGGCGCGCAACGAAGACAGGCATTAGGTGGCAGATAGCACCGGGACCTGTTCCAGCTCCAGTCGATCTGGGGGCAGTTCAGGAGGGATTGTTCGTATCGAGCGTCGCCGTCTTCAAGATCACCGGGCTGGGGGCTTGGCCGCATGGAGCAGTCGTGGTACTGAGACCGCGCACTCGTCGGTACACCCTGGTGGTGCACGGTGTCACCGATCCGAATTCGCCATCTGGTACTACACAGTTGACCGGCTGGGACCCTAACGCCCTCCGGCAAGCGGTCAATGCTGACACGACAGTCTGGATTCGAATGCCGGTTCGAAACACCGTTACAACTCCGGACACGGGTCCTGCTCTGCCACCGTCCGGTGGCGAGGACAAACAGGACTCTGGAGTAGATGCCGACTTCCTGACAGCGTTCGCGATGGCGAATCTGTCAGGTGGCAATGGCTTGCCCATGGCGCCGGTAGGATTGAACACCGGACCCGATCGGGTCATGGTGCATCTGAACTACTCGGAGAAAGACGACGGCTCGATGGGCGAGCTCAATCAGGTCTTTGAGTGGGTCGGAGACTCTGCCACGATTGGTTCATGGCAGAGGTACTCCTGATCAGAACATCCCCGAGCTCAGGCGATTGTAGTGCTCCTCGCGTGCCTGATTCTCACGCTCGATTCGAGCGTTGTACTCCGCGTTGCTCTCGTACACCGCGTCCGAGTAGAACCGCGGACGCGGTCCAGCTGCCGTGCACGTGTTGCAACGGGGCCACGATTGGCTTGGGGTGGAGCGGTCAGCGAGGTAGGTGCCAGAGCACTGCGAGCAGGTAGCGACGTTATACATGGAGAAGATCCTTCACAGGATTGGGTTGAGAAAACGAGAATCAGTCCGGCATCGGGACCTTGAGGAAACCTTCGAGCAGCGCGGTGTGGTGCTCGACATCTTCGCGATGGCTGCGAATCAGGGCCGTCAGGTACGACTTGGTCGGGTAATCCGCATAGGACACGAACCCGCCAGAGTGACTGAAGCCGATGGCCATGCGACCATCGATGAAGTTGAGGTGCTTGATGTTGTACTTCTGGCCGTCAGCCAATGACTTGACCACCAACCCGGCAGAACGGATCATGGGCGCCGTGCGGCCACCAGCGACTTCTTCGAAGAGCACTTGCACCGGATGCATGCGCGACTTCTCGAGCGTCACGGACGCAATGAGGATGGTGTCGGGAGTGAGGTCGTCGAGGAAAACAGGCGAGCTGCGCATGATGTGCTTTCGTTCAGGGTTGGTCTGGCGGCGGATTGTGCGAGATCAGTCTCGCTGACAGGTGCGGTCGTCGAACTGCGATGCCGACACGGACGGGCGGCGGGTAGGTTCAGGGTACACAGTGACGTTCATTGTCTTGACGGCACCGCGGTGGTCCGTGATGAAGCTCACGGAGACGCTGGCCAGCGAAACGCCGAGGTCCTTGGCGACGAGTTCTGTGATGCCATCGACGGACAGCGAGATGACGCGAGGTTGTTTGTCGAGCAGGCTCATGATCAGTACCAGGTGATGCCGCCATCGTGGGCGATGTTGGCCTTGGGGTTGGCGGGGTTGTAGACACACGCGGCTTCCCACAGCTCGGACATTCTCGTCGCCAAAGCCGTGCGCTCGGGGGTGATCAGGGATGGGTCCAGCATGCCCACCATCTGGAAGGCCGCATCGAAGCGACCCATCGCGAAGCCGAGGTTCCGGATGCTCGCGGCATCGTGATGCTGTTCGTACGCCGCGATCCAGATCTCGGCGCTGCGAGCGTACGAGTCCAGGTACTTGGCAGCGCGCTCGATGTGCTCGACACGTTCGGTGGGGGTGATCATGATGATGGCAGCTTCACCAGCAGGAGGAAGATGATGGTCCCGAGGAAGGCGATGACGTTCACCAGGATCGCCAGACCGATCCAATCGGAGCGACCGTAGTCCTTGAAGTTCCAGGGGTTGAAGTTCATGAGACGTCTGCCTTGCGCACAACCCAGGCGCCGAAGCCGTGATCACCGATGCTGAAGCAGTCGTAGCCGTACAGCTTGCCCATGGTCAGCTGGCAGTACCCGAGCATGTCCTCGTCGATCCGCTCTTCGTGCAGCATGCCATTTCGCAGCAGCTGCTCGACTTCGCGGAAGACCTCATCTTCGGTCTGGAGGATCGCCAGCTCGGTCACGTCCTTGACGCCAAGCATTAGCGCAGCGGCGTGGACCCAGGGTAGGTTCCCATCGTCTTCGCCGACCTCGCACAGCTGGTCGTCGGACATCTTGAAGACGTTCAGCGGCGCGCAGGGTTCATCGGTGTAGACGAAGGCTTCGAAGAGCTTGGACATGACGGGCTTCCGGAGTTGCGGGTGGATCAGCGAGCGCGACGATAGGGGCGCGGGGTGTGCTTGCCGTCCGAGACTTCGGCCATGCAGTAGTTCACGCCGACTGCCAGAGTCGACAGCAGAATCCAGGTCATTGCGAGGGCCATGATGCTCTTTCAGAGTTGGATGGATTGAACAGCCAGCGCGCCACCGTCGGCGAACTGCTTGCGGAAGGCCTTGGTGACGAGCGGAGCGCAGAGCCGGCCGGCGTCGTTGCCAGCGGTCACGGTGCACTTCAGGGTGGGAAAGCCGACGCAGTAGAAGCTAAGCGCCGCGCCAGTTTCGGCGCAGAGGAATTCGTAGCAGTCAGCGTACTGCGCCGAACGGAGATGCGTGCCGGGCTTGACTTGGCGTTGACCGTAGCTCACGAGGGCGAAGGTCACGTCGGTCACAAGGTCTTTCATGCGGCTCATGGATTTTGCACCAGTTGGTTTGTCGATAGAGGTATCTTAACTCGATCCCGAGGAAAGTACACCAGAGAAGTGTAACAGTTCTCAGTACGTGGCAGAGCCCGTGTGGGCGTTCCAGAAGGTCATGAACTGGATGGCGAACTCTTCACCGCTGCCATTCACGAGGAGACCGAAGCGCTTGGCGTACTCGTACGGACCTTCACGATCGAAGACTTCCTTGATGTCCTTCAGCGCGCGATCGGTCGTGGTGATCTGATCGGAGCGGAGGTCCATGACCAGGGCTTCAACCATCGGGAACTTTGCGAGATCAGTGGAGGTGGTCATGATGTTGCACATGGTTTGTTGATAGAGGCATCTTATCCCGAACCCGAGAAAAGTACACCACTATTCTGTAACGAGGTAGATTTCTTCCGTGAATCGGAAGCCCGGCATCTCTGGGAAGCACTCGTCTTCTTCGGTGAAGTACACGAGTCCCTTCTTCTCGAGCTTCTTGAAGACCCTCATGCCAGGTACGATCGTGCCGAAAACATCGCGGCTATTCCGATCCTCAACGTCGGTCACGAGGCAGGCCCCGCCCTTGTACTTCAAGAAGTCCAAGGCGTTTTGTTCAGCTTCGGAGAGACTCATGGTGGAATTGTACCACCAGAGGTTCAATCAGGGACGAACCATTCCTGGTAGGTGCCGGGGAACTGCGATGGGTTGTACACCCACGGCATGTCGTTCACTCGCAGTTTCACGTGCACTTTGAGTTGCTCGAGCGAGCCAAGCATCACGTGACTCACAGCGTGCACAAAGTGCGGTGTCGCTGGGAACAGCACAAGAGTGCCGCGAACCGGAGTCAGGCTGAAGTTGTACGCGGGGAACTCGAGCTTACCGCCATAGACCTCGAACCGAGGATCCAGCGGTACCGATGCATGAAAGGACTTCAACCAGATGAAGCCCACCAGATCGATGTCCTTGAACTTCGTCCACTTCTTGCGAAGGAACCTCCAGCCCTCGGCCATGTGGGTTTCGGCTGGGATCTTTGGATTCTCTTGGTACTGTTGGAACAGCACCAATGGTTCACCGACGATCTGAGCTGCATACCGGCGCTCGATTAGTGGAGCGATAGCGCTCAACTCCGAGAGCACGTCACCACAGAGCTCCGACACGATACGCTCATGCTTGAGAGGATCACCATTCTCATCTCGATCCGGAACCTTCAGTGCCAGCTGCTTGATGAGCTGCTCGCACCGAAGCGGCGAAATGAAATCCTCGACGACGTGGAAAGGGGAATGAATCATCCGAGCAGCGTCTGACGCCCAGTGACGGGAGTAGCGCTCTCCCAGGTCCGCTTCAGCGCCAGCAGTTCGTTCACTGCCAGGTACTTGCCGAAGAAGTCGATGTACGCGCGGCCTTCAAGGACCATGCGCCCCATCATGATGCGGAGTTGAAGCTTCTCAGCTTCCGTGAGTGATGAGACTGGTGTGTATTGGACGAGCATCTCTGCCTCTGCTTCTGTTGAGTTACTTGAACACGTAGCCTGTTGCCTTGGTGGCGTACAGGTCCTTGCCCTTCGGATTCTTGCCCGTGAGCTTGTCGCCATCCTTCTTATCGGCGATGTTCACGATGGCAACAACTGTCACCATGCCCATGTCACGGCCAGTTTGATCAGCGTGAATGGCGTGCGATGAGCCAACCTTGACACCTGACATTTCACCACTGCTCATGAGCCACATCAGCGAGCCAGCTTCATCCTTAGCACACAGGAGCGCAGTGCATGCGCCATGATCACGGCGAATGTCTTCGATCGTAGGTGATGAAGGTTCGATGTGCATTGACTTCATGATCGCCCATGAACCGCGCCGTTCACGCGCTTCCTTGAGCCACGCACGACCAATCTTCAAGACCGGCGGATTGGCCGTCGTTTCGGAGAGCTGAGCTTGCACCCAGTACGTCGCACCTTCGAGCTCCAGATCGACACCAGTGAAGATTGGGTCGTTGCCAGTCGCAGCTGGCCAGAAGGCATACTGCGACTCGTTCAGGGTGTACACAGTGCGAGCTGCAACAGTGACCGAGCTCGGGTGCAGCGTCAGACCAGCGCCATCGACAATCTCAACGATGACGCGTTCATTGGAGACGAGGGCTTCCATCTTGGTGGGATCGAGCGGATCCTCGTCGTCAGCTGGTGCATCGTCCTTCGGCTCCTTGTCAGCCTTTTCCGAGGGCTGCTCGTCTTCAGGAGCCTTTGGCTCTGCTTCTTCCTCGTCATCGGCACCCGCAAGGGCACCAAGAAAATCAACGAGCTTCGCAGTGGCTGAGTTCAGCACACGAACCTCGAAACCAGCGTCTTGCAGCAAGTCAACTGCCTTGCCGATTGCTGGATCCTTGTCGGATGAAATGAGTACGATTGGGTGCATGATCAGTCCTTCATGGTGATGCGAGTGATCTTCGCATTCTTGTACTTGGCCTTGAACGGACCGGTTTGTGAGGTGTTCACGTCAAACACATGCTTGGCATGTGCCTTGTCCTTGACAGCATTGACGTTGATAGTAGTGGAGGCACGACCTGAACCTGACGGATCGTCGTACGAAATCAAGACTGCGGCAGTCTTCTTGCCAGCCGACTCAGTGATGCCAGCCATCTCGCGAGCACGCTTGCCGGCGTAGAAAGCTTCCATGATCTCGGTGTAGTCTTCTGGCTTGTCGAGTTCCTCAACCACGTGCGGCGTCAGACCTTCAGCTTCGCAAGCGAGCTTGCACTTGTCGAGGGACAGACGCTTGATGAGTTTGTAGCTCTTGCAGACGCCAGCACCATGGTCATTCACGTTGACGTTCAGCACCAGATCGATGAGTACCTGCGGATCAGTTGGCGAGTAGTTCACGATGCTCGCTGAATCAGCGTACACATTGATGTGATCACACTGTGCGGTGTCGACATCTGCCGGCACGACAGCAGCTGCAGTCATGTCGACGACTGGACCGACTGAACTGATTGGAAGATTGATGGCGAATTCATTGACGGTTGACATTGGGGCTCCGTGTGGACGCTGTTGCCTATTTACGCCACCTTGCCAAGGATCTTGTCCCAACAGATCTTGATGCGTCGTTCTAGCTCAGGATACTCTGGTTCCAAGTCAATGATGAACTCGAGTGGAAAGCCGGTCTGAGCCACCATCAGAATCACACCTTGCTTGACGCTCGTACCGAAGAGCTCATTATGTGCTCGAGCGTAGAATGCGAGCTGAAGCTGGTAGTCAGCGATGTCTGCTTTGCCCTTGAGCTTGTTCATCGCCGTCTTGAAGTCGATGATGGAAGGAACTCCCTTGTATTCGCCCATGCAGTCGAAGCGACCGGCCACCTCAAGGGTCGGTGAGTACACTGACTGCTCCTGACCCCAGACCTCGGTGATGTTCCTGAGCTTGAGCTTCAGCGCATTGAACGCGGATTTGTCAACATCAGGAACCGGCTTACCGTCGACTAGCGCAAAGACTTCTTCCTTCTTCAGGAAGCGTTCAACAAGCAAGTGCACCATCGTGCCGTGATCAGCACTCGCCTTCGTAACCGCCGCGGCTTTTTCCCGCCCCAAAGAATTGCGCCAGTTTTCTAGCGATGCGGTTTTCTCCGGTGGTTCTGACTGCCCAAGCACCGTGGTGATGGATGGGAAGGCACCATGTGGAGTGTGATAGAACCGAAGTCCCATCGACATTTCAGCGGGGTAGTCGACATACGGGAACTTGTTCATCACCATCCGAGCTTCTCAGCCCGCTCCAAGACGCGTTTCAGAATGTCAGCCTCTTCCTGGGTCTTAGCCCCAGCAGGCCAATCAGGATTGCGAGAAACCGGCTGAGGCTCTTTTGGAGCCTCAGGATTGCGCACAGGGAACGGAATGACGTTTGACATGTGCAAATTGTAACAAGTCACTGAAGGCCTGCTACTGAGCTTAGGGTCATCGAAGTCCGATGCGCTTACCGAGTTGTGACCAGATGAGGCGCAGCAGCGCATCATCCAGCCAAGCTTGTAGCTTCCTCATTCGCGCCAGCCCTTAGGACGACCGCCCTGCTTGAGGTTCACAGTGCGCAACATGTTCGCGTACTTCAGCGCGTCCTTGTAGCCGGCTTCGTCATCAGTGAAGTACTTCGTGTGCAGCTCGCCATCGAACGGACCGTCGATGCCGACTCGCAGAGTCTTCATGCCTTCCTTCTGAATGTCGATACCGACTGTCAGCACCGTCTCTTCATGATTGCCACCTGGGTAGGTGGCCATGTGAGCAGGACCTGCAGCTGGTTCGTCAAGCTTGAAGTAGTGCGCATCAGCACGGGTCATCGCTTCGAGCTCATTGAATGCTTCATTCAGAGTCGATTCACCGAGACCGCCAGTGCCGCCATCAGGGAAGCCAGTGACGTACACGGTGGTGCCACGCACGGTGCAAGTGACATCATGCTTGTCGAGCTCGCGAGCAATCATCTCGGCAACTTCTGTTCGCGCAGTACGCAGATAGTTGTCAACGCATCCGAACTTGACGTTCATGTTCTTGCGCAACCAGCTATTCACAGCGGTCATCGACATCATTGGGTGCATACGCTCTTCAACGACTGGCTCTTGCTGTGCTTGTGCAACAGGCTTCTTCACACCCAGTAGTCCAATCAACGCTTCAATCTTCTGGTCCACCATTGAGCGCTGCTTCAGGCTGTTGCCAACATCTTCCAGCCCCTTCTTCAGCTGGGGCGCGCGATAGCTCAGATGCTCTTCAGGAACACCAAGAGCTCGAAGGAGCTCGATGGCTGCCTTGGCGTATGGGTTCGTCGACTTCACAGGGTTCAACTCGTCGATGCGCGACAGGAACCGGCTTCCAACCGTGTTCTCAACAACGTCCTTGCCAGGCTTCTTCTTTGGGTGCAGATCGGCTTCAGTATCGGCCAGATCTTCAGGAGCTTCAGAGCCATGCACACCGAGTCGATTGGCAAGCATCACAAGCTTCGCCTTCAGTTCACCATGTTGGTCAACAGCCAGCGCTGCCTTTGCGATGAACGGTGCCAGAACGCCGGGACCCTTCACAGTGATGAGACCCTCTGGAAGACCAAGAGCAACCAGAACCGCTTCAAGCTTCTTCTGGGTCGCTGCACCGCGCTTTGGGTCATGCTTCTCTGCAAGCTCCGCCTTCGTGACCTTTGGCACCGTGAGCGTGTAGCCCAGCGCAGTACCGAAGGCGTTGTAGAAGTCGTTGAAGGCGTTCTTCGCGGATGCATTCTTGCGCAGCATGTCGCCAGCAGCACGAACGCGGTCAATCGCGTCAGGCTCATTCTTCAACAGTCGTCCAACGATACCAGACATCGCGAACAGAGCAATGATCTTCTTCTCGATTGGGCGCTTCAGCTGCATGATCAGCTGCTTGTGTCCAGTTTCGAGAGGAATGTTCATCCCATCCTTCACCGAGTCGGTTTCGGTTGCCTTGGCTTCGTTCATTCGAGCCAAGAAGTTTGATCCAATGGTCATGTCAAAATCCTCAACGAGTTTCGGAGTGTACTTGTAGCTGGCAGTAGCACCAGCACGGTTCTTTTCCCTTGTGAGCCGTGCTGCTTCGAGCTCTGCCGCTTCGGCACTCTCAAAGTACGCAACTTCACCTGCACGCTTCAGCGGTGCAGACCGCAAGCCATTCGTGTCGCCAGAGATGGTCGACATGATCACGTACTTGCCCTTGTTTCCTTGTGCTTGGGCCGCATCCAGGTGCGCTTGAACTTCTTCACGAGCACCTTCAGCGAGTTTTCCCAGCAACGTGAATCCTTCTTCGGTGACGCCAGAGCCAAGCGAATCAAGATCGTCAAGTGACGGTTCCTTGTCCTCTTTCTTCTTCTTGCGCATCACTGGGTTGCCGTCCTTGTCGAGCTTCTGGGTGCCATCATCGTTCAGCACTGGCTCAAGTTCATCTTCCTCATCAGTGTCTTCGTCGGTCGATGCTTCAAGCTCACCCTTGCGAGGCACGTCAATGATCTCCTCTTCACCATCAGCAACTGGTTCATCAGCAACCGCTTCGGTCTCATCAGCTGGCGGAACATCAATGATCTCTTCATCGCCCGCTGCTTCCTCTTCCGGAGGCAGCTCATCGGTGATCTCAGCATCGATCGACAGATCAGCGTCCGGATCCTCTTCACCGGCGGTCGGGTCAGTTGGCCACACGACGTCGACGATGTCGAACTTCTGAGCCAGCTGGTTGATGGCTTCTTCCGTGTCGCCTTCAAGACCGAGGAGCTTCGACAGTTCTTGCTCGAACTGATCGGCGTCCTGCTGGTTCACGTACACCTTGATGATGTCGCCATCGTCCGTTTCAATCGCGAAGCCGACAGACTCGACTTCGTCGTTCAGGTCCTGGGCACGCTCGAGGTAGTCGTTCACGTCAGAGCCAGTTACCTGACCGTCGGCGTTGATGGTGTTCCGCATCAGCGAGAAGCCGACATTCACCGGCTTGGAGGACATGTCCTGCGCACCAGCCGTTGAACCGTCGCTGGTCTTCAGATCGGCTTGGATGCTGCCCTTGGAGAGTTCTTTGAGGAGAGTGGTCACTTGACGTCCTTGTAGTTCCGTGGATCCTTGTGCTTGCGAGTCAAGGCAAGGAACTCCTTCGATTGATTTCGCCGACGCATCTCGGTCTTGCGGTTGTTGCCGAGTCCAGTCGGAACGGCTGAGATTGCACCGGCGTTTGTTGCTCCATTGGCTGGAACGCTGACTGGAACACCAGCTCCGGAATCAGCACCTGCATCTCCGCCTTCACCCTCTTCGGTGAGGGCTGCGATGCGCTTCAACAGGCCTTCAGTTACCACGTCTTCATCCTTCAAGTCATGCGCAATCGGCTTCAGCCGAGGGTAGAGGCGCGAGTTCGGTACAAACTGCCGCACAAATGCAGACAGCTTCTTGATGAAGCTCTTCTGCTCAGCCACATCGAGTTCTGGAAACCGGATCGACAGATCAAGCAGGCTATTTACACGCTCAGTCCGAACACCGGACAGATCGATGAGTCGCTGCAGCATTCGACGGTGATCAGACCACTGAATCTTGCGTTCGCCGTTCGCGCTGAAGTCCAGGTGAAAGTACTTCCACCACGGGGCTGGGATCTTCTTCGTGATGGCCAGCACTTCAAGACGTGTCTTTGGTGTCAGGTGATCTTCGAGCTCTGGCTTGGCAGCGCGCCACACGGCGTACCCCCAGTGATTCAGCGGGCTCATCTCATCGTCATGCTTCAAGAGCCGCCAGTTCTTCCGGTCACGAAGGAAGCGCAGGCCAATCATGTCCTGTGAGTGCACGACCAACATGCTCATGAACACGGTACCGAGGAACGCATTCACGAGGTGCCAGGTGTCTCGACGATTGAAGTCAGCGAGGCTGATCTCGGTGGCCGGAGCATGCTTCTTCTTTGGCTTGCCCTTCTCGAGCAACAGTCCTTCACCAAGCTTCTCAGCATGAACTGCTCGAGCTGCTGAACCGTACAGCACAGCCAGCAGACCAGCCAGTGACTTCGTGCCCTTGAGCTTGTCGAACAGCTCCTTCAGGTTCCGATGCGCTTCAGCAAAGGTCAACAGCGTCTTCTTCACGGTCTCGTCTGACAGACCGATCTCCTTGCCGTTCTTCAGCTGGAGCTTGTAGTTCCCGTGATCGGTCTTGAAGGCCTCAAGCTTGTCGCCGAGCTCCTTGTACGTCTCGGAGGCGATGGCGAGGATCTTCTTCTTCACCGCTTCGTGATCCGTGAGCGATGACATTGACTTCGCGAGGTTCTTGATTGTCTCTTCAGCGCTATCGCCCTTCACCGGCTCCATGGCCTTGCGGACATTGGATGCCTTGGCGAGCTCACGGTTTCCCAGAGCCTCAGCGAAGCGGATTCGCATCTGACCTAGCAGACCACCGCGGGCTTCCAACGGAGCGTCAGGATCAGTGGTGTTCAGGGCCGACTGGACCTCACCACGTGGCGTCTGGTTGAACTTGTTGATGGCAGTGAAGACGTCACGATCGACGATCTTGACTTGATTGCCACTGGCATCGCGGAGCACGATGCCCTCGATGCCAACATCCTCGTCCGGCTTGATGTCATCGGCAGCGAGTCCCGACTTGCGGTGCAGCTTCGACAGCAGCGCCGCCTTGATTGGGAGCTGGTAGTCGTTCAGGAGCGTCGTGAGCAGCGCTTCCTTGGCTGGCTTGAACCCGCTCTTCAGCTCCTTCGGGACTGAGCTGACCATCGTGGTCGCAAGCTTCAGGTTCGAGAAGTTGCTGAAGCCTGACGGCTTCTTGAGGAAGGCATCGAGCTTGTCGAGCATCGGCTCGATGCCTGCATCAGCCTTGAGCTTCTTGGTGTCGAGCTTATGGGGTGACACGAACTGGAACGTCACCGAGATGTTCGTGGTCGACAGCTCCTTGCCATCAGCCGTGTCGACGACGTCGACCTTGGCTTCAGCCTGCTGGTTCACAAGGCTCGAGGCGAGGTGATCGGCAATCTCGTTTGGCGTGTCATTCACACCGCGTAGGAACGCGACGAAGGACATTCCGTGTGCACCATACGTGACACTATTAGGTTGGCGACCGAACAACACCTCGGCCTCAACCGTGTCGCCAGGGCGCAGTACGCGTTGAATCTCCTGGCTCTTAGCTGCAATGGCAGCGTGCGCAGCACGGAACTGGTTGAACGCTGAGATGAGCGGCCAGTCCTCCGGAGTGTACCGTCGTTCAGCACCGTTCCGCTTCCCTTCGCGGGATGTGAACAGCTTTCCCTCTTCATCTGACCCGACCCAGAGCTGAGCACCGTCAAGCTTCTCCTGAGCAGCCATCGTGGCCATATTCCGGAGCGTGTCGACGAACTCGTCGATTGGAAGGTCCTCGATGTGAGTGATGCCTTCGGTGAGGATTCGTTGGATGTGCATCGACTATTTAGGTCCGGATGCACACAAGGGACCCGAAGGTCCCTTGCTATTCGTCGGCTAATGCCGACAGGGCGTCAGGCGCCGGTGCCGAAGAGGATGCGGTGCGGTGCCGGATCCATACGCAGGATGAACACGATGACTTGCTGGGCTGGGTTGTAGCTGATGATGCCGCGAGCAAGCTGCGTGGGGTACAGACACAGCGAAGAATCACTGAACTGGATCGTGATGCGTGCGAACCCACGACCAGAATCCGTACTCGAACCAGCGAATGAGCATCCGTTGATGTTGCCTGTCCAGCTCTTTGGCGCAGCCTGGGCACTCGCGCTCAGCGCGGTCGTGCGGGACGTCGACAGCGTGATGGACGGTGCGCTCAGCGTGGTGGTTCTCGCCAGCGGGTAGACCAAATTCCAGCTGAGCGACCATTGGCCGCTGGGGATATTGCCAGTGGTAGCGAGCCCTGCTCGCGATGCTGAACCGCTCGTCGTAGCACCGAAGGCTTGCGTCGTGAACTGCAAGCGGTCATCCACAATGTTGCCCGCAACATCGATGCCGCTGTAAAACAGGCCGCGGTAATCGTTGCGATACGTGGTGCCAGAAACACCGAAGGCGCCGCTGTTTGCCACGGTCACATCGCCAACGCTAACACCCGCAACAGTCGGGTTGATCGGGCGATCGACGGCGATCGAGTAGAACCTGCCGTCGGTGTCGATGATCAGCCGGCTATTGGGGTTGACGTCATTGACGTAGGCACCCGCCATCGTCTCGATTGAGTGGCTCGACGGGGCCGGTGCCGGCGAATCACCACCGCCACCGCCACCACAAGCGGCGAGGCTGAGAACGAGCGATACGATTGCGAGAGAGCACTTCATGATGTTTTCCAGTGGTTGACGAGGAAGACATCATATCACCGTGCTCGACTACGCGCCAACTGTTACATTCGTTTTGCCTTGAAGATCAGGGCTCCAAGACCCGCCAAGAACAGCAGGTAGACAGAAGGTTCAGGCACTGCCGGGAGAGGCACTGCCGGGAGAGGCGGCACAGGAGTTGCCGTCGCATTGCTGAATGCGACGTTGTCGAACAGGAATTGGTTCGAGTCGCTACCGTCACCGAAGCCGCCGCCCGGCGTTTTGAACGCGAAGGCAAAGGCAGTGATCTGTCCAGTGTATCCAGTGCTCGAAGCCACGTTGAGTGTCGCGCCGCCAGGCACGTCAATCGGTGATCGGAACTGGAGCTTTCCAGCATTGTTCGTCGTGCCGCTGAACACTGTGTTCGCGCCGTTGTACATCACAAGGTATGCGACACCACCATTCGATCGACCGCCGTACGTGAAGCTGTCGAGCGTAAATGCCGAGTGATCAGCTCGCTGGATCAGGTTGCTTCGAGCACCGCCATTTGTTGACAGGGCCAGGTACGGATCACGTAGCTCTGTCTTGGGGTTGTCGAACCAGGCCGGGCCGAAGGTGAAGCCACCGTAGTCGGTGCTGAAGTTCGGATCGGCGTTGTGCGAGAAGGACGTGAAGTCGAGAACGCCAGACACTGCGAAGGCCGAGCTGGCGACAAGCAGCAGTACGCCGGTGATGAAGGATCGAAGAGAAGCCATGTGGTTTCCGAGTTGTTGAAGGGCTATTATACACCGGAAACGAGAAGAGCCGCACAAGGCGGCTCTTCAAGAAGCAGAAGCTGCTTACTCGGCCGGGACGGCCTCGACTGGTGCAGCGTCGTTCGCAGCGGTTGCGGCAGCCTTGGCTTCCAGTTCCTTCTTGACGGCTTCAGTGATCTGAGCGCCGAGGTGCTGGATGGCGGACTGGGTCTTCAGGACCGCGAGCTGTTCCTTCTGCAGTTCAGCAGCGAAGCCGTTGTAGATCGCCACAGCCTGAACGACTTGAGCGCTGAAATCGCTCAGTGGGTATTGGACGCCGTCGAGGGTGATGGTCTGGACTTGTTCGGTCATGGGTGGAACTCCTATAGGATGGTTGATGTCGACACCGGTATTTATCGTGCACCGGCAGGCACGTATTTACTCATCGTCCCAAAAGCGCCTGGAGGCCATCTCCAGCCTGCCCTGGCTTAGTGTCGCCCAATGCCAGTACCTTGCCCTTCGGCCGGAGATTCGGCTTCAGCGCCTTCTTGGACATGTCGCTGATGCGGAGACTATCAGAGTCCCACGCCATCTCGATCTTCTTGTTCACGGCGTTCGAGTTCCGTGCCTTGAGGAATTCAAAGCGGTACATGCCAGCGATGTCCATCGCCTCGTCCTTCACCAGTGCAATCACCAGATCGGATGTGTTGATCTTTGAGATGCCGCCCTGGATGTGGTCTTGTCCAATCGCCTTCTCTTCACGGGTCGCGACGATGGCACCACGCCCGAGCTGGCTGGCGCTGATCATCAGGCAGTCGAAGTCGAACCCGATTGCACGAACTTCTTCGGTGACGAACTTGTCCTTCGTGAACATGTTGCTGCCATCGTGCTTCTGTACCGAAGCCATCAGATCGATGTAGTCAACAACGACGAAGTCAGGCTTGAAGCCATGCACGGCCTCAAGCTCACGCAGGTACGACGCGATGTGATCAGCTGTCGTTGAACCTTCGCGCATGCGCTTGATGAAGAATCGACCCTTCGAGGACTCCTTGAAGAGCTCGACCTCTTGGCCGACCTTGAGTTTGTTCGCGAAGATGTTCTTGCCTGAGATTCGACTGATCATCGAGTCGAGCCGCTTGGCCACAACACGGTCACGCATCTCCAACGAGATGTACACACCATGCATACCGCGGCTCAGCAGGTTGTACGCCAAGTTCAGCATCGCGACGGACTTACCACCGCCCGAGTTCGCTGTGAACAGACATAGCTCTTGCCGACCGAGACCGCCAATGAGCTCATCAACATCGTCCCAGCCCGTCGAGATCAGCACTTCGAGAACTTCAGACTCTTCGAGCCGCCCAGTCGGATCAGCGAAGTAATCGATGCCAAGATCGCTGTGCAACTGCACCTGAGTGGCAAGCTTGATCTGCTCGACCATCTTGCCGAAGTCGCCCTTCTCGATTAGGGCTGGCGCTTTCAGCACCGCTTCAGTCACGGCACGGATCTGACAGAACCCAGCGATCTGCTCAGCGACGTACTTCACATCCTGCTGTGGCAGCTGAACCGCTTCGATCGTGGTGAGCTTTGTGTTCACCTGGAACACTGGCATTGAAGGCACACCACGGTACTTGCCGTAGAACTCCTTCAGGAACGAGACACCGTCCTGCAGCGACGAGTCAAAGAAGCTCGGCTTCAAGAGGTGCTGGACACGGGCAAACAGCGCCGGGTTCCCAAGCATCGTGCTCAGGTACAGGCGCTGTGCCCCGTCGTCGATCATGACATCACTCATTTTCTTCCCATCTTCGCAAGCGACAGCTGCATCTGCAGCTCAAGTTGAGATTGTAACGCGACGCCACTAGCCGTCTTAAGGGTACGTGGTTGGGTTGCATTCTTCATCAGGGTCCAGAGTGTGAACAGCTTCCCGTGCTTCTGGATCGACTTGTTCGCGTCGCAGCCGTCAGGAGGAAAGGTGACCTCCCAACCATTTTCGAGCGCAACCTGACCGAGGTGTCCACCGTTATCGTCACGATCAATCACAGCCACCTTGCGTCGACGCGACTTGTTCAGCACCTCAAGCTTCGAGGCATTGAGCTGTGAACCGAGCAGCGCAATGCCGTCGATGGAAGCGGCATCGAAGATCCCTTCAACGATGAACAGTGGCAGATCGAAGTCACCTCTGAGCTTGTCGTATCCCCACATCACCGCATCCTTGTTCGTCCCTGGCGACAAGTACCGTGGCTTGGCTTCACCAACTGCACGTGCCTGCCAGTAGATGACCTTGCCATCGCGCATGCACGGGAGGATGACGCGGTTCAGGAACTTGGGATCAAGGCTGAAGTGTGCGTTCAGCACCACTGGATCGAGGCCACGCTGCACGATGTACTCGGCCAGCGGGAGCTGAAGCTCAGGCTTGACGTCAGACCCGATTGGATACGACTTCGGTGGCAGCGGAATCTCAGGCGTGAAGAGATTCACCACTGGTTTCATTGCCTCGAGCGTGATGACCTTCGGCTCGGTCGACTTCACGAAGAAGGCTGATCCCACCAACTCGCTGATCTCGGTGCCAGAGATACCGAACGCCTCAAGGGTCTTCCGGACCCAAGGTGGCATCGAGGTCGAGCACTCTTCGTAGTCCCAGTTCTGGTGACAGTTGAAGCAGTGGTATGAGACCTTGTCGCTCTGGATCTTGAACCCAGCGCGTTCCACGTGATCGTTGCAGACAAGGCACCGACAGCCGCGGAAGCCGTTGCTGGCTTCGCGACCGAGCGGCACGTGCTGCTCGATCAGGTCTCGAAGGAATTTCTGTTTCATGGCTCGAGCTCGAGCCGGACATACGCATTAAACGTATCGTCCTTCGGAATGTAATCTGCGATGACATCATGGTTAGCACGGCGCCAATGGCCGATGGCCCGGTAAGATGATGTGATCCAGATGAAGTGAGCGTAGCGTACCATGTTGTAATTGTAACAATGGCGACACGACGTGCTCACGGGAGAAGGGTCCGGGACGCGGTGTATGTCTCCTCAAACGAAAAAGGCCGGATGAACCGGCCTTTGTCTGGTGCACCGAGGTGGTGCTCAGCGATCCAACGGATAGAGTCGCTGGTGGATCGCTGCCTTGGCTTCACGAATCGCGGCCAGCTCTTGCTCGAGCTCGGCCTGGCGAGCGTTCAGCAGAATCAGATTGGCGCGCATACCTGCGGCCGCAAGTGATTCGTCATGGGTGGCTTCGTATGTCTTCTTCATGCTGCTTCCTTGCGTTTCCAGATCTTCGGCATGCGGTTGAAGCCGTCATAGACCTTGATGAAATGCGCCTGAATGGCGCGGGTCGTGATGCGTCGTGCTTCACGATACGGGACCTTACCATGTCCTTCGATAGTGTAGTCATCGAAGTGGCCAATGTTGTCGGCCGAACCATTGAAGCCGGAGCTCTCGACGAGGTAGCCACCGGGGCCGACCAATCGAAGAATGTCGGCGACATGCACCAATGGATCGGTGTAGTGCTCGAGCACCTCGAGTGACACAACCACATCGAACTGGCGGTCAGGCAGCTTCGTGTAGTTCACGAGCGGCAAGAGCCCGAAGTGCTCGGCCGCGACCTGCATGTACCGGACCTGGTCAGGGTTGTCGTTGAACGACGTGACGTTGAAGTCATTCAGCGCCAGATGTACGGTCGTCAGTCCGTTGCCGTTGTAGATGTCAAGCACTGACATGTCACAGGGTTCTGCGTCACGGTATGGATAGCCACCGATGACATGAGCAATCACGTCAGGCGAATTCTTCATGACCCGTGTGTCAACCATGCGACCATCAGCGTCCACGTTCCCAGGCTTCAGACCATGGAAGTATTGGACCATGCCGGCAGTGCAGCACTTTGACTTCTCGAAGCAGTGGATCGCTTCGTAGTTGTACGCTGGGTGTTGGTACACACTGAAGTCGGGCTCACCACCGAGACTGGCTTGCCACTGAGCGAGCATCTCGGCTCGACCAGGCGTCATCTCAGCCGCGACCATGTCGGAGTACTTGCGATAGTTCGTGCCAGCGTACTTGTTCGTGATGTCAGTGACGGCACGGGTTGAGATTGAAATTGGTTTGTGCATGCACCAATTATAGCATCACGCAGTCAATCTCAACCCCAGTTTCTGACTGATCTCGGGTAGCTTGTCGAGGTACTCTTGCGGAACACCATCGATGCCGTCGTGAACCATGATGCCGTGCTGACCAATCTCTTTCCAGATCGCGTACCTCGCTTCGCGCTCCCAGGCGAAGTACTCAGCAAAGACCTTCTTCAGGTTCTTGCGAGTTGGGTTCATGTTCAGCTTCGAGTTGCAAAGCCGCTTCCGAGCGCTATCGAACTGACGGGCAATGTACTGCAGCCGATCGCCAATGTTCATCAGCTCCGTGATGGTCGCCTCTGGAGCCGCCTCCTGAATGATCTTCGCAGTCTGCGAGAACTCAGTACCGTTCGTCAGCAAGCTGCCCGAGACCCTTGAACCATTTGCGATGCTCATGAGCACGGACTTGATCACGCCTCGCCAAACCGTGGTGTACGGTCGCTGAAGCACCTGCTCACAGAGCTCTTTGCGGAATGCTTCCTTGTCATGCAGCAGGCGAATCAGATCGGGGAAGAGGAGCTGCATCTGCTGTTCTTTGCCCTTGAACTCCTCACTAAGGTATTCCAAGAGGAACGACACGTACGCCGAGTCGATGTCGATTCCAGGGCCGAACAGCTCCTTGCGAAGCCATGACGGCCAGGTCTCGATGCCACTGATGGGCCAGACACTCGTGTCACGCTTCTGGAGCTTGCCACTGGGGGCGAAGTGGAAGTTCAGCTCTGGGTGCTGCTTCAACAACCACGTCAGCTGTGGCACCAGCTCTGGTCGGCCTGCCTGAAGGGTCCGCTCAATGAGGCTCTGACGATCGAGCCCGGGCTGGAGGTACACCTTACTGATCACCGAATCCTTCGGCAGTGCTGGCACCTCGTACCGCAGCTCTTCTTGCGTCTGATCAACGACCTTCAGGTCTGACGGCGCCAGTCGTCGCGGCACGAGCGTGCTGAGCTCACGGTTGTCTTCATCGAGCCGGTACCCGAGCTGCTTGACCTCGAAGAAGTAGTCCAGTGCAGGGCGGTAGTCACGCACCCATTCACTGAGCTTCGTGAGCTGGACTTGCACTGTGCAGAATCCAACTGGCTTGCCGCAGCGAATGGTGCCGTGATAGAGATTGGCCAGCCACAGCACCAGATCCTGGCGTGCTTCGGCCTTACCTCGATGAACCCGCTGTAGGTCAGGCCAGAACCGCTGCCAGTGCAGCGGGTGGCTCGGAGCGATGGGGTTTCGAGTCGAGAGGCGGTACGGACGTGTCATACGTCATTGTACAACGTAGCTCTCGCCCCACAGTTCTGAATCGAGAACGACGGTCTCTCGCTTCAGGAGCTTGACCCCGAGGATTTTCACCGGCTCGCAGTGCGAAGCGGCGCGCCAGTACTCGGGGAAGAGGTTCACACGATGCACGATGAAGTTCAGGTCCTTGTCGCTCGGGGCGCGGAACATGAACATCTCGACGTTCAGGTATTCGCCGTTCGCGTTCTTCGACATGGTGCAAGGCCGCATGCACGACACGTCGTCACCTTCATCGATGATGAGCTCCATGAGCTCGTTGAACGGGGAGACATCGGCGCCGAGGTCTTCATCGCGTGTCTCGTAGCCCATTGCATCGGCGGCTTCGATGAACTCGACCGCTTCTGCGTCGCCAACGCCGCATTCACCGACGACACCCGTTGCCCAGGCGGTCAGCTCACGCTCGAAGTTCCCCGCATAGGCGTTCGTCTCGACGACAAGCACGTACGAAACTTCAGTGCTCACGGCGTCACCTTGCCGGTCTTGAGGGCCTTCTTCAAGCCCTTGTACGCGCCTTTCCACGTGTTCTTGGCGACGCTGATCGTGCCCTTCTTCGTGATCTGATACGCTTCGCGCTTGAGCTGGAGACCGGGTTGGGATTGCTCAGCGGCAACGACCATCCCGACAGCGATCTTGCGGAGGCGCTTGGCGGCTTTCTGACTCATGGCATGTCCTTTGTAGTGGCATACCCATTCTATTACACCTTCGCCTTCGCCGCCTTCGCCCTCGCCCGGGTTCGCTGAACCTTGGCCTTGACCCGTTCGATCTTCTCTTCGGTGGTGAAGTGACTTGGGTGCAGAAACCCGGTCTGATTTTCGGCATGGGTCTGGTGATACTTCACCATCCCTTCGAGGTACGCCTTGGGGTCCTTGATCCCGTACCGCTTGAGCGACTTCAGGATCTTGCCTTCAGCGGCATTGCAACCACGGTGCAGCACGCCACGGATATGGCCATGCGTGTGATCGTGGTCGAGAACTGCTTGTTCCACAGAGCAATCAAGGCCACAAATGGCGCACTTGTAGCCTTGAGATTCGAGCAGTGACTGGCGAAGCGGTGCAACGCCAGTGGTCTTGAGCTTAGGAGATGTGGTCATCTCCTATGTATGTCGGCCGGTTAGGTACAGGGCCTCGGTGTATGTCTCCTCAAACGAAAAAGGCCGGTTGATCCGGCCTTCGTCTGGTGTCGCCGGGCTATACCAGAGACTCGATGTACGCTTGTATTTGATCAAGCATCTCCTGTTTGAGAACCGCTGAGCATTTGAACGCGCCATCGCTCGATGTGAACTCCCAAAACCTTCGCGGGGTAGAGTAATCCCAAGTGCAGTTGACACAGGTCCCAACGGCTTTACCGTTCACGTGCACTAAACGGCTGATCCAGGGAGCGCCAAAGACAGGGGCTTGCACCGTCATCATACACGACGCCAGAGGTTCGGTTCTCGCAGTCCGTGACCAGAGCCGTACTGCTTCAGCGAAGGGCCAGGCTCTCCGAGAATCGTCTTGCCCTTTGCCTTCAGCGAAGCGTTCACGACATCTGCGAGCGCATCGTGGTCACATTCCCAGAATGAACCATCGAGCGGATCCTTGCAGCGGATCGTCATGCCCTTGCCGTACCATTCGGCCTTGATCTGCCAGCCGCCGCCCGGGCCAGTCGGTTCGCTTTCAGGCTTGGGCTCCTTAGCAGCCTTCACCGGCTTGGCGGGTTTCGGCTGCTTGAAGAGCTTTGAGGTGTCGATTTCGGGTTGCACTGGGGGCACTGGAATCTCCTGTTGAGCGAGTTGTGGTTGACGGCCAAGCATCTTCTCGACCATGTACTTCTCGCCGATATCTGGTGTGTCAGTTTCCGGCCAGGCGCCAAGATCCCGCTCGTCCAGAACTTCGAGCACTTCGATGAATTCATCATCCGTTCGGCCGAAACTCATGTCGTACTCGAGCGCGGTCGTGCAAACGTGGTTCCGGTGAAAGAGCACCTGGTCTTGGTCGAGCCCAAGCTGCTCGTGGTACGGGTTGTGGTCGTTCAGATCCTGCGCGATTTGATGAATCTGCCCGATGTCGAAGTGCTCGCCATTCGGCCAGAATTTCGGATTCGGTTGACCATCAATGAGATAGCCGAGTCGATGTTGCAGCACCCAGTGGTTGTCATCAATCAGCTCAACGCTGAAGAGCATGTTCTCGAGAATGTGCTTCTCATCGTGTCCGGCCTGAAGGAGGCGCACCTTGATCTCGACCAGAAAGTTTCCATCGCCCGCGGAGGGTTCCAGCCAGCGCTTATTCGGGTCAAACCAGACGGAATTCGGGAGAGCATCAAGCATCTCCCGAATCAGCGAGCGAGGAGTGAAGACCTCGCCAGTTTGTTTAACTCTTTTCACGGAAGATTTTCTGAATTTGTTCGCGAATCAACCACCCAGATTCCAAGCAAGCGTCAATGTATTTTCGGCCTTCTTCACCGTTGATCCAACCTTCAGCAAGTTTTGCTTCGCTCAGCGTGCTGAACACGAAGCTGTCGATCCCTTGTCTGAACCAAGGATTCGCACCGGACTCATCCAGCCATGCAACTTTCATATAGGAAATCATGTTGCCATGCAGATTGACGTGAAGTACAGGCTTACCACTGTATTTTGCTAGTTTATCACGGGCGGCGCTGTGTGTGAATCGATGAAATTTCGGCTGGCCGTCAGCGCCCAAACAGCTGTAGACCGGAATGGAGTACTTTTCATCTCTCACCTTGCTCGTCTGGCCAAAATCGATACCAACAACTCGCAAAGCAGGAAATGATACATTGCACTCTACATCCCGGCGCAAAAACGTCCCCTGAACTCCGCGATCAATCACAAACGCGGTGATTTTTTCAGCCACCAAGAAGTCCTTGCTTGCATCACGCTCCCACAGCATGGTGGTTGCGTCCATCCAAGCGGTGTATTTGATAGCGCGGTCTGCATCCCTTGCAAAGATATTTACTGGGACCACATACGCGTGAACAGAGGCATCCGTAGAGTGAATTCCCGTGAGATGCAGGAACTTGTAGTGAATATCGGTCTTGCCGCTGTACGGTGGGTTGCCAACCACCACGTCGAACTTGAGGCCCATGAGTTGTTGTTCCAATTCTTTGATTGGCTCATTGTAACCAACTTGTAAAACCCTACCCACTCGCATTTGGTTCGCGAGTAGTTCTTGCTCAGGTGTGTGAGCCACAAAAGTGATGCGATCAAAACTTGCGCCTCGGCTCTTCAGCACTGGCAGGAACCCCAGATCAGAAAGTACAAGGATTGAGCCATCGAGTTTGATTCTTGAGAGCATCTGCTCGGCGAGCTCGAACGGGGTCCAAGCGGGTTTCACCGTGTCAGCTGCATAGGCAACATTGATACGTTCAGCCAGGATCTGGAGGATTGCGGTGTTCATGCTCGGCATTCTATCCTGAACTGTGAGAGATGAGTAAACCGTTACAACGTCAGTGCAGGCAGAATCGGATGAGCCTTACGATAGCGCATGAGCAGCAGCATCTCGTCGGTATCGTGAATGCCGACCGCATGAGTCTTGAGCAGATCCGAGATTTTGGCTGAATCAAAACCATTTCGCGTCAGCACTTCGAGCACCTGCGAGATTGACATGTATCCCGCCCGCAATGCTGCGAGCTTGTTACGCAGCGTCAGCTCGACTTGGCCCAGGTCCTTCAGATCCTGGCCCGTCACACACCAGCGAAACTGCATCCCGATTGAATACACGAGCGAGCGCGGCGGCAGCACGCAGGTTTCTCGCATGATTCGCTCGACCTTCTCAGCGTCTGACACTGGGAGCTGTGCTTCTGGCATGGTTTGGCCGAGCGGACCAAGTACCATTTTCACAGCCTGGTACATGATCTCGCGATTGCGAGTGCCTTTCCACTTGATGCGCTCTTTGCTCACAGCAGCTCCAGAAGGTCAGCGGTATCTTGCTTGCGGTACTTGGCGAGCAGCTCTTCTTCGAGCTCTGTTCTAACCAGCTCGACTTGCACGTTCTTCACAGCGCTCTGGATAGAGTCGGCGCCGATCACGTTCTTCAGTGCGTTCAGCGGAACCACCCAGCCGTCGTCATCACCATCGACGCCGTGTAGACCTTCATCCACGTCAGCGAAGGCGTAGTCGTTCTCGGTCAGGCCAGCGTATTGCAGCTTCAGCACGAGATCGACCAGGAAGTCCTTGAAGGTCTCGAGCGTTTCATCATGCACGATCACATACACGGTGGCCGAGTACTTCTTCCAGCCTTCGGGGCTGTCGATCGAGATCAGCCCGGCCTTCAGGTTCTTAGTGTCTTCGGGATTGGCACGAACGGCGCGGCCGATCGCTTGCTGGGTGCCGATAACATCGGTGTTGCGCGAGAAGATCACGCAGTTGAAGGGGTTGATGTCAATGCCTTCCTTCACAACGCTGAACTGGCAGAGCACCGAGTCAGAAGAGAGCTTCACTTGCTCGTAGATCTTCTTGCGATCGCGTGAAGGCACACCAGCGTGAACAGTTTCCAGCAGTCCGCTGAACTCCGCACGAACGGCCGGGTTGGTGGTGATTTCCTTGCAGATCGGCACGGCCTTGCTAAAGGTGACCGCGTTGCAGAAGCCGGTCTTCATCATGTCGGTGTGCGCTGCGATGGTACCAGCCGCTTCCACGACGGCTGTGCGCAGGTCAAAGTTTTCACGCTTTGCGGCCTTCTTCATTGCCGTGTCAAGCCCCTTGAGCTTTGCACCGTCGTGAAGGACCAGGGTCTTGATAATGATCTTCGGGACCAAGATGCCGGTCTTGCGCAGATCGGAGTACTTGATCTCGCAAAGGAGCGGGCCGTACAGCGTCTCGTCAGTGCCAGACACCAGGCGACCGCGCTTGATGCTGGCCGAAAAGAAGAGATTGCGAGCGCTCGGAATCGAGAGCATGTGATCGCGCCGATCGGTCGTCTGCTGCACAGTGTGGTGGAACTCGTCCCAGCAGACCAAATCAGCCTCGATGTCCTTGGTATCCAGCCCGTCGAAGAGCTTGCCTTCAGATGCGTACGTCACAAACACGAGAGTCTTCTGGGTCATCCACGACACCAGATCGTTCGGCGATGTGGTCTGCCGGATGTCGGCCCAGTTGTCAGCACTTTCGTCGCCAGTCCTGAAGTGCACGACTGACACGCCATGCACGTGGAACGCGCCGTATTTCTGGAAGTACTCATGATGTTGACGCAGCAGATCGATGGTGGGAGCGACCACGACTTGCAGCGTGAAGCCGCTTGCGAACCCGTCCATCACGTTCTGATAGATCACACGGGTCTTGCCGCCACCAGTGGCGCAGATCACGCGACCGTTGCCACCGTTCTCCATGATGGGTTGGGTTGCAGCGCGCATCACTTGCTGATGTTCCCACATTTCAGGAGGATCGACGAAATCGGTGGGTGCCACAGTCGAGAGGTTCACCGTGAGGTTCAGCTCGCGCCAGAAACTCGGGTCGCGATCAATGAAGCTCTCTTGTTCTTCCTTGCCGATGACTCGCATCCGAGCTGCCAGTGAAGCTGCCATCGGCGCGAAGATGCCATGTTCACCAGTGTTCGAGAGATTCGTGAACCAGATGCGACGATTCTTCGAGATATCGAGCTCGTCGCATTGGTCAATGAAGGTGTAAAACGAATCGCGCTTGAATTTGTCGGTCGGGTTCGAGCGATACTTCACCTGCAGCAGACATGGTTCGCCGTTGAAGTTTTCATGGGCAAAGTCGTAGCCGGCCTGATACTTGTTCCGGCTCGTGTCGCTGATGTGCTTGACACCAAGATGAGGATTCGCGTCGGTGCCGTACCGCGCGAAGAAGAATTCGGTGAACACTTCGTAGGCAGCTCCCACGAAGTCGTTGTACTCCTCGGATCCGGGCTTGCCGAGCTTCTTGCCGAATTCAGCGATCCGCTTGATCATCATGTCGAAAGACGTGATGTCGGAGAAGACGCCAGACTCGCCGATCGTCTTCGTTTGGAGGTGGTTTAGCTTGTTCATGGATGGCATTATACTGCCATCCCGGAAGAAGTACACCACTAAATTGTAACGGTCAGTGACCGTTACACATCACTCGTAGTCAGGTGCAAAGCCTTCGATCGTGGCAACGCCGTCCTTGAAGTCGCCGGTCCATTCGAACGAACCCTTCTCGTTCTGTGGGCAGAACATGTCGAACTTCATCAGGAGCTTCGCGAGACCCTTGTCGTACTCGGCCTGCGTCATCGGCAGCATGATCTTGTTGGCCTTGAACGTCGCCTTTGGATTGACGTCCTTCAGGACCCAAGCCTTGGTGTCCTTGCTCAGCGCTTCGGCCAGAGTTTCCTCTTGAACCTGACCAAGGCCAGCAACCTCTTGGGTCTTGGCGACGATGTAGTCGTGGATGGAGACCTGAGCTTGCTCAGTGCGGTCATTGATGAGGTCTTGAATGACCTGCTTGAGAAGATCTGACATGGGAACTCCGTTGTAGAGATGGTAGCGTATTTACGCCTTCTTGGTGGCGAACAGTTTGATATGCTTGGGCAGGATCGTGCCGCGATATGCAACGGATCCGAGCTCCTTGACACCCAGCTTCACTTGATTGTGCATGCGCTTCGGATCAACTTCACGGCGTGGATGGAACGCATCGTCTGGCGAGTACTTGCCAGGATCCGGCACCGTGATCTCGAGTACCACATACTTGTCGTCGCCGTCCTTCACCGCTTGGCGCTTGCCGTAGAACTCAGCCGTCTTCGGGTTCATACCGAGGTAGACGTTGTGTTCCGAGTATCCTTTGATCAGGTCATTGTAGACTTCGCCAGTGTGACCTGGCTGCAGCCCCTTCTTCTGGATGCTCTCCCAACGCGACCATGACGTGCCGTGGTACAGGACCTGTGGCTTGTTCTTCATGATCTTCGTGACGTTGTCCTCCATTGCGAGGACCTCGCCAACCGTCTTGCCGTTCATGCCTGGTTGGATACCCTTGATCACGAAGTCGTCAGTGACTTTGTACCGCTTGAGGTTCTTCAACGCGTCCTTGAAGGTCTTGATGTCGTTGATGGTCCGCATCCGCGACTTACCGCCAGCATCTTCTTTGGCGATCGTGATCGTCTTGTCAGCGAACACGATCTTGCCACCAAGATGGTTCCAAAGATCAGTCTCGCCAGGTCTTTCGAGCTTCACGTCTTGGACCTTCTTCTTGCGAGCGACCACCGCCTTCCATTCGCCAGAAGCAACGATGCCAGAGTAGACCTCGTTCACGGTGCTTGCAAGGATCAACTGTCCACCGTGGTACAGGAAGTACATGCCTTCAGCTGGATCGATCCAGCCCGACAACTTCACAGCACCCCAGTACGGGAACTCCTTTTCGACGTTCTCGTGTCGCCAGTCGCGAACTGACTTGGCTTCCAGCAGAAGTTCAGCTACTTTCATACGGCCTCAATCTTGGATACGCTATCAGGGTCATTGAGAATGCCCTGCATACCGAAGTGCAATGGAGATGGTAGCTCATCAAACGAGCACCAGCGATAAGTGGATGTTTCCCAGTTCAGGGTTGGGTTGAACTCGGTGTCCACTACTGCTAGGAAGTTGTGGTACTTGAAGCTGCCTTTCTTGAAGACGAAGAGCGGTACAAGCTCAAGCTGTCCGTCATAGCCCGCCTCTTCGCGAACCTCGCGTTCAGCTGCCGCCTTCGGTGCTTCTCGACCGTCAATCGCACCACCCCAAGTCCCCCAAGTCCCTGGTTCTTCCACGTCCTTGGATCGCTTTGGCATGCAGATACGCTTGGTGTCCCTAGCAATGATGACACATCCAGCCCCGGCTTTACCCCAAAACCCAGTGCGTTCTAGGGTTTTCGCGTGTTGTTCATTGCTCTCAAAGAGCTCTGCCACCAGCATTACTTCACCTTCGTGAGAGTGGCCTCGAACTGGCTGGCCTTCTCGACCGCGTACATGAAGTTGTTCCCGTCATTGGACCGCACCAGATAGTCACCGTCCTCCAGCCGTGCACCACCCTGCTTCGCGTCGAAGAGCACCTTCACCGGATCACCCGTGTATTGGAACGCCTCAACCCGTGCTGGATCGATGTAGGTCGTGAAGCCTTCAGCGTCTGGCGACTGACCAGCACGTACCGGCTCCAGCGTCTGCTTGAGATCATCGGCGGTGAACTTGCCGAACGGCACACGCTTGGCACCCTCGATCGAGAAGGCTTCGTATTGCGTCGGTGACGTGTTCTTGACCGGACGCACAAGGTACTTCACAGATGAGATGTACTTGGCAGCGGTGTCAGAGTTCTCCGACCACAGGTCCTCAGCCTTCTTGGTTTCGAGCGCGTCCTCAACAAGGGCGTTCAGTCGGTGTTGGCCGTCGATGAACTTCAGTTCGTGCAGTTTCATAGTAGTCCGGGGTTGTTCACCCCTATTTAGAACTCTACAATCGTGCTGAAGCCGTGCGCCTTCTGAATGATCATCGTTCGATCCAGCCGGCCCTGGACGTTCGGATGGTGACTGATCACGTAGATGCCAAGCCCCTCGTCGCGCGCCTTCTCCTTCAGGATCCGAATGATGCTGTCGATACCAGAGCCGTCGAGCTGACCATCGAGCTCGTCGATCAGGAGCAGGTTCGACTTTGCGTGCAAGTGGTGCAGCACGTCCCGGAACGCCAGGGCCAGGGCCGTGTTCACTCGCTTCTTTTCACCTGCCGACAAGTTCCCGAAGTCCAACTCTCGACCAAACTCAGACACCGTGCAGCTCATGTCGGCGTCGAACCGGACGATGTGCGGCAGTCCGAGGTGTTGAGTGTAGTCGTTGATCCGTTCGTTCAGGAACGGAATCGTTCGGTTGATGATGCGACGACGGAGGAACGAGTCCTTGTTTACGAGCAGCTTCAGCAAGAATGCTTGGTGCTCTTGACGGCGGCGAAGTTCATCCACCTTGTCGGTCTCGACTTCAGGGGCAGGATCGGTGTACAGGCGCTCCAAGGCTTCGACGTGCGGATTCACCGCATGCTGCAGCTCATTGATCTTGGACCGCAGCACTGTGGCGTTCTCACGGGCCGAGAGCAGCTCGTTCAGATTGGTGTGCTGAATCTGGCTGATCACTTCCTTAAGGCGAGTGCTCTGAGCCTTCGACTTCTCAGCCAACTCTGCCACGGTGCCTTCAACCTCGATGAGCTTGGTGCCCTTGTCCTCGAGCTTGGCTTCAATCTCAGCCAGCTTGGCTGGTGCATCAGCGAACGCTTGAGTGCAGTACGGGCACTTGGCATCAGCCAGATGGGTCTGTTCAGCGAGCAGCTTCTCCACGTCACGTGCAAGGATCTGATGGTCCTTGCGTGCTGGTGCCAGCTTAGCCGCTAGGTACGCGCCCTCTTGAGTCAACTCCGCCTTCTCAGCGTGCAGTGCCTGCTCGAGCTCGAAGTCCACTGAGCCGATGACGGACAGGGTTCCTTCGATGTCAGCGATTTCACGCTCACGATCCGCCTCCCACCGCTGACAACGCTTTTCAGCATCGACCACGTGCTTTTCGTACAGATCCTTCGCAACTTCTTGCTGCTTCACCACAGCTTCTTGGACCTTCAAGTCCGACTCAGTCTGCTTGATCAGCTCGCGGAGCTTCGCCGCCTTCTCAGAGAGGAGCGTGATGTTGAACAGCTCCTCAATCTGGGCACGTTGCTGAGCAATGGGCAGCTGCAAGAACGCAGTCGCATTGCCCGAGAAGATGATGGTCTTGGTGAACAGCTCGTAGCTCACGCCGATGATGTCCTCGATCATCGCATCGCACTCAGTCACACCCTTACCAGGGGTGATGTCATCGCCGTTCTTGGTGATGCTGATCGTGTATTGCTCGCCACGAGTCCGCCAGATCACGTACTCGTCGCCACCACGCTCGAACGAGAGGCGAACCTCCATGAGGGTGTTCTTCGTAGCGTTCGTGCTGTTGATGAGACGCTGCAGACTGATGTTGTCGAACGGCTTGTTGTACAGCGCATAGCACAATGCATTGATGATGGTCGTCTTCCCTGAACCATTCGAGCCGCCCTGATCGAGGTTCTGCCCCTCAATCGAGACGGTGCCCGGCTCCGACAGATCCACGATCGTCTCGACATTTCCGAACGACAGGAAGTTCCGGAGCATCAGCTCCCGAAAGTACAGGGTTGAGCTCATGGTGTGATCGTCGCGATGGTGATGGCAATGTCCTTGTTCAGGACCATGACCTTGTTAGTGGGGAAAGTGTCACCGATGACTTTGGCAACGGCTTCAGCGTACTGTACGCGTTGCGCGCCGTTCATGCTCGACACATCAATGCGAGCGATGATCACGTCATCAGGGCCGATGGTGACCTTCTTCAGGTCTTCAATGTCGTAGGTGACGTCGCGAGAAACGAGCTTCATGCTGCACCTTCGAAGAACTTCACCGCTTCGTCAAGCTCAACCATCTCGAGTGTGATGCCAGAGTCAGGAGCCTTCGCGATGTCCTCTTGGAACGAAGCGTAGACGCAGTGCATCATCGAACTGATGTGTTCGTTGTTCTTGTGTAGCACGTACACCGAGCCGCTGCTCTGCGGCAGCGTGATGAGGTCACCTTCGATCGAGACGCTTTCAACGCCCGATGAGAGCTTCCACGAGTTGCCTTGCGTGAAGCCGCCATACCAGCTAGCGAGGACCTTGTAGATTGTGCCGTGCTTTGGTGAGACGAGCTTCACCAGCTTCCAGGAGTCAGGGGTGTATTCACTCATGTTCATTCCTTCAGTTCTTCGTAGAGTTCAACCAGCACGTTCGGATCGATCGTGGCTGTGGGGGTAACACCTTCATGGATCAGCTTCCGAACCGTGTTGTCAAGTGACGACAGGTCCAGCTCAAGCTCATCGTCCATACCAGCCGCGATAGCATCCTTCTTCGACTGAGCGTCCTCTTCGACCGAGAACTCACGCAGGTTGTAGGCAGCCATCATCTCTTCGCGTAGTGCCTGAACCTCTGAGTACCCCACATCGACATCAAGCACGCAGCGAACTCGGCCACGATCAACGAAGGTCGCTTCACCAGCGAGGACTCGTGACAGTCGTGTCTTGTAGAACAGTGGCGCGTTCTCGTAGTCGTAGAACTCCAGCTCCTCAGTGTCAGCCTGTAGGATTGCACAGCCACGCTGGGTGTCATCAGCATCGCCGTACGATGTCGGAAACGTGTTCCCGATGTACACCACGTTCTTGTTCGTCTGACGCTTGTGGAAGTGCCCAGACAGCAGGTACTTCGGACCAGAGAAGGCGCTGGCATCTGGGCCATGCTCAAGCATTCGGTCAGCGCCAGTGACGACGAAGTCACGGAACTCGAAGTGACCAAGCACGTACTTGTGCTTGTTGATGTCAGCCACGAGAGTCGGGTACTCGTCCTTGAACAGGAATGGCGTAGCAAACAGCTCAGGTGTCAGCTGCATTGGTTCACTGATGACCACGAAGTTCTCCAGATCGGTGAACTGGTTCGTGGAGTACACAGCCCGATTCGATCGGTGGTACAGATCGTGATTGCCAACGAGGAAGTAGATTGGCAGTCCGAGAGCGTTCAAACGGCGAGCACCCTCTTGTGAGTACTGCAACGTGCGTACGTTGATCGCATTCCTGTTCTCGAACCAGTCGCCGAGGAACGCGATGTGCGTCGCCTTCTCTTCCTTCACCACGGCGCAGAACCAGTCGATGTAATCAAGGCAGTCCTGGAGATGCTGATCTGAATTTGAGCGTGCACCCCAGTGAATGTCCGTGAACATCGCGAGCCGCATGGGGTCTTTGCGAGACGATAGGGTCATTGGTTTCCTTTGCAGCATACCGTAGACTGTAACATTTGGCTGTTACAATTTACACGAGCATGGTGATCGGGATATCGTCAACCCCGGCTATGTAGCCTAGGTAACATAGAGGATGGGTGCGGTTTATGTACAGCACTGTACTGACGGACACCTAAATATCCTGAGTGGAGAAAGCAGAAAGCTTGATCTGCGTCAAAAACCGCCACAGTTTTTTGGCACTCAACTGGTCTGATTACCATTCCTGGCCAGCTCATTAGGTTGAATCGCACCCTGGGAAAACACTATGCAGTACTCCACTCCGACCGCCGCGAACATTTTAGCATTAGCCGATGCCATGGCGGCCGCGGCCGCCATGTTCGCAACAGGCAGCTATGATCAGTTCATCAATGCAAGAGCAGAGCTCCTAAAGCTCCTCGAGGCGTTGACAGCACATTGAGAAGCCATTCATAAATAGCTCATGACGGTTCCAAAGAGAACCGCACAAGGATTGTGGGAACCCACCCGCAACGGTAACGGCGACGTATCACCGCTAGTCACGCGAGTGCACACAGGTCGACCGGTATGATGATCCCAGGAAACCCCAATGAACAGCCAGATGTGCCTGACCCGTTTCAGGCTCCTGTGGTTGTGCCACCTGTACAGCCGCCAGTGCCACAAGCACCAGTGGCTGTAACGCCGGTGCCTTTGGCGCCTGAGGTGGTTATGGTATCCCCGATGATTGTTCCAGTCGAAATCGAAACAACAAGCAATAAGGTCGCAACTTTGGCCGAAATTGCGGATTCTCTTAAGGAAACAATCATGGCAGACATCGTCACCGGCACCGTTACGGGCCAACTCGACACCACCGGTCTCACCCAAGACCACGCAGACATCCGTCGCGAGAACGCTCAATCTGAAGCGAACACGCGCCGCGACGTCGCCTTCGAAGGCGGTCAGAACCGCGCAACTACGCTCTCCGCAAGCGGTGACGCTCGTCGTGAGCAAGCAGAGATCGGCGCCGCAGGTGCCTATCAAAACGCTACGCAGCACGGCGGCATCGTCGACGCTGTGAAGACGTCCGGTTGGGCAAACTCGGACCGCACTGGCACCGAAGCTGACCGCGTCGTCGGTCAAAGCACCGCCTACTTCATCGCTCAACAGCAGAACGACTTCAGCAACGCTACAGCCGTAGCTGCGCTGAAGGCCGGTGCTGACATGCAGTTCGCGAACACCATGGCAGCTATTGCCGCTGCCGCCCAAAGCGGTCAGGCAGCGACGGCTCTCGAAGGTGCGAAGACCGCTGCAGCTGCAGCTCTCGGCCAAGCCATGATCGGCCAGCAGATCGTTGCTGACGGCATGTCCACGCGTGCCCTCATCAACGAGCTCAAGATGGACACACTCAACCGTGAACTCATCGAGCGTAATGCTGCTCTCGTCGAATGCCGCAGCAACGGCAGCTACTGGCAACAGGCTCATGGCCAGTCGCAGTTCGCTCAGCTGAACTCGCAACTGCAAGCCTTCCAGAGCCAGCTTCAAGAGACCCGCCAAGGTCTGGTGAACTTCGGCACAATGTCTGGTGGTGCAGGTCAACAGACCTCGACCAGCAACAACGTCCGCTAAGTGAGTAGTGGGTGGGCAGCAATGCTCACCCACCTTCGAAAGGACAGATCATGGCGCTGAATTCAACTGAACGCGAGTTGATTGAACTCAACACGCAACTGCAGCAACTTAAGCTGACGACTGGTCCGCTCTTTCCAGTGGAAGCTGCAGCGATTCAAGCGGCGCAGGCAGCTCAGGCGCAAGTTACAAGTGTAGGTGTGAGCGGTGGCGCTGGTGATGACATCATCAATGTCGAGGTGAACACCACCAGTTGTGATTGCCCTCCAGGGCCACCTGGCCCTGTGGGACCGCCAGGTCCCATTGGTCCACAAGGTGAACCAGGTCCACAGGGGTCTTTCGGGCCGCAAGGTCCTATTGGCCCGCAGGGAGTACCAGGCCTAGTTGGCCCACAGGGCGAACCAGGTCCGATTGGACCTGCAGGTCCAATCGGACCTGCAGGTCCGCAGGGTGAACAAGGCATTGCCGGACCGGCGGGTCTTACTGGTCCGCAAGGTGTGCCAGGGCCAACCGGCCTGGCAGGTCCAACAGGTCCAACTGGACCTGCGGGTCCGCAAGGTGTACCAGGTCCAGTAGGTCCGACAGGACCCACAGGTCCACAAGGGCCTCCTGGTGAATGTGATTGCGACGACCACAGCGATGACCGCATTGCGCGTCATGCAATCGTGGTTACAGCTGACTATGTGGTCACTGAAGGTGACTACTACGTCGGAGTATCATCAAAGGGGCCGGTGACCGTCAAACTACCAGCACCCACACACGGCCGGCAGATTGTGGTGAAGCTCGAGATGCCAGCACCTATCGGTACACGGAAGGTCACTGTTGACGGAGATGGCGCGCTGATTGACGACAGCGCAACAGTCGTGCTAAAGAATCCGTATGATTCACTTTGGGTGATTGCACGCGACGACAACTGGCACATTCTTTGACAGCCGTAACCTGAGGGGTTACCATGGTAGAGCGATCAGAGTTGAAGCTACCCAAGAAGGCTCGAAACACACCTCGTAAAATTCGTGTTGTTTTAGTCTCACAGAAGAGTCTGCAGTTGCTGCAGACTCTCATCAAGCGCGTTCTTTCGCGCTGACTTTAGTCCTCGGACCCACCACCTGTGAAGGCCGTGTCGTCCGAGGTCTTTCCGCTTGTGCCATGCTTTGCTTGGTAGTTGAACGACGGTGATGCACCCGCCTCAATCAAGAGCTCATCGCGAATGTCGCGTTCCTTGCGCTCCGCATCCAGGTACGACAGGAACGACCGATAGCAGGCCGTGGTGTAGTAGCTGAATGGGTTCGGATTCTCCTGCTTCTCAGGATTGAACTTGTGCCAGTTCGCGCAGAGATTCACAACAGCAGTGCAGACCATGTCTTCACGGAACGAATACCCAGCAAACCAAGGGTGGTAGCTGTACTTCTCGGCGACCATCATGAGATACTTTGCCATACGATCAGTGAGCTTGCCTGCCGCCTTCGCTTCGTGGAAGGCCTCGAGTAGCTGAGCATTCGTGACATAGTGCCCCTTGGTGGAGGTTGCACGCTCCTTCTTGATGGGCTTGAGCTTTGTTGGGGTAGGAGTTGTTGCCGTCATGGGGACCTCGTGGAGGTGTGGTTGAACGGCATGAATGCATTCTATCAATCTCGACACCTGGGTACAGCGACGCCCGGGTTGAACGACCACGGTCTCGCAGCTATTCTACCATGTTCCCGGGACGTGGGTTGGTATTTCCGGCGTTGTAGTACAGTTCTAAATACGACCTACAAGGGATCCAGGGCACCATGAGCGAAGAAACACGCACCGTCGGACAGCAATCAAAGCGCGCGGCTGTCATCGTCGGCCGGTTCAATCCACCCACGATCGGACACTACGCAGTGATGGCCGCTGTGAAGAAGTTCATCAAGAGTCATCCAGATCTGAAGTTGGAAGCCGTACCTATCGTGGTTGTTGTTGAGGGTGAAAAGACCAGCAAGGACAAGAACCGGAATCCACTGACGGGAGATGATCGCATTGCCTTCATGTCGGCTTCAGGCAAAGCCGATGGCATCAAGTTCCTGAAGGCTGGTTCAGCCATGGACGCGTTCCATGCCGTGCGTCGTGCAGGCTTTGAACCGATCGCCGTGGCTGGAGGTTCTGATCGTGCAGAGAACTATTTGAGCATGCTCGACAAGTACTTCAAGACGGACGGCGGCAAGGACATCAAGCACTTCAAGATCTCGTTGGCACGTGAAGGCAGTGGTGAACCAACGAACGAAGGACTCGACAAGGATGCTGCGTTGGGTGACATTCTGAAGTACACTGACGCGGACCTGCCAATCTCGATGGTGTCAGCCTCGCTGGCTCGACTTGCCGTGAAGAAGGGTGAACGACAGAAGTTCGCCATCATCGTTGGATTGACAGACAAGCCGGATCTGGCGAACAAGATGTTCGACAAGATCAAGGCCGCAATGGAGACGCAGGATGCCTGATCTTGGAAGTACATTCGGCGAGTCGTTGCCGTCGACCACTGGCTCGGGGAGCGTTGAGACACCGGAGCAAAAGGCAAGGAACGACCAGGCCTACATCGATGGAGTCAAGGCGGGTTACCAGATGCCGATCCCATCGGTCGGTGAGTTCGTCACCGGTTTTTCGGATCTTGGCAAAGACGCGATGAACTATGGCATGGCCAGCGGCGGTAAGTTGCTGCAAGAAGGCTGGACCAAAGTCACTGACACGCTGGGTTCGCTGAATCCGTTCAAGAAGGCGGCTGTTGCGGTGCCGCTTGCGCCGAGCACACTCCCAAAGGAAGCGCTTGGCACTGCTGGCGCCATCAAAACTAGCACCCAATCAGTCGATGCTACTGATGACAGCACCACTCACAAGGTCAAACTTGTTGCCTCGGAGCAGGACAGTCTTGGTGACACCTTCGTGAACACGGTGAACTATGTCACTGATCCACTTGCATACAAGCAGATCGAGTTCGACATCATGCCTGACGTGCAAGAGCAACGCACCGTTGAGTACGAGCCAATCTCCACGCCACAGATGCCGACTGAGTTCCAGAAGTACAAGGGCACGAAGGCGGTCACGTGGCAGATCACCGGAGTCTTTGCTTGCCGGACACGCGATGAAGCGCGTCGGAACTTGATGTACATCAACAACCTCCGGTCCTGGTCAATGCCGTACTTTGGCAAAGAGCAGCGTGGCGACAAGCTTGGTGCTCCACCGCCGGTGCTCAAGTTCTCCGGTTGGCGCGGGTTGGTTGGTGAAGTTCCAGTTGTGATGACGACTGCGAACTGGCAGTGGCCGAAGGACTGCGACTGGATTCCAACTGGAGTCTTCGATGAAGATGGCAAGGAGATCCCATTCCCGACTGTCTTGAACGTGAACATCAGCGTGACTGAGTCGTTTTCCCCTGAGCAAGTGAATGACTTCGATTTGGATGCGTTCCGCCGCGGTCGTATGGTGAATGCCTGGCTGGCTGCTGATGAGCAGCCGCACACGTACTTCGCATCTCACCCAATGCGCGACAATGGTGGTAATCAAGCAGTTGCAAACGGCACGGCGATGCCACAGGCAGATGGTTCAGCTGTCGCTAAGAAGCCATCATCCGCTGGGCTGTTGGACAAGGCGAAGGGCGCAGTTGCAGCTGGACTGGGTGCACTCACAAGCGGCAAGGGACTGGCTGCAGCTGGTACTGCGGCTTTGGGGGCAGTGGCCGGCTCAGTTAGCAGTGGCTTGAGCAGCGCGATCGCTGGCGCAGCTGATCAAGTGAAAGCGTACCTTCCCAGCGCCTCGCCGGCAGTTCAAGCAGCCAACGTCAACGCATCTGGCAATGCACCGAGTGAAGCCGCTAGCACTGAGGCTGTGATTGCTCAAACAGCTCCTGCGCCAGCCGCCGCGGTACCAAATACGGCAGCCATCAGCGCAGCGCTCGTTGCAGCTGAAGCTAAGCGAACTGAGTACTTCAATGCAGCCGCAGCCGCGACGCAAACCATGAACGACCAGAAGCTCGCCGTATTCTCGGCGCGGCAGGCTGGCGATACGAAGGCGCAGTTGACAGCACAGAAGGCAGTGAACAATGCACGAGCTGAAGCTGAGAAGAACACTGGTCTGTACGAAGGAGTGGATGATGAGATCACCAAGCTCCAGGCACAGCTCGTAGCCGCTCAAGGAGCCGCATAATGGAAACGAACTCGACTCTCGTTCAGCGTTCGCGCTATGTCGCTGGTGGCGTTACCGAGGTGAATCGCTCAGCACTAGAGTGGTGGGAGCGCTCAAACTTCCAGGCTGACGATACCGATCGATTCTACGCAGTCGAGGACAAGTTCGCTGGTCGACTTGATCTGATTGCGCAGCTGTTCCTTGAGGACACTCGGTTGTGGTGGTTCATTGCCCAGTTCAACGCGATCCTTGACCCGTTCACGGAGATCTTTGGCGGTCGGATCCTGCGGATTCCAACCAAAGAGCGCGTTCAAGCAATGCTGACTGGCAAGCTTGGTGGCATTCCGAGTGCCCGTGAAGTTCCACTTGACAAGATCACCCCCATCGTATGAAGAACCCACTGGACAAGTTCCAATCGCATAGCGTGCACTACGTGATGCTCGCTGCACGGTCAACTGAAGACGTGCGTCGCTTCACCGTTGACAGCCCACAAGCACAGAGCGAAACGCTGTCAGCCATCGACGGTGCTCGACAGCTGGGTGATGTGGTGCGAGTCGGTGCTGGCACTGAAGCATTCCTGATGATGGACACCCGTCGCTTTGCGCAGTTCGGCATCTCTGACTTTGAGCTCGATACGATGCTGGCCGGCTTCGCGGTTCCAGGGTCAAAGAGTCCCAGCTCCGTCGCTGTCGGTATGAAGTTCACCGTTGTGGATAGCATGGGCATCTCATTCGCGAACTTCCTGCAGTACCTGATGGACCAAAAGCTGCAGGTGTCATTCGACGGCATGACAGTGTTGGTGCGAGTGCTCTTCATCGGGCATAAGTCTGATGGCAGCACTGAGGTCGTGCAGTCACTCACAATTCCAGCGAACTTCAACCAGATCCAGATGGACCTGAACGAGGTCAAGGGGCTGTATCACTGCACACTGTTCCCGCTGATTGGTATGGCCTCGAACTCCGCGATGAACCACAAGTGGACGACCATTGGCACTGCATCAAGTTACTTCACTGGGGTATCAGCAAACACCCTTGGTGCGGTGGTGAATTCCTTCGAGCGGCGTCTGAATGAGGAGTCGCTGAAGCGGTACACGCAACTGAACGCGCAGACACAGAAGGAAGGGGTCAAGACGACGGTTGGCCGGTATGGTCGCCCAGTGCAGTTCATGATTACTCTTCCAAAGGGCTGGGACGACTTCCCATTCTCTGGACCGACCCAAGGAAACGTTGTCGAGACCGTCTTCACCGAGCTGGTCAAGAAGGAGAAGGACACGTCGCAATCAGCCGCAAATGCGCAGAAGAAGACACAGCAAAATGCAAACGCACCGGCCAAGGACAGCTACGTTTCAGTGGATCCGTCGCTGTCGATCACTGAAGTGCTCGACGTGATCTTTGGGCAGTGTCTTGATGTTGCCAAGCTTGGGAACTTCACGCACAAGCAAGACACCGACGGCTCGTTGAAGTTCTACAAACACCTCATCACGGTGACCTCTGACAACGAGAGCTTCACAGTGCACGTTGACGTCGTTGAGTTCATCGTGCCAAACGTCGATCTTGCTACTGGCTCTGGTGCCTCGAGCGTTTCACCGAACGATCAGGACCTGTACACCAGCACTCCTATGCCAGATGGCTCGATGAAACGGACGCCAAAGCAGTACATCGAGTACGACTACATCTTCAGCGGCAAGAACCTTGACGTGCTCAATCTCGACATCAAGATTGAGAACTTGAATGTGCTCCTGATGCAGGGGTCAAAGCTTGGTCAGGGGCAACTGTTCAAGAACGTTGCTGAAGGTCAGAATCAAGGTGACGGTGAAAGCGTTGCGAAGGACGAGCACCCAATCTACGGGCGTCGTGCAAAGGACCCGGCGCTGATGCCAGCACGATCAGGTGGCGACAAGACGAACTACTCGAACTTGGCAGCGAACGCGAAGACCGATGGCGATGCAACACCACAAGCAGTGAACCAGCAGTACATCCAGAACCTACAGGCGTTCTACGCCGCTGGACCAGTTGATGCCAAGATGGTGCTCCGCGGCAATCCAGATCTGATGGTGATGGTGGCGCTGCAGTCGATTCCGCAGCATGTGTCGGCGATTACCATCACCTCTGATGGTGGTGCCGTCTCGAAGACGAACCAATCAGTGAAGACAGCCTACCGCACCGCCTTCGAGAAGGACTTGCTGCGGTTGAATGGAATTTCAGACGGTCAGTCGGGTGGAGTGAACTACTCGAACGAAGGGCGGCGTGCAGTTGGATCGCCCATCAACACGCAGATGCTGACTGGTCGGAATTTCGTGTCAAGCCCAGTGTTCGCGAAGGTCAATGTCTTTGGTCCAAACGTCGACTTCCTGACGGGTACTGCAAACGTTGGCGACTACGCTCAGCAGTTGTTCTACGACAACTACTACTTTGTGCATCAACTGGTGTCGAAGATCGACGGGGCAAGGTTCACCCAAGAAGTGTCGTTGCGGTCGTTCAGTTTGTACAGCTTCCCTAACACCTCAGCCGCTGGTGCTGGTACCAACACCGTGAAGGACAAGTGATGCTAATGTCACAGATGATGGAAGGTGTTGTGGTCGACACGAGTGATCCAGCACAGATGGGGCGGGTCAAGATTTGGGTGCCCGCGATTGATGGTGATCTGTACAACATTGAGGATCTGCCATGGGCGACGTACGTTTCGCCTGTTGCAGGTCAGACCCTTGACTATCCGGCTGGACCTGATGGTGCCACAACACCAGGCTTCATGTCGTATGGTTGGTGGTCGGTGCCAAAGAGCGGGTCACTGGTCGTGGTTGGCTTCCTGTATGGTGACGTGAACCGTCGCATTTACATGGGCTCATACTTCCGTGATCACGGCAATCGCTCTATGCCAGTTGGTCGCAATCGATCGGATCTCGGGACAACTCCGTTGTCTGATACCTTTGACCCAGTTGAACCGCAGACGACGAATTTTGGAACTCAGTTCCGCAATCAGCTCGATGCCAGCGAAGCCAAGACTCGCGGTGCTTATGAGCGTGCCGTTGCTCAAGACAAGACGGACAAGGATGGCACTGAAGGGTACCAAGCTGATCTTATGCAGCCAAAGGACAAGGTTGGAAGCCCACAGTACGAGTCACAGACTCACGTGCTCTCAACCCCAGGTCGTCATGCACTGATCTTCCAGGACAACCCAGCCAATGGGCGTGTCAGAATCAAGACAGCGGCTGGGCATCAGGTGATTCTCGATGATGCCAATGAACGGGTGTACATCAGCACCGCAAAGGGGCAGTCGTGGATCGAGTTGGATCAGGACGGGCGGGTGCACATCTATGCAGGCGACAGCATTTCTGTCAGCACTGGTGGGAACTTCAACGTCACTGCGGTTGGGAATCTGAATCTCAATGCGGGTGGTGACGTGAACATTCAAGCGGGTGGAGCATTGAAGCTCGCTGGCTGTGGCACCGCAAATCTCTCGGGGGCTGGTGTCAATTTGGAATCATCAGCATCGTTCAATGTTCTCGCTGCTGGAACGCTCCTTCAGACTGGATCGGCAATTCATCTGAATGGACCAAGCGCTTCAGCCGCTGAGTGCCCAACAGCGCCTGATACTGTCCCAACACACGAACCGTGGACACGTGCTGCTACCAAGCAGGCACGTGGCACGAACTGGAAAGCATAAGTATGGCCCTCCCTACCTACCGTGGCTTCAGTACCCAGAACTATCTGGACTCGAAGACCTTCCTGGTCACGAATCAGGAGCTGGTGAAGCGTGACTTGCTGAATCACATCTATACGATCCCTGGAGAGCGTGTCCATCTGCCGAACTTCGGCACTCGCATTCCACTACTCGCCTTTGAGCCACTCGATCAGAAGACCCTTGCGATCATCAAGGAGGACCTGACCAAGGTCTTCGAGTACGATCCACGAGTTCGACTAATCGACATGGCAATCAACGCGATGCCCGACAATAATGCCATTGCGGTGTTCGTGGATTTGATGTACGTCGAGTTGAATGTCTCTGAGACGCTTCATCTTGAGTTCCCAACTGGAGGCTAACATGAAGATCAATGAGCTATTTGACAAGACTGAGGATCTGGGCCGGGTCGTTGCGTTGAGCGAAGAGTTCCACGCCTTCAAGACCATTGGTGGTCGTGAAATCCGGTTCAGCGCCAGCGTGATCAGCGAAGGATGCTGGGAGGTTGAATTCGCGGAACAGGGTGAGGAAGATCCATACGGTGCCACTATGACCAGCCACAGTATGACGGGTAAGGGACATGAATTCGAAGTTATGTCATTCGTGATGGGGTGCGTGAAGCGCGTCATCGAGAAGTACTCTCCTCCGCAGATTGAGTTCATGGCCAAGAGCAATGACGAATCACGAGTTTCGCTGTACCGGAAACTGCTGAAGCGTTTTGCCAGGGACTACAATGTACGTGAGTCTGAGATGGGCATGGACGCTGATGACAAGTTCAAGCACTTCAAGCTGACCAAGAAGACGAACGAAGGCATGATGAAGCGCTCAGATCCGTGGATCAGCGGCGAGCGGTCCGACGAGCGCCCGAAGCCAGCTGCCCCAAAGAAGCCATCAGCGCACGACACCAAGATCAAGAACCTGGCAGCCAAGGCAAACGTGTCCCCTGAAAAGGTTGAGCGGATCTGGAGCGATGTGAAGCGTGAGCTCGACATGAACCACCCGAACTCGTACGCGATCCTGATGGCTCGGGTGAAACGGGTGCTTGGCATCACGTCCTAAATAGCCCACGACTTCAGGAACACCATGGCCTTCCGAAACACAAACTCTGCCGAGAGCTGGGACAAGATCTACGAAGCTTTCGATCAGGTGAACTTCACCTCATTCGACTTCGACACGATCAAGCAGTCCCTGATCGACTACCTTCGGATCTACTACTCCGAGACCTTCAACGACATGATCCAGTCGTCGGAGCTGATTGCGCTCCTGGAGCTGTTCGCGTATGTCGCTGAACAACTTGCATACCGAGTGGACATGGTGTCGCATGAGAACTTCATCACCACCGCGCAGCGCAAGCAGTCGATCCTGCGGATGGCGAAGCTCATCAGCTACAAGGCAACTCGAAACATCCCAGTTCGCGGTCTTGTGAAGTTCACCAGCGTCTCGACGACTGAGCGGGTCTTTGACTCCCGCAGCGTCGATCTGTCCGGGAACGTCGTGACTTGGAACGACCCGAACAACAGCAACTGGAAGGAGCAGTTCATGTTGATCATGAACCGAGTGCTCACCAGCCGGTTCGGTCAACCACAGAAGAGCTTTGCGGTTGGTGACGTAGTCATGGACCTGTACTCGCTGAACGCCAGCACGAATTCCTTCACGAACGGGGTGTACCCGTTCACTGCTTCGACTGGCCTTGACAACTTCCCAATGGAGCTGGTTCCAGCTGACATTGACACGGACGGCCCATTTGAACGCGAACCAGATCTCGACTCTTCGATGTCGATCGTGTACGCCAATGACGGCGTTGGCGACGGCTCAGACTACACGGGCTTCCTTGCATATGTGAAGCAAGGTTCGATGGTTCGCATCGACTACAACATCGTTGAGCAGCTCCCGAACCGTCGTGTTGAGTTCCTCCCGAACAACGTGAACCACAGTGACGTCTGGGTACAGAAGATCAGCGGCGCTGGTTCCATTCTCGAGCGTTGGACTGAGGTGGAAACCGTCGCTGAACAGAACCTGATCTTCAACAACAACCGCGACACCCGCAAGAAGTTCGAGGTTGACACACTTGAGAACGACCAGATCGCCATTGTGTTTGGTGATGGCGACTTCTCTGAAGCACCAGTTGGATTGTACCGCTTTTGGATGCGTCAATCGGCAAACCGTGCGATCGTGATTCCGAAGAACAAGGTCGTGAATCAGACCATGACATTCACGTACACCTCAGTGGCTGGGAACACGGAGACTTGCACCGTCACTTTCAGTCTCACCACAACGCTACAGAACGGCACCGGCTCCGAGACCATTGAGCACGTGCGCTCAGCGGCTCCAGCCACGTACTATGCACAGAACCGCATGGTGAATGGGCAGGACTACAACACGTACCTGCTCAAGGATCCAACCATCCTGCGTCTGAAGACCATCAACCGCACCTTCGCAGGTCAACCAAAGTTCATCGACTGGAACGACGCCTCGGGGTCGTACGAGAACGTGAAGTTGTTCGGTGATGATCTGACGATGCGGTACGAGCTTGGTCTCGACACACAGACAACATCACTGTCTGGTCAAGCGCTGATCGACAGCGTGATTGAACCACTGCTGAACACCTCGGGCATCATCACTGCGATGCTGCACATCAGCGCAACGGATCCGTCAACCGTTGGTGTTGTGTCGTCTCCACGGCGCTCGTTCATCGAAGACAACCGCGTTGGGCTGTTCAAGGACGGCACTGGTACCTCGGTGACTCTGATTGATGGGACGATTCCAGACGGTTCTCTGAAGGAGAAGACCGCGATGCAGGGCTTGATTGACCGTCACTGGTACGGTGAACCAATCGAGTTCGTTGAGAGCCCTGGTGGACAGATTTGGGCGAAGATCCTGGATCCAAATTCAAACCCGAAGGACGACTCACGCATCTACTCGGCTTCGGTTCCACGCACCATCGACGGAGTGAACAAGTACCCACCTGGCGACGTTGGTTCAGGGTTGCAACCGATTGCGGAGCAGGACTACTTTGCGCTGCGCTACAACCGATACATGACTGGCGTCGGCGATGGCACCATTGTCACTAATGAACACAATGCAACGTACTTGATTCCAGCCGGCAGTCCAACTACTAATGGTGTAAAGGAGACGTGGACAATTGAGGTTGCGGCTGACGGCAACAGCTTGTACGTTCGCTCTAGTCTGCGTGGCACCTTCCCAACCGGAACCATCGGTTCCGACTACAACATCACCCCAGTCGGTGAGACCCAATCAACGAAGTTCTTCAATGTCACGGCTGGAACGAATAGCCCATTCGAGCCGGGTGATGCCTTCGTGATTGACGTTGTTGGCACGACGGGTGGTTCATCGCAAATGATGGTGCGCACTGGCACTGGGTACAAAGCACTTGGCCTCGGCCCTGACCACCCAGGCTGCATCAACTTGAATGGTTGGTGGGAGATTCTGTCGTACTCGCAGCTCCAAGACTATCCAGGTGGTCAGATCTCCGATGGTGACGAGTTGTTGTACACCACTGACAATGCACTTCCTGAACTCAAGCAACACAGCTGGCTGATCTTCGTTCGCAAGGTGCGTCAGCAACCAACGAATAACGTCATCGGATACGAGATCCACAACCGAAATCTGCGGTTGTCGGTGCAATCCCCAACCACGAAGTTCTGGTACAACGATGCCGATCAGCTCCTTGACAGCGACACCAAGAAGCGTGTGTACGACAACATCAAGATCCTGCGGTCGAACATGACTTCGGTAGGGCTGGTGCTAGGTGCAAGTCAGCAGTACGACGTCGTTGGCGCTGTGAAGGACAGCGGAGGCATCGTTGACTTCCATAAGCTCGAGATTGTGCCAACCGATCTGCTGCAAGAGGACAGCTCAGGTGACTTGGTCCCTGATCGTCTGCTGCAGTTCGAAACGTTCAGCGGTGATTCGTACGAATACTTCACCTTGGCGAACCCAACAGTGACGCTTGACCCCGTGACGAGCCCAACCACCTGGAGCGCGGCATTCAATGCATTCATGACGGCGCCAGCTGGCGCCTTCGTCGACTCGGAGCTTGTTTATGGTCGCCGTCCTCGAATGCCTCGGCTTGGAACTGGTGACACTGGACTGGACTTTATGTGGCAGCACTTTGCACCGTTCACGAACATCATCGATCCGTCAGTGACGAACATCCATGACGCATTCGTGTTGACCCAAGGGTACTACGACTCCGTCATCAACTACCTGCGTGGTTTGAGCACATCAGCGCCAACGGCGCCAACTCCACTAGAACTGCGGAACTCGTACAGCTACCTGCTCCAGAACAAGATGCTTAGCGACACGGTGGTGCTGCACCCAGGTAAGCTGCGGTTGTTGTTCGGTTCACTTGCAGAGCCGCAGTTCCGTGCCAAGTTCAAGGTCGTTCGGTCTCCATCTGCATCGCTCACAAATGAGCGTGTCAAGGAGGAGCTCCTCACTGTCATCAACACATACTTCGACATCGGGAACTGGGACTTTGGTGAGACGTTCTACGCCACTGAGTTGATCGCGCTGATGCATCAACGACTGCCTACTGAAATCAGCTCAGTTGTGTTGGTGCCGATCTACAGCACGAACTCGTTCGGCGACTTGTTCACCGTGACCTGTGGCTTTGACGAAATCCTGCAATCGGCAGCCCAGCTGACTGACATCGAGGTTGTCGATGCTCTGACCCCAACAGTCATTCGACAGGTGCGTTGATGCTTATCAAGGAGCTCATGGAGATGAAGGACTACGATCCAGACCACAAGTGCCTGACCCCTGGTGCAATGTTCACAACGCACCAGGACGGGCACATGCTGACCTTGAAGGTCAAGCTGCCAAAGCACATCTCGCTGCCTGACTCCGAAGAGGATGCGCAGGAGCTTGAGGTGGATTTGCACTACGCCATCGAGGGCGTTCTGAAGAGGCTCTGGAAATGAAGCTCGAAGAAGTCCTCTCGAGCACGTACAAGTTCGCGCTTACTGATGGTGACGAACCGAAGGAGTACGAAGCCACGTTCAAATGCGACGACGGCAGCTTCGTCGTCGTGAAGTTCGAGTGGTGGTCAGGTCCTGAGCTGTATGAAGTGCACTTTGCTCGTGACGGTGATTGGGACATGACGGGTGGCGGTGATGCCCTGAAGATCTTCGGCACCGTGATCAAGATCATCAAGACGTTCCTGGCTGAAACGAAGCCAAAGTTCCTCGGCTTCTCAGCCAACAAGGAAGAGCAAAGTCGTGTTGCGTTCTACGGACGCCTCGTGAAGAAGGTTCTGCCTGGCATGAACTACGAAGATGTAACGAACAGCCTTGATCGTGTCGATCACGAGGTAGCACCGGGCTGGTTCAAGAACAAGATCCGTGCCATCAAAATGTCAGAGCAGTTCCTGCTCGCTCGCAAGGACATGTTGACGTTCACCTGAGGCTATCCTCGGCGACACCAGATGCACCTCAGGGACCTTCCGGTCCCTGAGTCATATGGTTCTATTGGTTCAGCGCTCGAGGTGCCTCAGAACACCGGGAATGGCATCTTTGCCGCTGCCTCTAGCCGCTTGTTGATGAATGACACAGCCATGTCGCGTTCCACTGCCGACATCCTCAGCACCGTCTCATACGACCAAGCACCACGGCTGAAGTACGAAATCTCCTGGGCCGATGAGATCAGGCTCTTCGCTTCAGCATGAAGCCGATCGATCATTCCTACGATTCTGGTGTGATCGCCAGTCAGAATCATTCGGTGAAAAAACTGACGGGATTCATCGGCAGCTCGACCTTCATGTCGCCACCGCAGTCCTTGCACTTGATCGTCAC